CCAGAAATGGTTATAGTCCTGTTATAACTAATATTTACTTTTTGGGAGATAATAGTGGTATTAATTTTACAGACACATCTGTCTATAAATTAGCAGCTAATTATGGAACAGCAAAAACATCAATTAATCCTGGAATTGGAGATTTAGATATTTCTTTTGTAGAGGCAAATTCAATGTTAGGAAAAACTTGTAGTGGTGAAGATATATGTTATATAGAATCAAAAGTAAAAGGTAATAGTGGTCCTCCCATTTTAGATTTGAGTTCAACACCTAGAAAGGGATTTACAGGTCAAGATTTTTCTGTAATAGATAGTACTACTAATATCACATTAAGTTCTTCTGCAACAAAGGAGTTAGGAAGTTCAGATATAAGAAAAAAAGGATTTTATTTAGGATTTGACTTGAGTCAAGTAAAATTGACAGATATATCTCTTGGTGTATTGCCTGATATATGTAATAATAATTATCAACCTTATGAATGGGAACTTGAACAGAAGGTTAAAAAAAGTGATGGGGTAATAGACATATCAGCATTAATTCCATTTTCATTTAATTTAGCTAAAAAACCTGAACAAAATACAAGTTTATCTAATATTTCTATATCAGTAACAAATCCAAGTTTATCTGGAACGGCTAAGTTTTATGGCTTACCTTTACCAACTGATGCTAATGCTGATTTAAAATTTCCAGTTTCATTTACAATTACTAATTTAGATCCTACATGGGCTCCAAGTGATGCTACTTCCACAGCTTCTTTATACGATGTATCATTAGTTTATGATCCTAATGGCCAAACATTATATAGTAATGGAGCAATAGATAGACAAAATTCAACTTGGGTTCCAAGTGCGTCAAATGTGACATATACTCCTAGTATAACAGATATGATGGTAGATTATACTGGTACTACAACATCTGATTATAACAATTTTAAGTATTCAAGAGATATATCAGGTACTAATTATGGTGCTGGAGAACAATTTAAAATAAGTGTTAATTTAAGAAATAATGTTACCTTAGATCCAATTAATTCTCAAAGCTATACAGTTTCTAATGATCTATCTGGAAATGGAAAAGCATGGTGGTGGGATTTTACATGGGACATCGGTTATACAAATACACCCACACAGACACAACCCCCTTCTTCAATTTTTTCTTTACCCTCTAATACAACTATAACTTTAATGAAATCTTTAAATCCTACAACTGTTTCTTTTGCCAATTCTATACCACTACCTTTTGATGGAACTAATTTATTAACATATGAAACGGCTATGTGGGCTAATGACGGATGGTTTGGGGATAGTAGTGCAAACAACCCTTTTATATCGACAGAATATCCGTATATTGATTATAATAATTATTATGGGTTATCAGAGGATTATAGTGTTTATGATGGAAGTGGGTCTACCTTTGGTATATCTTATGGAAATAATATTTATACATTATCAACAAGTCAAACTTCATTGAACTACACAAATGTTAAATGGTTAGTATTTAATGTTTTATGGACAAGTGTAACAACAGGTCAAAAATTAAATTTTACTGTTAGTGGATCTAAAGGGAATGGTTCATCCCAAACACTACAATGGCCAAATGATTATATAGTATTTTATTTAGAACAAGACTTTGGAGGGTCAACCGCTTATACTGTGAATACAGGATTAGCGGTATTGGCAAGTAGTTATACTCCATGGTTAGATGTACAAAATTCAAGTAGATCTGGATCACAAAGAAATTCTTTCCAATATGCTCAAACTCTTGGGACCTCATCGAACGGACTAAATAATGGTGCAAATTATTTTGGAAGTGGAACAACCGGAACATTAACATCCATTAATAGATTTAGAGTAGGAACTGCTCAAATAAATCAATATTTAGCTTTTGGATTAAGACCGGGTATTAAATTTACTGGATTAACAATAACATTTGGTTAATAGTTTATATATAATTTATTTTTTAAATTATATATATATATATGTCTGGAACAAATTATTTAGATAACAATAACCAAACAAGTTTGCTATTTAAACGATTTCAAAATAAAGTTCAAGCAGGTATAAATACAGGCTCCGGATCAACTGACTATAGTAATGAAACAACCAAAGCATTAAAAAATGTATTTAATAGTTCTATTTTTGCTGAAGATGTACCTTTAAATTTACCTCAAGAATATTGGATAAGTTCATTAGATATTTGTGGTTCTATACAATCAACCATTTGGGATAATTCAGGAAATCAAACTATTGGCTCTTTCGAAATTCCAAACACCCCTTTAACTTTTTATAAAGATGTATTTTTAGAACCATGCCAAGGTACAAATAACGCATGGTATTTATTATCAGGAGGATTATCAACTGATTTTAATGTAATTAAAAATATGATTCCATATAATTATCAACCGGTTGATGATTCAACCTATACTCCCTTAGTAAAATATTGGAATGGATCTTCATGGCAATCACAAGGTCAAAACAATTATGATCCAACTGGATTAAATTGGCTTATAGATTATGAATCAGGTGTATTAGAGTTTTATCAAACTGATTCTGTGTTGAATACTACATTTAATATTGATTATAGTAGTCCAGCCGACTCTTCTCAAAATAGGCCTAGAATTTCATGTATTTGTTATACGGGACCGATGGGTATTACTGGATCCGGAAGTGGTGGATCAGGATTAATAAAGGTTGGTGATATTAGTAATGACATAGTTGGAAATACATTAGACGTATCAGCAATTTATTTTGATACAGGAGGATTTGATGTTAGTTTAAATCCCACTGAAAAGACTGCAATAATAACCAATAAAGGAGGGAGTGGATCTGGTGGTGGTGGAATTGCAGATTTATCTTATAATTTTTTTGATATTCCTCTTGCACCATTTGACGGTTCCGGAACCCTAAACACAGCAGTTGGTTCAGGAACTATAGAATTAGAATGGAAAAATCCTTATTCAACACAATCAGCATTGCCTTTTGGAACCTTTACTTCCTATAAAAATGGTCAACCATCTCAAAGTGATGATGTACAAATTAGAGCCTTACCATTTCATCAACATTTACATATTGAATATATGGAATTTGATAATGCTGGTATACCTGTTGGTGATTTAAGCAATAATGCAGATTGGACAGATATTTCAATTAATAATAGTGGAATAAATCAACATGTATTACCAAATACATTAGTCAAATTTAACCTTAATGCTTCAGCTACATCTTCGAGTGTAGATCCATCAGTTAGTTTAATAAATACTAATGGACCACCTAGTTTTGCTCCATTTGATCTAGGTTTATTTACTGGTTTAACATTAGGAAAAGGATATCAATTTAGAATTTACTTAGATAATAGTGGTATAAATTTGGCTCAAAATAATGGTAAAGATAAATTATATGGTCAAGATGTGTCTTGGAACTATATGTATATTCCTGATATTTCACTACAGTTTCTAAACTACATTAGTCTCGGAAGTTATGGACCTGCAGAAGCTCCTACTGATGTAGGTTTTGGACTATTTTCATGGAATAGTCCTGAAGATTTAACACTTTTGTTATCAACTACTAATAATGCAGATGCAAGTTTAAATACTCCATTTCCTATTGCACCGACTTTATCTTTAAGATATAAATTTGGCATTGATATTAGTGGATCTATAAGTCCTAATAGTATACAAGATCCATCATCTATTTATTTTAACGTAGTATCTCCTAATAGTTATCCTTTTTCTATAACTGATTTATCATCGGTATTTGGTACAGAAAATAATACGCTCTTTCAGTTTTCAGATTTAGCCAATGACATATCAGTTTGTCCTCAGTTTATTTATGATACAAGTGGATTTTATGGTGTTAATAATGAGTTTTCTTCTACCCTTGTATATTCAGATGCTTCTGCCAGTTTTGAAGTTCCTATACCAACTAGAAATGAATCTACTATAAGTCCTATTTATGATAGTGATCTTTCTTCTGGCGCTTTACCTACTCCTAGTGTTAATAATAAACAAAATATAACATGGGATTTTCCTGTTCATGCTATAACCTCTCTTTCAAGCCAAGCAACAACTAAACATGATTATGATGTTTATTTCTTAGAAAATAATAGTTCATTTGATCTAAGTTTTAATGATAAATCAACACCTATTAAATTAGCATCAAATAACGTTCCACATTATTTATTAGGTACGGATAGCAGTGGTTTCTTATTATCTTATTTTGATTTATCTTATAGCCCGTCAACACAAAATGATATTAGTGGTACAACAGGAGAGACAAAGGGGTATTTACAAAATACTTTTATAGATGTTAGTAACGATTTTTTTAATATGGATATTTCAGCAGTAGAAGCTGGAAAAACACCTATTTTTCAATATCAAGGATATTATACTGGTTTAGACTTATATGATTTTAAAGTAAAAAATATAAAATTAGATAATTATCAAGATATTTGTAATAATGTGATAAATACTGATGAATATGATCCATATACTTTAAAATTAATGCAATATTATAATGATAATTCTGCAAATATATCAAGTCCCAATTGGATAAATAGTGGTAATTCAAAAGATTATCAATTATATGTAGGAAAAAGACCCGATAATGATATTATTAGTAGTATACCTACTTACAATTCTCCTTCTCCAACATTAAATAATAAATTAATGGGATTAAGAAGACCAAATCCAGGTAGTTCAATTCCTTTTGATATTAGTTATTCTTTAAGTGATATAGATCCTAATTGGGTTGAACCAAACAGTCTAAATATATTATCAGGTATAGCTAATAATAATTTGAACTATACTGCTTCTTCTCCACCTGTACAATGTGACCTTGAAGTAGAACCTTATCCTAATAACAATTTAGTTACTATTAATGTTATTCCTACTTTAGAAATACCATCTTCATTATTTACAACCCAAAAGAAATATTCTAGAGGCGATACTAATATTCATCAATTTGAATTTTCTGGTGAATATGCTAGTAATGTAACTTTTGGAACAGCACCACAGGCTCTAGTCCCGATACCAATCCCCATTTTATTTGGAGGTAAGACAAACCTGTTGGGAGGAAAAAAACTTTGGTGGGATTACACATGGGGAGGTACAGGTAATTCCCCAACTTTACTCCCAAGTGGTTTTTTCTCTTCTACTCCTTCTTCACCAATCATATTTATTAAAGCAAATGGATATAATGGATGGTCTGGTGATACAAGTTACAATCATGCAATTTCTATTACAGATAAACAGTTAATGTGGGCAAATAGTAAATTTGTAGGGGTAAATGATATGACCTCCATCAATGATTATCCATACTTTGATTTCAGTATTTTTTATAATCCTAATGGAGAATTACTAGATTATAGTATTTATAATACTATCGGGTTAAGTGGAGAAAGTTTTTCTCAAACTTACACATCATCCCCAGCTCAGAATAATTTTTGGAATCAATCGCAAGGAACTAGCACAACTGTAAATAGGGTATTAAAATATATAACATTTAATATAGATTGTCCTTATAGGGATGATTTTCAAGGCTACATTAGTGGAGCATCACAAGACTTTATTTATCAACTTACTTTAAATAATGGTGGAATAGATCACGATCCAAATGTTATTTCTACTTCTGATGGGTATTGGGTATTTCATAATGAAAAAAATACAACAGGGTCTACTTTTGGGCCGTTTGATGGTCAAAAATTATGGACTACATCAACAGGTACTACAGCTGGAAGTGGTTCATATGTTAAAAATACTGGAACAGCTAATGATGGATACAAAATAGCTTTCCCTTCACAAACTAGTGGAACACAATCAATTTTACAGATTAGTATAGGTTTACCAAGTGACCTATTACATAGTATTAGTAGTGTAAATATTACATTCAAAGCAGTATAATTAAATAATAATAAAATAAAATATTAAAATTATTATTATTTATTAAATATATATAAATGGCTTCCAATGATCAAAAAACTGAATTATTTTTTAAGACTTTTAATAATACTGTAAATGCCGATCAAGGACAATCTTTTGCTGCAACAGATAATAAGTATCCTTTTAGAGATTATGTATTAAATGAATCAATATTTTCCAATGATATTCCTTCAAATATAGCCGATTTTAGTGTTAATTATTTTGGCACAGATTATTATGGAATTGCTGCTTTAGATTTAAGTAATAGCGGTGTATTACCTGGTGGAACAGCACAACCTTTAGGTATAAGTTATGAATTACCTGGAACAAATTTAAAATACTTTTATAAAGTTGAACTAGATTTTGCTTTAGCTAATAATTATCAAACATGGTATTTACCAACTGATGATATAAACAGTAATAATAGTTTATTAAGAGATTCTATTCCTTTTAATTATGATGCAGAATTTAAATCTTATTTTCCTGCTTTATATGATAATAATGGTTTAAATGCTTATGGATTGTATAGTAACACAGTTCCATGGTTAATGGATTACAAATCTGGGTTTATTGAATATTATACAGCTACTAATAATGATGCTCAAAATATATATACTAATTCTTACCCTAATGGAACTAATGGTAAACCTAGATTTTCATTTGTAAAATATATTGGTGCCAAAGGAGCCTCAGGTGGGGGCGGAGGTGGAGGAGATATTTCCTTTAATGATTTAAGCGTTAATAATTTAGATGTATCAAATAATTTATATGTAGGAAATAATTTAGATGTATCAAATAATCTTATTGTTAATAATACTCAATTTTTACAGACAATTGGTCCTGAGCTATTAACTATTAATACTATAAAGTATTTCAGAATAGCACAAATTAATATGTCAGATCAACTTCCTGCAAATTCAGGACCTACAGTATGTTCTGGTAGATTCATGATTAAAACAGAAGAACCACCATCTACATGTATTGAATTCATTGCTGGGTTTTATTCAGACAAGTTTACATTAAATGATCCTCCGTCTTCAGTACCAAATTATCCATCAAATATTAAGCCATTTATAAAAGTTATACATAGTAATGGTGAAGATATAATGACCAATGGTATTAATTTTATTTGTATTGGGATTGATGGAACTTCTCCTGGAGATCCAGATCAATCTAATATAGAATTAATTATTGGTTTTAAACAAGGGTCTCAAACTGTTTCTAATGCTACAGTTAGATTATATGATAATAACGAAGGAACTGGTAATAATGATAGTGATTATAGAGATTGGACATTAGATGAAAGTTTTACACTAACTACTGGACCATTAAATAGTGGATATAATATTGTAAAAGAAGTAAATATAGACACATTCAATAGTAATCCTACGGGTAATTCTGTAGCTGTAAGTAGTCTAGATAGTGAAACATTTATGGGAAATGTAAATGTGGGTGAAAAGATAACAGTATTGGGTGGAATTGATATATCAGGTGACATTAATATTATTGATCCAACAGGTATCTTAAATATTAATGGAGGAACTACTATAGATTTGGCAGGAGATTTGAAAATTCAAGAAAATTTAGTAGTCGCCAAAGACACAATTATAGATGGTAGTTTAAATGTAAGTGGAAATACTTATTTAAATGATCCTGTACAAATAAATGACAAAGTTACTGTTAAACCAGGAGCTCATATAGATGCTTCTAATAGTATAGTGAAAGTAGCATATCTTGATGGTCCGTTAATTGCAGTCGATAAAATATATCCTAATGGTAGTAGTTCTAGTTTAGGATCTGGTGTAATAGGATTATATTCATCCAACCTTAAATTTATGAGTAATGGTGTAGTAACAGATTTAAGTTATATAGTTGCGAAGGATAGTATGTTAAATATCAGCGGAGGTTTAACATTTGTTTCGGATTTATCATCTGTTAATATAATTCGTGGTTTATCTACAATACAACCAATACTTGGTCCAGGAGGGGATTTAATAATTCAAGCCAATACCTCATTTGACGATAATAATTTAAGTAATATTAATACAATAATACCAGGAATAAATCAAAGTAATTTATTAACAATATCCGGTGGTTTATTTGTAGACGGTTCAATGAGTATGTCAAGTATATATCCATCATCAGGTAATAATATCGGTATATTTGGAAATCTTCTTATGAATGATTTTAAAATAAGTAATGTTGGAGAGCTTATTATGAATGGTAATATAGATTTATCATTGAATAATATAGAAAATGTATCTATTATAAAAACTAAAAATATTTATGGAGATTCTTCTTTAAATATACAAACAGTACAAGGAGATATTGATATTGACACTTTCCAAGGTGATGTGAAAATTCAGGCAAATATAGGAAATTTAAATTTAAGCCAAAGACTAGTAACTTATAATCCAGTAGAATTAGATATGTCCGGAAATGGTGTTTTAGATATAACAACCAAAAATGGTCAACCTAGTACTCCTGGCTATGAAACAGGTGGGTTAGAAATAACCACAATTAATAATAAAGATAAAGCACCTCATACATTTTATAACGCATTACCTACTACAATAATAGCAGAATTGTCTAATAACGATATGCCGAATGGTTCAATAGCAGTGATAAACAGAATTGGTGGTAATGTACAAGGTATTTCTGGAGGATTAACACCGAGTCAATCTCAAACTATATCATTACCAATAATAAAATTATTTAATGAATTTGAAACAAACAATTATTACAAATATATGTATTTGGGGAATGAAAACACATATACATTCTTTAATAGAAGACCAGGTAGAGATGAAGCTTTTCAAGTAAGAGGTAGTGATACAGTTGGAAGTGTTTCCCCCTATCGGAAAGATATATCTAGTGGATTTGTTCCACAGAATGCAACTAGGTATGTTCAAGGATCTGGAGGTATTTCATATTATTATTTTGATGTATCTAATAGTGGGTCGAATACATTTGTATCTACTTGTAAATTTGAAGTATTGAATCCAATTAGTGATATGAATTCAATAGGTCCTGGCTGGACAACATCAGATTATAGTGGAACTGGATTATCCGAATATGAATATGATTCAGGTGATTATCCTAGAAACGGTATTGTAGCTATTCCATCACGTAATAACATAGGTCCATATCTAAATAGAGAAGGTTATATAACTGAAATATCTTATTATTTTCCTTTCTGGCAGCAATCAGAGATAATTGGTATAGCTGGTCCTATTATTTTTAGAAATTTAGGGTCTGGATCACCATCAGGACCTGATGCACCATATATATCAATATATATAGATGGTAATGAGACAAAAGGGACGACGATTGGTGGGAATCCGTTAGGTGAAATAGAGCTGAAGAAATATCCAGCAACTCTTGGAACAACATTAATAAAAGGTACAGGCGATACAATAACACTTCCACCTGAAAAATGGATATATGTGGGTAAAAATGCAAATTTGAGCGAATTAATAAAAATGAAAATTGTAATACCAAAATTTAATGCTACACCAACAAATTATGATGGAATGTCAATTGGTGTATGTGGTGGAAGACTTCCGACATCATGTATGCTTCCGTCTGTAAATGTTAATGGAAATTTTATGGATTCATATGATATAGGTGCTATACAAGGGCATTTAAATATAATAACTTTACCAAGTTATGTATCATCTTAAAATAATTAATAAAAAATAATAAATTATTAATTATTTAAGGAATTGCAATAGATACTTCATCACCAGCATAGTATCCAGCATCAATAGCTCCTTGTGTATAAGAAACTCCTCCCCAATTAGTATCCATAGGATTAGTACTTTTTTTTCCTTTACCTTCTTGTTCGTGGTACATTTTATCTAGAGGTGTATATTGTCCTTCATACATATTCATAGGATCGAATCCAGGATAGGAATTTTCATTATAAGGATCGTCATCACGACTAGCGTCAACTAATTTAGTTTGAGGTGGTTTCTGAGCTGATAAAGGAATAGCTTGAGCATCAGACCCATATGTTAATGTAGGTGGCAATCCGCCTTGTGGATCAGTAGGACTAGGTCTAAATGTATAAACAGATTTACCTTGAGCATCATAAGAATGTTGTAAAAATAAAACAGGACAGTTAATATTTTGACTTCTTTGCCAATCAACAAATTGAGTATATTCTTCTAAATTATTAAATTTAATTGGATTTACTCCTGGAATTTTAGCTTGGCGTGAATTGTGTAAATAAATCTCAGTACCTTTCTGAATTAAAATATTAGGACAGCCTGTTTTTGAAACATCAAATCCTTCAATTACTTGTTTTGAAGAATAATTGCAGGTAAAATATAATCCTAATAAAAATACAATTAGTATAAAAAATAGTTTTAACATATATATTAAATTAGGATAAATAAATTTTCAAATATCTCTCTTCGTTCAAATAAAAATCTATAAGTTTTATATATGAAATTATTATATGTAAATGATAAAAATGCAAATATATTTAAAAACGAGGTAAAAACCAAAGATGCGTTTGTAAAATATTTTAGTCCTTCATGTCCTGCATGTATAGCAATGGAAGATGAATGGGACGATTTATGTAAAGATATAGATGAAAAATATAATACTGATTTAATTTTAGCACAAATGGATCCTAGTGGAATAAAAGAGTTGGAATCTTCAAATGTACATACTGATGTTGACTTTGTACCAAGTATTATTATTTTAAAGGATGGAAAAAAACATAAGGAATATAATGGAGTTAAGAAGAAAGAAGATATGATAAATTTTTTGGTAAAAGAGGGTTATATTCACCCTAAAATGAAAGGAGGTGGTAAAACTTTGAAAAATACAAAAAATAAGAGATGTTCTGGGAATAAATTTACAAATTGTTGTCCTCATATGCCTGTTAATAGTAAGGGAGAATACACAGCAACTACTAAATCAAAACCATATATTTTAAATTTAGATGGTAATAAATATAGATTTTATACATGTTGTATGGCTTGCAAGGAAGCTATGACAAAGTTGGCGAGAGAAAATCCTAAAAAATTCAAGTCTGTTTATGTAAAATCAATAAAAGGTGATAAAATATATTTTAAACATAAAGATACAGGTAAAATGGTGCAAATTGGAACTAAAATAAAATCCAAAACAAAAAAAGGAGGTGCTTCTGCTAGAAATGTATTAACGAATACACCAGCAAATAATCGCAATAATGTGGCTATAGATGGAATAGAACATGTGTTAAGGGAAAACTCTTACTTAGGTAAAAAAACAGAATTAAATAAAGATTTATTTTTAGACTGTGTAAACGATGGAATATTTGGGAATTGTGAAAATAATTGTAGAAAAAGCCCAGGATTAAATAATTATTGTATACCAAATAATCGTAAATATAATCCAAATGCAAGTCCAGACGAAAAAGATACTGCTATAAATGCTTATAAATTTTTATTAATAAAAATAATTTTATCACAAAGCCCAATAACAAATTTAATTGGTGGTCATGGTATACCACAAGTATCTCAGTTTAGGCAAACTATATTAACTACCCTTTTAAATAAACAAAGTAATTATGAAGATTTGGATGATGTGACAAGTTTAGTTCAATACGTTTTAAGTGAAGTAATAGTTGCTATTAATAATTCTAATTTCAATGATACGGGAAATGTAACTACCGAAGAAGAAACTGCAGCTTATAATACATTATTAAACTTGGCAAAAAAAGGTGGTAAAAAAAGATCGAAGAAAACTAAGAAAAGTTGTATTGGAAAAAGAGATGGAAAAAAAGGATGTCGAACATGTTGTAAAAAAAAGAGAAAATATAAAAAATGTATTACTAGATGTATGAGAGGATATTAAATGTTGTAAGGAGAACTTGAAAATTGAAAAGACATACTTTTTGTATGGAGAGAGATATTTGATAATTGCTCAATTATATAATTTTTAAATAATTCAAAATCTTTAAATTCAAATGATTTTAAATGTTTTGGTTCGTAAGTATAGGATAAACTTTCATCAAAAGAATTTAATAATTTATTTACTTTAATTTGTTGAAATATATCACATTTATTAAATATGATATGTGTGCAACCATTTACTATAATGGAATTTTTCAAATCTTTTAAATTAAGCCAGTTACATTGTCGTTTTCTACCTGTAGTAGCTCCTGATTCTTTACCTATTATTCCTAATTGTTCTAAATAAGGTTCATTATCAGGTTGAAATGTTTTACTACCTACATAAGTATCATATAATTTACAACAACCATAAACATGTCTTATTGTTGAAGCAGGTATACCGCAATTAGATATGGCACCAGACACACATGAACTAGAGGTACAATAAGGATAATCTCCCCAATCAATATCAATAGAGAATCCTTGAGCTCCTTCAAAAAGGATTTGGAAATGATAATTATTTAAAAGTGAAAAATATTCAGGAACAGAAATAACTGTTAAATGTAATTGTTTAAATAATTCTAATTTATCAAGAACTCTAATACCTTTTCTATCATATTTATCTACATAACAAGGTCCAATACCACAACCAGTTGTTCCTAGACTGTTTTTAGCTTTATCGATTTGAATATGAGCACTTTGAATAATATGAGCGTTATGAGAAATTAAAAGATTTTCACGCACGTGTTTGAATCCTTTATTTTCTAAATAAATAATTTCCTCTTCAAGTTTATCAATATCTATAACACATCCAGTTCCAATAATAGAAGGTTTTTCAAGAAGAATACCGATAGGGATTTGATGTAAAACAACTTTATTATTTGAATCGATATAAATAGTATGACCTGCATTTGGACCACCATTATAACGAATACTGTAGTGATAGCTGTTGTTTTTTAAAAGATCATAAGTAACTTTTCCCTTTCCTTCATCACCATGTTGAAGACCAACTACAACATCAGAAATAATCATTAATAAAATTAAGAATAGAAATATCTTTAACTTAAAATAAAAAATTGATAAAACAAATAAATAGAAAAATATAGTATATATACAATCAACAATGCCTATTACGGAAAAATCATTTCGATTATTGGACTTTAACATATATGATGAGGTAGAACAGCATGATACTTCGGATGATAGTGATAATGGAGAAGAATATAAATATAAGAAGGATGAAAAACAATTTAAAATACAAATGTTTGGAATAAATGAAAAGGGAGAAACATTTTGTGTATTTATTAAAGATTACCAACCATTCTTCTATATAAAAGTAGGAGATGATTGGGGTGGAGATAGAAAGACGGAATTTTTAGATCATTTAAAAGGAAAAATAGGAAGATATTTTGAAAATTCAATAACAGAATGTAAAATAATTGAAAGAAATAAATTATATGGGTTTGATGCTGGAAAAAAACATAAATTTGTTTTATTAAAATTTAAAAATACATCTGCGATGAATAAGGTAAAAAATATATATTATATAAATGGTAAACAAGGAAGAAGATTAAATGATAATGGATATATTTTTCAAGATACCAATACATATTTATATGAAGCAAATATTCCTCCATTACTAAGATATTTTCATATTAAAGAAATATCACCTTCAGGGTGGGTATGTTTACCTTTAAAAAAGGCAAAAAGATTAACTGATAAAAGAACATCTTGTAAGTATGAATTTGAGATAAAATATAATGATTTAATTCCATTAAATAACAAAGAAACGCGAGTTCCATATAAGATTTGTAGTTTTGATATAGAAGCTAGTAGTAGTCATGGTGATTTTCCCGTTCCTAAAAAATCTTATAAAAAATTGTCAACAAATATAATAGAATATTTGGAAAATAGTAATTCTGATTTAACTAAAAGTGAACTAATAAAAATTGTTAAGACTGCATTTGGATATGATAATGTAGTTAATATCGACAAAGTTTTTCCAAAGAGTAAACCAAGTATGTCACAATTAAATTTATTAGTAGATAGATTGATAAATAAAAAGATAAATGATTTATTTAAAGAGAATAAATCAAATGAAAATACTATAGAAAAGGCATTTGAGAAGATGCAAATGGAAGAAGAAGAAGATGATGAAAATGATTATGGAAAGAAAATAAAAATAGATTTGAATACAAGTTTATTAGATTTAATAAATGGTAATTTAAAAAGAGAAGAAAAGATAGACAAAATAACAGATTCATTTCAAGGAGCAGGATTTCCTCAACTGGAAGGAGATAAAGTAACTTTTATTGGATCAACATTTCTCAAATATGGTGATGAAAAACCATATTTAAATAATTGCTTAGCATTAGATACATGTGATAATGTAGAAGAAATAGAAAATACAGAGATAGAAAGTTTTAAAACAGAAAGAGAATTGTTAATGGCGTGGAAAAAAATAATATTAAAAGAAGATCCAGATATTATTATAGGATATAATATATTTGGGTTTGATTATCAATTTATTCACATTAGAGCACAAGAGAATAATTGTGAAGAAGAATTCTTAAAGTTATCAAGAAATAATAATGAGATTTGTGGGAGTAAAGATGAGGATACAGGAAAAATAAAGATAGAAGAGAGTAAAATTGTAATTGCTAGTGGAGAGCACGAATTAAAATTTATTAAAATGAATGGAAGACTACAAGTAGATTTATATAATTATTTTAGAAGAGATTATAATTTGACATCATATAAATTGGACTATGTATCAGGATATTTTATAGGAGATGATGTTAAAAAAATAGAACATAACAATAATAAAACAAAAATATATAGTAAAAATTTAACAGGATTAGAAAATGGAAGTTTTATTAATTTCGAAGAAATAAGTCATTCATCAGATTATTATAAAGATGGTCAAAAGTTCAAGGTAATAAATGTAAAAAAAGAAGAAGGAACATTTGAAATTGAAAGTGAAGAAAATCCAGATATGAAGAAACATGTAAAATGGGGGTTAGCTAAGGATGATGTAACTCCACAAGATATATTTAGAATGACTAATGAAGGACCCAAAGAAAGGGCTGTCATTGCGAAATATTGTATTCAGGATTGTAACTTAGTGCACCATCTAATGAATAAAATTGATGTAATGACTGGTTATGTAGAGATGGCAAAAATTTGTAGTGTACCGATTAATTTCTTGGTAATGAGAGGCCAAGGTATTAAATTAACAAGTTATATTGCTAAGAAATGTAGAGAAAAAAGAACATTAATGCCTGTATTAGAAAAACCGTTATTTGATGATGGATATGAAGGTGCTATTGTATTAGATCCCAAATGTGATTTGTATTTAGATAACCCAGTAGCATGTGTAGATTACAGTTCTCTATATCCATCATCAATGATAAGTGAAAATCTATCACATGATAGTAAGGTATGGACAAAAGAGTATGATTTAACAGGAGAACAAATAAGTGAAACTGGTATATATAATAGTGATGGAACATTTAAATATGATAATTTACCTGATTATGAGTATGTTGATGTAACCTATGATTCGTTTAAGTGGGTTAAAAATCCTCGTGGTAAGTCTGAAAAAATTCTTAGTGGAAGTAAAACATGTAGATTTGCTCAATTTCCTGAAGGAAAAAAAGGTATTATGCCTTCTATTTTGGAAGAATTATTAGCATCTAGAAAGGCAACAAGGAAAATGATTCCACAGCAAACAGATGAGTTTATGAAAAATATTCTAGATAAGAGACAATTAAGTTACAAGTTGACGGCAAATTCGCTTTATGGGCAATGTGGTGCAAAAACAAGTACTTTTTATGAAAAAGATGTGGCTGCTTCGTGTACTGCAATTGGTCGTAAATTATTAACATATGGTAAGCGTGTAATTGAAGAAACATATGGTGATCTGATTGTAGATACAAGTAAATATGGAAAGGTCCACTCTAATGCTGAATATGTATATGGAGATACAGATTCAGTATTCTTTACATTTAATTTAAAAACATTAGAAGGTGAAGAAATTAGAGGATATAAAGCATTGGATATTACAATAGAGTTAGCTCAACAAGCTGGAGAAATGGCAAGTAAGTTTTTAAAGAAACCACATGATTTAGAGTATGAGAAAACGTTCATGCCGTTTTGTTTATTATCTAAAAAGAGATATGTTGGAATGAAATATGAGTTAGATCCGAATAAATGTAAAAGAAATGAAATGGGAATTGTATTAAAGAGAAGAGATAATGCGCCTATAGTAAAAGATGTATATGGAGGTGTAATAGATATTCTTATGAAAGAGCAAGATATTCAAAGAGCGATAGATTTTCTACAATCATGTTTACAAAATATAATTGAAGAAAAATATCCGATGGATAAATTAATTATTACAAAATCATTACGTTCAAATTATAAAAATCCAAAACAAATAGCACATAAAGTATTAGCAGATAGAATGGGTAAACGTGATCCAGGTAATAAACCTAGTAATGGAGATAGAATACCATTTGTTTATATTGAGACAAAAAATAAGAATGCACTACAAGGTGAAAAAATAGAACATCCAGAATATATTTTAAAAAATAAAATAAGGCCAAATTATTCATTTTACATTACAAATCAGATTATGAAACCAGTTCAACAATTATTTGCTTTAGTATTAGAAAATATTGGTAGTTTTAAAAGAAAAAGAAATAATTTCAAAATGAAAATAGAAACATTAAAAAATTCGATAGATGATAAAGACAAATTACAAACAAAAATACAAGACTTAAAAAATAAAGAGGTAAAGGCTTTATTATTTGATAAATATTTACGTGAAACAGAAAATACCAAAAATAAAATGAAAAGTATTACTACATTCTTTAATTAAAAATAATCAAATTTCCACTCATTTAATAAGCCTCCAGCTAATAAATTAGGGGTTTTTTCTTCTGTAATAAAATAATTTTTTTTAATTAATTCTATTTTATCATAGACAGAGAGATTATTAGATTCTAATGTTTTTAACAATTTATATTTTTCATAATTAATATAAATTTTTTCTAATTTCTCTCTAGAATCGTCAGGATGGTTAAAATAAGCTTCATTATATCCTTTTTTATAACTATAATCATTCATATTTTTATTTTCTACAGGACTTAATTCTATATGTTTTCCTACACTAGATAAATGTAGTGAAGGAGAAGAAGATAATAGTGCTAAAATACTATTAATGAACATAATATATATAATAAAGATAATTATATATATTTTTAAAATAAGTTTAATTAGTTTTAAAGGTTAATACATTTGCTACCATCCAAGTAGCCATAGATACCCACATACCATATAAAATATTACCAGATTCATTTATTATCCATCTCAAAGCGTTACAATGTGGAGCAACTGCTAGAAAGGGAGATATAAAAAATCCCCATAATGATTGAGGAGTACAATAACAAATATATAATTGAGAAGAAATGTAATGTAAAGAAATCCATCCACAATAAAAAAATATTAATGGATATACTGGTATAAAAAAACAATTAATTGTTTTTAAATATTCATTCATTATTATAATACATAAATGATACTTTAAATACATTTAATTATTTGTTTCGTTGTTATTATTATTATTATTATTTTGTAATCTTTGCATCATAGTTCCAATACTTTCAGGAGACATACTTGAAATAGTAAAGACATTATTAGGCGTTTGTATTGTATATTCAAGATTTACAGCTCTATTATCCAAATTATTAAGAGATATATCATTATTGATAATATGTTGTGTGAGTGTTTCAGATATTTGGGAAGTAAACGTATTTAAGAAATCTTCCATATTAGAATTTTGAGATGTATTAGATTCTGTACTTATTGTTCGTTGAAAAGGAATAGAATTATCTGATAAATCGTTAGTTGTAGAAGATATATTATTATTAGAAAAATCTCTAATATCATATCGGCAAACAGGACATAACACACTTCTTTCAAACCAATTTAATAGAGAAGCTCTAGAGAAACAGTGTTGACAATGTATAATTCTTAAAATATTACTATTTTCTTCAAATCTTTCTTGAGTAATAGGACATGTAAGATAATTAGTTTGTTCTATATTAATTTCTTCTGTAGCATTTGAAATTTGTTGTTGTGTAGGCCTTATAACGACAGGTGAGAGATTATTGTGAGGATAGTTGGGATTGGATAATATATTAGAAAATAATTCCGATATACCAGATGTTTCAGGGAATCCTCGTTGGTGGCGATAATTAGGGGTCGTTCTATTGACTCGATTTTGATTATTATATAAATAATCAACATTTCTAAATGTTGATCTATTTAAATTATTATTAATATTACTATTGATGTTGTTATTATTATATCGTGGTTGATTATTTCTAATATTAGAACGATTATTACGTGGACTATTATTGTAATTACGATGAGTATTATTATTACTGTTATGTATTTGTCTAACTCCTTGTTCTAAAAAATTAACTGTTTCTAAAAAACGGGTATGAGAGAGATAAACTTGATTTATTAAAACAGTGTACATATCAAGTATTCTATCGTTATTATTGCTCATTGTTATAATAAACAAACACTTATTTAAATTATTTAAGTTAATTAATTTAAATATAAATTGATATATTTAAATTAATGGAGAAGAAAGGGTTAACAGGGTTAGGTAATTTAGGAAATACATGTTTTATAAATTCATGTATGCAAGTATTAAGTCATACTACATTATTAAATAATTTTTTAAATAAGGATGATGGTAATTATAAACAAAAATTATCAGCTTATCATGACAAACAGTATTTATTAGATTCTAAACTATTAGTTGAATGGGATAATTTAAGAAAATTAATGTGGGAAGAAAATAGAACAATATCTCCAGGAGGATATTTAAAAGCGATACAATATGTAGCTAAAAATAAAAAAAAGGATATTTTTACTGGTTATGCGCAAAATGATTTACCAGAATTTTTATTATTCATAATTGATGCGTTTCATAATGGGATGAGACGGGAAGTAGATATGAAAATAAAAGGAAAAATAAAAAATGATAAAGATAAGTTAGCAATAAAATGTTTTGAAATGATGAAACAAATGTATAGTAGTGAGTATTCAGAATTATTAGATATATTTTATGGTATTCATGTTTCAGTAATAGAAAAGGATGGAAAAGAATTAAGTATAAAACCGGAACCTTATTTTATTATTGATTTACCATTAGATTTAGAAAAGCCGACAATAAACATAAAAGATTGTTTTGATAAATATTGTAAACCAGAATTAATTGAAGATTGGAAAAATGAAGAAACAGGAGAAAATGAACATGTAAATAGAGTAATAAAGTTTTGGAGTTTACCGAATATACTAGTAATAGATTTAAAAAGATTTACTTTTGATGGAAAAAAAATTCAAAAGCCGGTAAATTTAGAATTAGATAATTTAGACTTACGAGAGTATATAGAAGGATATAATAAAGATAGTTTTATTTATGAATTATATGGAGTATGTAATCATAGTGGAGGTGTATTAGGTGGACATTATACAGCAACAGTAAAGATAGAATGTGGTGAGTGGTATTTATTCAATGATACAAATGTTTCTCCGATTAAATTTACTGGAGAAAATAATACATCTGGTTATTGTCTATTTTATAGAAAAAAAAATTAAATAAATAATATATATAAAATGATTTTAACATATGATTCAATATTAGGTATACCAACAGTTCAGAATAGTGGAGCAACATATAATACAAATAATAATAATAATAATGACTATTTGAATGGTATTAATCTAGGTATTCCTAGTATATTATTATTTGCTGTAGTATTGGTTTTATTTATTGTTTTATTTTCAAGTTTAGGAAAAAAAGGAAATGATAGTGGTGTAAGTGAAGGAACCAATGGTTCATCAAAAGCATTAACTATAATATTGGGTGGTGTTTTAGTGGTAGTAGTATTATTAAATGGTCTTCAATATTTTTTTAACATAAACTTAACAGCTAGATTAGATGATTTATTTTCTGATAGTCCTTCGATTGATTTAACAGTTGAACAACCTGCTCCTCCAATGGAAGAGGTAGCTCCAGTACCAGAAATAAAACTAAAGCCTCAAGTATTCCATGTACCAGGTAATAAATATACGTTTGATAATGCAGATGCAATTTGTCAAGCATATGGATCTAAATTAGCTAATTATGATCAAATAGAAAATGCTTATAAGAATGGTGCTGAATGGTGTAGTTACGGATGGTCAGAAGGACAAATGGCTTATTTTCCAACACAAAAGAAAACATTCGATTACTTACAGGGTGTAGAAGGACATGAAAATGATTGTGGAAGACCAGGAATAAACGGAGGATATATAGCAAATCCTAATGTGAGATTTGGTATTAATTGTTATGGATACAAACCAAAGATTACTGAACAAGAGCAAGAAGTAATGAATAATACGCCATTATACCCAAGAACATTAGCAGATAAAGAACAAGAAAAAAGAGTTGATTTTTGGAGAGGAAAAATTCCTGAAATATTGGTTGCACCTTTTAATAAGAATGTATGGAGTTTAATTTAAAAAATAAAAAAGGCATTTTAAAAAAAATTGCGACTTTATTAAAAATTGAAGTTTTAGTATTAATTTTAGATTAATTAATACTAAACAAAATGACATTAGTCGGTGAAAGTTTATTAATTCTTGGTGTATTTACAGTATTTATGGGATATTTATGGAGTAAACTATACTGGGATTGTTAATTAAAATGTATAAAATGTAAAAAATGTTTAAATTGTATTTATTTTTTTTTTCGTGACATTTTTCTCTTATTATCTCTCTTCTTTTTAGTTTTAATAGCAAATTTTTTCTTATCTTCGATATTGACTAAATCTAATAATTTATCATAAACGCTTTCACTACATATTTCGGATTGATGTTCGTATTTAATTAGATTGTTTTTATTATAAGTGTGAGGGTTATATATTAGTCCAGCAGGAAGTCCAAGATCTTTAAAATCATTTAAAATATTTTTTTTACCACCAGATTGTTTTGGAGGATTATCGAGAGATAATCCCATTAAATTATTATCTATTGTAAATCCACCACAAGTTAATTTACCATCACTATCTTTCATAAAAACAAAATCATTATAATCTAAATTTAAATCAGAATCCATATACATATTAAAAACATAAATTAATTATTATAAAACCGCTTAATTTCCGATGAATATTTAAAATCTCTTTTAGATTTAATATATTCCATAATTTCACCTACTTTTTCTTCGTTATTAAATAATTCTTGTAGACAATTTTCTAAAAAACCTAATGTGATAGGCGATGTTTGTTTCGTTTGTCCAAATTTTAATCTACCGTCAGAAATTTTTATGATAGATGAAGAGAGATTATTACTTTCTACAAATTCAAAAATATTATCACTAATTTCAGTTTTTTTATTTCTAATTTCTTTAAGTTTTTCATTTAATAATTTAGATTGACTATCTAAATTAACCCATTCTTTAATTTCACCTTGAAACTTTTCCATATATATATGTTTAAATTTATATATCTAAATATTTAAACATATATAAATTAAAATTATTTAACGACGTCTTCTAGAAGATCTTCTTTTTTTATGAGATTTGCCATGATGATGACCGTGACGACGTTGAGTTCTTTTTTGAGCAGCAAATAATCCGAATGGAACAAGTGCATTTCCTACTAAACTACCTGCCCTTTTTGCTCTTTTTCCTCTAGACTTTCTTCTTTTTTTACTTAACTTTCTTTTTCTTTTTCCACCACTCATATATTGAGGAGTGGGCCATCCTTTTGCCGCAACTTGACAACCGACGTATTGAGGTCCATCAGTATAACCGCATCCGGCTCCTGATGAAGAACCAGTAGACATATTTTCGTGAGACATAGCTCTAAAACTTGAAGTGGTAGGTGCCATATTATAATATTAACATAGAAAATATTATAATATTGTTCAAAATTTAACGACGACGACGATGAGATTTGTTTTTTCCATGGTGACGTTTTTTTTGTGTTCTTTTTTGGAAGGCAAAAAGACCGAAAGGTACTAAAGCTTCTTTAATAACTGCACCAAAACCACCCATAGCACCCATACCACCTCTTCTGGCTTTAGATCTACCCATTTTCATGCCACCTTTTGCGGCCTTAGATCTACCCATTTTCATGCCACCTTTTGCGGCCTTAGTACTACATCCCATACCTGCACGTCTAGAACGTCTGCGGCGTCTTCTTCCTCCAGATTGTGAACCCATCATAGGATGAGAACTACTTGATGAACCTGATTGTGACATCATAGGATGAGAACTACTTGATGAACCTTGTCCTGATTGATGTGTTTGTGCTTTTGTTTGCATTTGACTTCTGAAATCGTTATTACCCATTTATATTAATTAGTTAGAAAATTATTTCAAACTTTTAAAATTACTACGCAATAATAAATAAAATATGCCTAAAATTAATAAAAAACTAATAATTACAAACATTAACGATAAATAAATATAAGGATAAATTTCTTGTACAATTAAACTGATTAATGGTTTAAATAATTCTTTTAATTGTAATTTAACATCTTCTCTAGATAATATTATTAAACATTGATCAATAAATTCTTGTTTCATTAATTTAATTTACTAAAATAATTATTTATATTTAGCGTGTTATAATTTAATATATTTTATCTATATTCAACTATAATGGAGCAGGAAATTCATTTTACAAAGAAAGAATTTGATTTTAAAAAAATATCATTATCTCAACCTGTCGCTGTTCAAGGAGGAGCTTATTTTACTAAAATTAAATATAATTCTGAACCTTTTTACATTCAAACGCCTAAATGTCAAACCAAACAAGGTATAAATGAAACATCAAAAAAGGCTTATGTAGATTTAATGTATTCTAATGAAGCTGAAGAAGTAATAGAATGGTTTGAAACTTTAGAATCAACGCTTATTAATCTTATTTTCTCAAAAAAACATTTATGGTTTCAAGATGACATTGATTTTGGTGATATTGAAAATTTTTTTAATCCAATCACTAGAGCTTACAGAGGAGGAAAATTTCATTTAATACGAACTAGTATTAGTAAAAATAAATCCACTAATCAATACAGTTGTGGTGTGTATGACGAAAATGAAAATATATTACCTATTACAGATATTAGTGAAAAGAATATTATTATTCCCATATTAGAAATAATAGGAATAAAATTTTCAGCAAGAAATTTTCAATTAGAATTAGTAGGTAAACAAATAATGGTATTAAATAATAAACCATTATTTAATTCTTGTTTAATTAAGAGAAATAATAATTCGAATAAAACTATTACAGATAATTTAGAAGAGATAAAGAAAACAGAAACCATAGAAGGTATAAATGATACTGATAATGATTATAAAGAAAATAAGCAAATACAAAGTGACATCATTAAAGAAGAAGAAGAACAAGATTCAAATAATATAATTGATGAATTATTAGATAATTCTTTAGAAGAACAATCAGAACAATCAGAACAATCAGAAAAAAATAATAAATTAAACGAAATAAATTCAGATGAAATGGATAATACGAATCATTTAGAAGAAATACAAAGTAACGAAATTAAGGATAATGATTTAGAAGACAATCATTTAGAAGACAATCATTTAGAAGATCATAATTTAGAAAATGATAATTTAGAAAATGATAATTTAGAAGATGGTAATTTAGAAGATATTTCTGAAAATATTCAAACCACCTCAAATCAAAGTATTACTCTTAAAAATCCTAATGAAGTTTATATGGAAATATATAAAATAGCTAAACAAAAAGCTAAACAACATAAAAAAGCAGCTATTTCAGCTTATTTAGAAGCAAAAAAAATTAAGAATACATATCTTTTAGAAGATTTAGATAATAGTGACGATTCTTCAGATAATGAAGATGAATATAATGATACTGAAAATATTAAAAAAGAAATACGTGACAGTATTGAAGAATTAAATTAATTTAGATACTTTAGAACTTTCTTAAAATATGTTTTTAATTATGAAAAAATATTTTATCCCTTATTTTATATAATGAGTGACTTAATGAAATCTCTTAAGAAACTGAAAGTTGAACATGTTGTACTTTTTGTTGTCGGTGCTTTATTTTTACTTTTCCTTATGAATTCTTACAATACTAATAAATCTATGGGAGGATCTGAGCAAATGAGTACTAGAAGAACTCAAGATATGTATAACACTACTCAACAAGGATCTGGTGTTCAACCATCTCAACCTTTAGGTCAAAATGAAGTTTACGCTTCTGCTACTGGAATGAATACTTCCACTCAAGGACTTCCTCCTGCATGTTCTAGACAACCTGTAGCTGATCCATCTGAATTATTACCCAAAGATACTAATAGCCAATGGGCACAACTTAATCCTTCTGGTAGCGGTGATTTACAAAATGTTAATCTTTTAAGATCTGGATACCATATTGGTATTGATACTATTGGTAATACATTAAGAAATTCTAACTTACAACTTCGTTCTGAACCTGCCAACCCACAAACTAATGTTGGACCTTGGAATAATACAACAATTTCTCCTGATACCATGAGAGTTCCTCTTGAAATTGGACAAGGAGGTCAATAGATAAATAGATAAATTAATATAATTTATATTATAATAATTTATTATATATGAAATTAAAAATCAACACATTTGGTATTATTATTATATTATTTATTATCCTTATTGCATTAAAATTATATTACGAATCTGATGTATACAATCTTAGGTGTATAGTTTCTACTGCTGATGGTAAGAAATATTGTGTTAGAGAAAGACATAATATTAATAAAGCATCTAATTTACTTGCGCAAACTACCGATAAACTTAAATATTTAGTTGAAAATATGAAAGCTAGATACAAAAATCGTGAAAATGTACAAAGACTAGTTGAAAATTTTAATCCAACTACTATTAAAGAAACTCTTCCTACTAGTGAATATACTGCTTATAGTGAAAATAAGGGTGAAAAATTAGCCTTTTGTTTAAATAAAAATAAAAATAATAATGATAATTTGATTGATCAAAATACATTAATGTTTGTGGCAATTCACGAAATAGCACATATTATGACTCTTTCTGTTGGTCATACTGATGAATTTTGGCAAAATTTCAAGTTTTTACTTGAAAATGCTGTACAATTAGGTATTTACGAACCCATTGATTACAAAAAAAATCCCAAAAATTATTGTGGTATGGAAATTACAGATAATCCTTATTATGATTTATAATAATTTTAATTTTTCTTTTATAGTTTGTTTCTCTCTACCATTCATATCTTTAATAGTAAAATAAATATTTGGATAATCTTCAAAATGAATATTTTCTATTATCCATTTATTATTTTCATATTCTACATGCATACCCTTCTTTATTTGTTTAAATATTACTATAAAAACATTTTCTCCGTTTTCGGTTTTTTCATTTAATAATTGAAATTTTGTTTGAAAATAATTTACAGGAATTTCTGGTAAAAATACATCACAAGAATAATCCTCATTTAAAAAAGTTACATATAGCATATCTATTAAATTTAATTCTAAAAATTGTTTCAATATATTTGATCCACCAATTACCCACGATTTATCATAATTTCTCTCATTAACATATTTTTTTAAATCATTTATGCTACTAAAACTTTTTATTACATTTTCATTTATATTATATTCCATGTTTAATTTTGATGATAATATTAAATGATCTCTTCCTTTTAAAAACTTTATACTGTCCCATGTCTTTGAACCCATTATTATACAATTGTTTCCATTTCCTATAGTTATTTTTTTAAATCTTATTAAATCTTCTTTCAATTTCCATGGCAATGTATTATTCTTTCCTATTCCTTTATTTTTACAACAAGCCATAATTCCGTTAAATACCATTAGATATATATAAAATAATATTTTGATTTTATATATAAATGAGTGATATTTATAAAGTATGTGAATTAAATGAAAATAATGATATATCTAGATATACAGTTTTTTATGGTGAAACAGATTTAGATATCGATAAATTATTTAATGATGATCCAAATAATTCACTGTTTAAAGATTTATTTAGTAAATCTGAATTAGATATGATTTCTAATAAAAATATACCTGTCTTATTTACTAGTCAATCTATTTATTCTGATGATACTATTTTAAATATTAAAAAAAAAATTATTAATTCTTATTCAAATGAAATATCTTTTGATGAAATTTATTTATTTACAAAACAAATTCAACAATTTAATAATATTTCTGTATTTGAATCATTATCTCATAACAATTATTTCCCTATTACACAAGATATACTTTTACAGTTTTTATCTAATTTAAATAATTTCTCTATTCCAAAAACTTTTAAAATTAAAGATAAATATGAATTTAATGATATTATTGATCTTAATATTCCTGATATGGTTTTAGTTAATATTCCGTTAGGTCAACACATTATAACTGGTAATGATATTTACAACTATTCTATTAATCCTTTTAATTTAATATCCTTTACCAAAATACTAAATTCTTATTCAGATAATATTATTAGTACTAATAATAAAGAATTATTACTTTCTAATGGTTTTATTCATGAAAATAATATTTATTTATGTAACGCGCAAAATATATTACAAAATGCTGTTAATAAAAATATATCGGAAAAAATTACGTCTCAAATATATTTATCTTATTTATATGAAAAAAATATTGATAATATGACAAAATTAAAAGAAGAACGTTTATCTCTATTAGAAAGTAACAAACAACTTATTAATAAACATTTTTTTAAACAAGTTGAAAATATTTCTTTATTTTATGATATTTATAAGTCTAGAAAAACTGAATTACCCTATATTCAACAAGGTATAAAAAAAATAGAATTTATTATTCATCAACCTTACCATTTTAATTTACCACTTGAAACTGTTTTTAAACTCATTCATGCTAATAAACTTTTACCATTTATTAAATATAATCCTTCTAAAAAAAAAGAAAATATTTATAGATTATATTGTAATAAAATATCTAAAAATGATAAAAAAATACCATATCTATCAAAATCTCAAATATTTAAATTAATTAAAAACATTAAAGGTTCGAAAAAAGTTTCTTGTTATATAGAATTCCCACATCAAGATGATGTAGTTCCAATTATATTACAATTTGATTCTAATGCAAATATTATCATTTCTTCTGAATTTAAAAATGCCATTACTATTCCCAATTTAAATAAATTATTTCAAGATGCAATTAATCCAATTATAAAGATTATTCAAGAATATATTTCTACTAGTGGATATAAAATTAAATCTTTCGACAGTATCCACGATCCTAATATTGAAATTAAAGGTATTAATTATAATGCATATATTAGTATTGAAAAAAATATTAATTTAAATTCTATTATCGGATGTGTTTCTAGTGTCTTTAATATTTTAGTTGGAGAACTACAAAAAGGTATTGTCTTAAGATATAAACGAGTAGATAATTTTAATGAAATGGAAAGTATTGATGCTTTTATAGTAGAATTATTAAATAGATCAAATGAAGATGATGATATTATTAGTGCTGTTGTTGATAATTTCCAGTTAACTCCTAATGAAGCAAAATTAAAAATTGCTGAATTATTAAATAGTTTACAAGTTGTACAAAATCTTGGAAAAAAATCATTAAAAATTAGAAATAATCCTGGATTTTTAACAAAAATTACACAAGATCAATTTAAACAAAATATTATGATTGAAATGGAAAATATTAATAATATATTTTATTTGAATACTATACCTATTTATATAGATTCAATTATTAGAATAACACAATTTCCTGAAACTAGTAATATTCCTATTTCTACAATTGATTCTTTATGTAAAATCAAATCAATTGATAGCGAAGAAGATTTTAAAGAAATTATTGCTCCTTCTGAAAAACCTATTACAGAAAATATACCTGTTGGTATTATTGCAGAAGATTTGACGTTTGGAAAAACCGCTGAAAAAAGTAAAGATAAAAGTATTAATGTAATGGATTTTCTTTTTGAAGATGATGATGATGATGATGATGATGAAGAAGATGATGAATTATCCGAATCTGAAATTGAAATGAAAGGTGGTATTGATTCTGATTCTGACGATGAAGGAGTTGATGTAGACATTGATAATGATTCTGACGATGAAGGAGTTGATGTAGACATTGATAATGATTCTGACGATGAAGGAGTTGATGTAGACATTGGAAATGATTCTGATGATGAAGGGGTTGATGTAGACATTGGAAATGATTCTGACGATGAAGGAGTTGATGTAGACATTGGAAATGATTCTGACGATGAAGGAGTTGATGTAGACATTGGAAATGATTCTGACGATGAAGGAGTTGATGTAGACATTGATAATGATTCTGACAATGAAGACGATTATTTAAAAGAAAAGACACCATCGCTAGTGAAAGAAAAGACACCATCACCAATAAAAGAAAAGACACCATCGCCAATAAAAGAAAAGACATCATCGCCAATAAAAGAAAAGACATCATCGCCAATAAAAGAAAAGACACCATCACCAATAAAAGAAAAGACCCCATCGCCAATAAAAGAAAAGACACCATCGCCAAAAAAAGTAATTGTTAGTAAGAAATTAAAAAAATTATCAATTCAAGATAATAAATTGAATAAAGACATTACAGGTATGAGAGTAGCAGATCCAAATCCTTTTTTTAGAGAGATGAGCGAAAAGGATCCAGTTTTATTTATAAAGGAACAAGATGGTAAATATAATGCATATTCAAGAACATGTCCTTGGAATAAGAGAAGACAACCTGTTATATTAACAGACAAAGAAAAAGAAGTGATAGATAAAGAACATCCAGGTTCATATGAACATGCAATTAAATATGGATCTTCTCCAGATAAACAATATTGGTATATTTGTCCTCGATATTGGGATTTAAAAAGAAAAGTTAGTTTAACAGAAGAAGAGGTAAAATCAGGTAAATATGGAAATATTATTCCTAACGATGCAAAGGTAGTCCCTCCTGGTGCAAATATATGGGAATTTAAAGGTAAAGAGCATCTAGGAAAGGATGGTAAATACACTACACATAATCCAGGATTTTTAAAAGAAGATGCTCATCCAGATGGGTTATGTGTACCATGTTGTTTTAAAAATTGGGACAAACGTTCTCAGATTGAAAGAAGAGAGAAATGTTTAAAAGATGATGACACAAAATTAAAAAAAGATAGTTTAGAAATAAAATCAAAATTGCAACAATTAGATGAATATATAAAAGGTCCGGATAAATTTCCATTGCAACAAGGGAGATTTGGATATCTTCCATTTATAATACAATCATTTATAGGAATAGACAATAAAAATTGTCAAATTAGTGCTGTGAATACAAATTTAAAGAAGGATTATCCATGTTATTTGAGAGCTGGGGTAGAGAATAATAAAAATAAATCATTTATATGTGTATTAGCAGATATATATAGTAGCTATAATGAAAATAATATTTTATCAAGTGTAGAGTTTACAAACAAATTAATATCAATATTAACGTTGGATATTTTTGGAGAGATACAAAATGGAAATTTAATAACTTTATTTAAAAATGATGAAAAAATTAATTTGGATTCAATAACAGATGATAATATAATTAATAGTAAGTTATATAGTAAATTAAAAGAAACAAATAAAGAACAATTAATGACAATAATAGGTTCTTATAAAAATTTTATTAAATATTTATCCGAGAAGGATTCATTAGTTAATTATGAATATATTTGGGATTTAGTGTCTATGAAAAACAAGAATTTATTTCCATCTGGAATAAATATCATAATTTTAGATTTGCCTCAAGACGATATTACGGCGAATATAAATATAATTTGTCCAAGTAATTTTTATTCAATAAATAAATTTGATGATAAGAAAGAAACAGTAATAATAATAAAAAAATACGAATATTATGAACCAGTTTATATTGTAATAGATAAAGGGAAAACAGCATCTAGTAGTTATAGAACAACAAAATTATTTAATGAAAAAATAATGAATACTATTCCAAATTTGAAAAATATTAAGACAACTATTAAGGATATTTACAACTCTATGTGCAAACCGTTACCAAGTGTATTAAATATTGCAGAAAAATATAATTTTAAAACAATAAAGTTTAAAAGAAATTTAATGATAGAAGAAATAATAAATATACTAGATAAATATCAACTGCCTGTTTTATTTTTAGTATTAAATTTTGACAATAAAGTTATTGGTGTAATAACTGAAATTAATTCAATAAAAGGATTTATACCTAGTTTTCCATCACAAATATTAGATTATCCATTAATATATTTTGATGATGATGATAAGATGAATTTGAAAAATTTTGAAGAAACGATTTCATTTTTAAATGAAGTTCGAAGAGTAACTGAGAATAAAATATTATGTAATCCATTAGTAAAAGTATTAGAAGATAAACTAATAGTAGGATTATTGACAGAAACAAATCAATTTATTGAATTAATAGAACCAGAACAAAATATAGATATAACGATTAAAGAAACGATTGATGATGAGAATTTCTATCAAGTTAACAAAGAAACTCAATTATCAAAAAAAATAGATGAAGAGAGAATCATTTTTGTTAAAAAAATTAAAATAGAAACAGATATATATAATAAATTTAGAAATAAATTAAAATATTTGTTATCAGATTATAGTAATAAAGATATAAGAGAAAAAATAGAAAAAATATCAAATGCTAAGTATATATTATATTATAATCAATTAGAAATATTAATAAACGAAATAGAATTATTAATGAAATCACAAGTAAAATTTATTTCAAGTGAAGAATTGAATATTTTTGAGAAAGATATGTCTGTAGATGATATACTAATAATTCCGAAATTAAATTTGATGAATAATTTAGATAATAAAAAAATATATTATAGTAAAATAGCAGATGAATTGATTAGATACAATAGAATTAAAATGTTCATGTTTGAACCGAAAGTATTTTTATCATTTTCAGATATTAAATATAATTTAAATGAAGATGAGATAATATTACTGCAATCACTCCTTACTCAAGAATATTTTGATGATTTAATTCCAAGAGAAACAAATAATTATTTATCATATAATACTTATGATACTGTAGAACCAAATACTTCGATTCCATATAGCAATGATTATATTAAAGAGAATGACATAAAAGAAAATAATAAGAATAAAATAAAAGAAGCTATAGGACTTCAAGATAAAGAATTAAAGTTAACAAATTTAAATTGTAAATATGAAATAAAAGATGTATGGTCAAAACTATTATTAAAGTTCAGAGGAGGATTCAAAGAAATTAACTTTGGTTATGAATCATATAATTGTTCTTTTGATGTAGGACTAACAATTTTAAATAATTTTATTCCAAGTGAGACTTTTTCAATAAAAAAAATTAAAGAAATATTAGTTGAAGAATATGAAAAATTATTAATTGATAATAAAAAAAAAATTATAGATATTGTTTCATATTACGGCAAGGTGAGTGATGATAAAAAAATTGAAACAGGAGGTAATACGATGAGTGAATTAATTATGGATACAGATTATAGTCTTAATGTATTTGATTTACTTATATTATCTAATAAATATAACATACCTATAACACTTATTTCACCAAAAGTATTTAAAGAAAATAAAAAGGAATATATGTCATTAAATATAAATAAGGATATTACTTATATTGTAAGAAGTCCTGTATTTAATAAATACAGAAGAATTGTACCAAAATATAAATTATTAATTGATAAAAATAAAGAAGCATTAATAGAAATAAAAAATATACCAAATGAAAATATTAGAAATGAGATAAGAAATCAAAATAACACATTACTTTCATTATTAAAATCATTTGTTAAAGATGACGAAGAATATAAAAAGGGAGGCAAATTAAAAAATAAATTAAAATTAACTTAATATTTATAAAATTAAATTACTATAAATATTAATTTATACTGTGTTATCTTGATAAGAATCATCATCAGAATCTAGAAGTGTTTCTTCATCAGAATGATCAATATTGTCATTATCATGTAAATAAAGTTGGTTAAATTCATGTATTAATCTAGAATCAACGGAACTTGTATCATCATCATTAATATTTTGATCCTGGTTATTATTAGATTCGGAATCATTATCAGGTAAATTTTCTATAGTTGATAATATATTAATAAAAGATTCAAAAGTTATATTATTACTTATTATGTCTTGTGTGTCCCATTGTCTAGTTTGACATTGTAGATCTCTATTGATAGGTTGAATATTATTAAATATTTGTGTAAATTGTTCATGTATTATTTTTTTTTGATAATTAGTAAAAATAAGATTTTTTAAAAATTCTGGTAAATTGGTGATACGATATGGTTTTGCAAAATTGTTATATTGTGAATCTAAATTAAGATTTGGAAATATAGAATAATTATTTTCGAAATTATTATTAAAATCGATGAAAAAACATTTACGAGTCAAATTTATCATATCTTTGGATGGTATATAACAATCAGTAAAAAACAATTCATTATAATTATATTTAAGTTCACTAACACAATATAATTTTTTAATATTTCTACAAAATATTTTTCTTCCAAGTAGAGGCTGTTGTTTTTTAAATAATCTAAGTTGTTTTTTTAATAAAATATTATTTTTTATTCTTATATCAGATTCATAAGAAAATTTTAATAATAAAAATTTTTTTAAAAATTTTTCAAATATAGGTATTAATTTATTTTTTGGAAATAAAGGATCAATAATAATTTGAGCATTTTTACAAGTAGTATTATTAAAAAATCTTAACATTTTTTCAATATAATTAATTTTTTTATTTTTTTCAAAATTTTTATAATTATTAATAATGTATTGTTTTATTATTAATTGATTTTGATCTTTAAAAGTTGTTAAGCAAAAAGAAGACTGAAAATATCTTAGAAAAAGAAGTGGCATTTCGATGGAAGAATTTTTAATATAAAAATAAATATTAATTAAATTTGAAATGGAAAATTTCATATTTGTCCAAGGATTTTTTATAGTTTTAGGTTCAGAAAAAAAATTGCATTCAAATGATAATGCGTTACAAATTAATTTAATTATATCAAAAATATTGAAGATATATTTTTCATTATTCTGAAGTAATACAATATTGTTTTTATCGTTATCATGTAGTAGATTAAAATTTAAATCTATTTGTTCTCCTTTAAATTTTTTAAATTTTTTAGTAAATAATAATTTAAATTTATATAATGCCATTATTTTTTTTTGTGATTTATAAAACATGGTTAAAATAGAATTTTTTTCGGATTCATTAAATTTTGAATTAAAAAAAAAATTTTTAAATATGTAAAATTTATAATTAATTTGTTTTTGCCAAGTTAATTCTCTATATCTAGTGTCTTTATGTGGTAATGTAGAATAATAATGATTTAAATTAGAATAATTTGTATATGTTTGAAATATATTTTTATTAGTTTCTTCAAATATAATATTAAATAAATCCATTGATAGATAATATCATAATGTATTTAAATTATAATTTAAATAAGAAAAAATATATATTTTTATTTAATTATATATTTTTTTCAAAATATTTTTAACTTAAAATTCAATTTCATAATCATCGTCTTGACCCATGTCTGTAGCTTGAATATTAATAGCATTGTTGTCGATTGAAATATTTGCAATACTACAATTTGTAGTTTCTGTTTTACCTTCGAAGAAACTATCTATTACATCATCGGTTTCTTCATCCTCCATATCAGGAACTTCTTGATTAGCCATATAATTTATATCTAAAACAACTTGAAAAGCTGCTGTTCCAAAATATCCCTGTTGTCCACACATAACATTTGCAGATACTCCACGCATAGGATCCAGCTCAGCATGTCTAGCAGCTTTTAAGAACATTTCAGGCGTTTCTTCAAATGAGGCTTTTGCAATAGGACCAATATTATCATTATTAATACCATGACGAAAGATTGAAATAGGTTTACTATTATAACACATTCTATCACATAACATATATAAATGATGATAGTTAATATATGTACTATCAAATTCAATAACTTCTGTTAATTCAGCTAATATAGCGTTACGAGCAGCTTCAATGCCGAAAACTCTATAAATTTCTTGAATATCATTACTGATCGTTCGTTTTACATCAATATTATCTAGAGCAAGAATTTCTAATAAATTAGTTCCTACTGTATCTAATACCCAAGCTTCTTTTTTATTAAATTTTCCATCTTCTTTAACTACAGAGTTGGTAATTTTTCTTAAGATAACTTTTGAAATATTTTTAACACCACTTAATACAATATTATTTAATAAATTATCTTGAAAATTTTTAAGCAAATATATTTCATTAGATTGGTCAAGTGAATTTACCTTTGACATTTTCTTTTTATTTGATAATACATTATTTAATCTTAATCTGAAAACCAATTTATCTGAATTGTAATCACTGTATACACATTGTACTTCGTCTTCGAATGAATTGCTAATTGCAAAATTAATATCATCCATAGTAATACTTTTATCTAACATGGATTCTTTATCCAATTCCATGCGAATAATCCATTTAGATTTTTCTTTGTTATCAGCACTATGACTGATACAATTATCCATCATATCTTCAAATTCGTAGTATTGTGTTAAAGTATCTACATCCTCTTCGATTAATGTATTTAAATCATCAGGATCAAAACAAATTTCAATAGAACTAACGATTTCCTGTAATTTTGTATGTTCAATATTAGGAATCATATTTTGAGCTTCGATTCTACTATTTTCTTGCTCCTTATCTAGATAAATAGTAACAGATGGATTTTTTGGATTTTCTGACAAAGATAATATTTCTTCAATTCTAGGTACACCACGAGTTACATTTGATTTAGATGCTACACCAGCAAAATGGAATGTATTTAATGTCATTTGTGTTGTTGGTTCACCAATAGACTGTGCTGCAATCATACCAACCATTTCTCCAGGTGCTACTATTGAATTTTTATAAATACTTACAATTGTATCTAATAATACTTCAATTGATTTACGATTAAATCTTTTTACTAGTAATAGTTCTTTTGGAGATAAATAGTAAAAGAACATTACTTTAAATAATTCGCTAGGAGGTGCGTAATGAATATGTTCTAATTTGTTGTAAATATTTTCTAATAATTGATAAGTTTCTAATGGCGTAATATCAACAATAGAGTTTTTATTAATATTTTGTAAGCCTTGAATATTATTAATAATATGTTGAAATGCTACAGGAATTTTAATTTTATTATCATCTGTATATTTAAATATGTTTTTAACGATTTCATCACGTTTTTCAATCATATAATCAATATATTTTTTACTTATCTCAACTAATTCAGTGGATTGTTTTTTAATTCGATTAGATGTTCCTTTTGTATAAGGTGTCGAGAAGACAGAATTAGCTTCTTTTTCATTAGGAACATGAAAGTGAGCATATATGTCTTCAAGACTCATACTAACCAATGGTAAATTTTGATTTTCTACACGTATAGTATCAATTCCATCATCACCATAACTAAATTGAACAATTTTTTGTTTATTATTTCTAACAGTCATATCGTATTCTACTTTTAAATCTTCCAAACCTTTAATTAATCTTCTTTGAATATAACCTGTTTGAGAAGTTTTAACAGCTGTATCAATTAAACCAACACGACCACCCATAGCATGAAAGAATAGTTCTTCTGGAGATAATCCAGAAATGAATGAACTCTCTACAAAACCTCTTGCAGTAGGAGAATCATCATACTTAGTGTAATGTGGTAATGTTCTATTTTCAAATCCATAAGGGATACGTTTGCCATCAACAGTTTGCTGTCCTAAACAAGAAATCATTTGTGAAATATTAATGTCACTACCCTTTGAACCAGCATTAACCATAATTACAAAACGGTTACCAGAATCAAGACTTTTACGACCAATTTTACCAGCTTCAGCTGTAGCATTGTTAAGAACATTGGTTACTTGAGTTTCAAATTCTTGTTCATTTGTTTTTCCAGTTTTATTTTCAAAAATACCAAGATGTGTTTGATCAATTAAATTCTTAACTTCTTGTTTTTTATTTGTAATAGTATGTGCAATTTTCTCATTTGTAGTTTTGTCGGCAATTAAATCACTAATTCCAACACTATAAGCACTAGTTTTCATATATTCGGTAATTATATTTTGTAAATCGTCTACAAAGTCTGATGATGCTATATTTCCAAAATAATTGCAAATTCTTTGTAATAAACCATTGCTTCCACCTAGAACACTTTTCTCCATTTGTCCTCTCTCATATTTACCTCCAACAATTTCTATTACTTTATTGGAAGTTTTATAATCTTCACCGCTATCACTAAAAGCTTTATTTCCAAATTTCATTGTTAATGGTGGTAGAATCTGAGATAATATATCAAAACTAGTAATTTCTTTTTTATCTCTTAATTCATTAGTATTAATTTTATTAAAAGCCATTAATAAGTTCATAGCTTCTAACGTATTGAATTTAATATCTTTTCTTGTAAAACGATAAGCTCCTAGTAATGAATCTTGGAAAATACCAACTATAGATGAATTATTGGCTGGACTAACAATTTGATAAGGTACTGCTGCCAAACATTTTAATTCGGCTTCTGATTCTTCATCTTGAGGCATATGTAAATTCATTTCATCTCCATCAAAATCAGCATTATAAGGCTTAGTATCTGCTACATTCATGCGAAATGTATCTCCTTTATACATAATAACAGCAATATGACACATCATACTCATTCTATGAAGTGTTGGTTGACGATTGAATAAAACTCCATCACCATCCATCATATGTCTATGAACAATATCTCCATTATCTAATGGAATATTTAATCTATCTGCATAACGTAATGTAATCTGTTCTCCATTCTTTTTTTCCAAAATCTTTGCACCTGGATATTCATCTGGACCATTTCTTACTAGCCTTAATAGAAATTTTTTATTATTTTTATTTACTGTAACTGGTTTTGTAATATTTTTTGCTACTTTAAGAGGAATTCCTAATTCTCTAATGGATAAATTTGGATCAGGTGTAATTACGGAACGAGCTGAAAAATCAACACGTTTTCCCATAAGATTACCTCTTACGCGACCACCTTTACCATTTAATCTTTCTTTAATAGACTTTAATGGACGACCAGAACGCTGTGCTACTGATGCTACACCAGGAATTTTATTATCAACTTGAGTGGCTACATAATATTGTAATACTGTATGCCAATCATCAATAATATTTGAACTTGCATTTTCTTCGATTTTTTCTTGAAGTGTTTTGTTAGCTTTAATAATATTTACTAAAATATGACTAATATCATCTTCACTTCTTTGTTGACCGTCCATTTTAATAGATGGTCTAACAGCAGGAGGAGGAACTGCTAAAACTTGACATATCATCCAATCTGGTCTTGAAAATACAGGACTAAATCCCATAAAATTCACATCATCATCAGAAATACGTCTAAAAATCTTAAGTACAATCTCAGGTGTTAGCTTCATGTTTAATTTATCTTTATCATCATCATTTAAACCATTAACATTATCCCATTCTGCAAATAATGTAGCTAGCCCCTCTTTTTTTATTTTTTTTGGTTGAAGACATCCACAACCATCACTAATCTCGTCACCACAAGTAGTTATATTACTAGCACTCGCTAATTTAAAAACATAATTCCACCTATCTTCTGCACTCATTTTTAATGCTTGTTTGTAAGATTCTTTTGAAATTTTTAATTTACTACATTTAATACAGACACATCTTAATAGTTTCATAATTGTATTTAAATATTGAATATAAAACACTGGACGTGCTAATTCTATATGTCCAAAGTATCCAGGTGTTTGCATGTAATCTAATCCATCTGTAGGATTAATTAGTCCTGGTTCTAAAACACCCATTCTAGGATCAAATAATCCTCCTATTACTGGTTTATTATTTATATAAGTATCTCTAGATGTAATCTCGGCTACAGAACCCTTCCGAATTTCATCTGGACTAGATATACTAAATTGAATACCTATAATTTTTGAAGTTTGATTTTTAGGGATAGTTTCTCGGGATTTATTTGCCATGCTTCCTTATAATATTATATTATATTTAACTTGTTTTTTTTCATCAATTTTATTTTTATTAGATTTATTAAAAAAATTGAACTAACAATTTAAATATTAATTAAAGTATAATATATACAATGGTTCATACAAAGGATAAATCAAAGAAATCTGCTAAAATGAGTATGGAAACTCGCTCCAAAAAAGATAATAAGAATTTGAAGAAAAATGATGATTCTGATAGTAGTGATAATGATGATGATATGAGTACTCATAGTGATTCTGAAAGTGAGGAAGAAATGGACATGAACGAATATAGAAAGTTTGTTCAAAAAATATTTCCATCTAAGTATTTAAAAAATAAAATTAAGGAATGTGATAAAGAAAAGAATAGTAAAATTAAATCCAAATCTAAAGTAGCTTCTAAAGAAGAAGTAACAAAAAAATCCAAGTCTAAAAAAAATAAAAAATCAAAGGTAGAAGTTGTTGAGGAGTCAGAAGAAGAAGAAGAAGAAGAAGAAGAAGAAGATAGTGATGAATATGAAACTGTAGATGAAGATGAAGATGAAGAAATAATTTCTAGCAAAAAAGGAATAAATATTATTTTTACAATCGGAGATCCTCTTCGCGATGAAGATGATAGTGAATACGATGAAGAAGAAGACAGCGATTATCTAGATGAGGATGAAGATGAAGAGGAAGATGAAGATGATGATGAAGATGATGATGAAGATGAAGATGGTGAATCACCGAAGAAAAATAAAGAAGAAGACTTAGAAAAACAACAAGAAACTATTAACGAATTAAGAAAGACATTGCAAAGTATTTTAGATAAGGATGCAAAAAATAAAATTGCTATTGATGGAATGAAAGAATTAGATGAAAAGGAAAAATCATTGAAAAAATCACAAGAAAAGAAATTGAAGGGAACAAAATTAAAAAATGTAAAGAAATTCAAAAATTTGATTAATAAAAAATCTCTTATGAATGATTATAAGTATTTTAAAGATAAGTTATCTATTGAAGAACAGAATAAGATTATCAACGAAGTAGAAGAACTAAATAAACATAGCATTGTTCAAAAGCCATATAGACTTACTTTATTGGAATCAGATATTCCTACTAATCTAAAGTCTATTGCTCTTAATAAAATTTCATCATTGAGATATATGGATCCTGCAAATGGAGAATATTATAAAATTAAAACATGGGTAGATACATTTATGCAAATCCCATTCAATAATCATAAATCATTACCTATTACTATTGACGATGGTGTGGAGAAATGTCAAACTTATATGGAAAAGTCTAAAACAATGTTAGATGATGCTGTTTATGGATTAAATGATGCAAAAATGCAGATTATGCAATTAGTTGGCCAATGGATTTCTAATCCCAAAGCAGTAGGGACTGCTGTAGCTATTAAAGGTCCTATGGGAACTGGAAAAACTACTCTTGTTAAAGAAGGTATTAGTAAAATCTTAAATAGAGAATTTGCCTTTATTGCTCTTGGAGGTGCAACAGATAGTAGTTTCCTAGAAGGACATGGGTATACATATGAAGGTAGTACATGGGGTAAAATTGTTGATATTTTAGTAAAAACTAAATCAATGAATCCTGTTATTTACTTTGACGAATTAGATAAAATTAGTGAAACTCCTAAGGGAGATGAAATTGCTGGAATCTTAACACATCTTACTGATACGTCACAAAATAGTGAATTTCATGATAAATATTTCTCTGAAATTGATTTTGATTTAAGCAAGTGTCTATTTATCTTTAGTTATAATGATGAGTCTAAAGTAAATCCGATTTTATTGGATAGAATGTATAAAATTCAGACTCAAGGATATGAGAAAAAGGATAAGCGTGTGATTAGTAAACAATATTTACTTCCGAAAATTAGAGAACAAGTTAATTTTAAGGAAGATGAAATTACTATTCCTGATGAAACAATTGACTATATTGTAGAGACTTATACTGAAAAAGAAAATGGAGTTAGAAACCTAAAAAGATGTTTAGAAATTATTTATACAAAGTTAAATTTATATAGATTAATGAAACCAGATTCAAAATTATTCGAAAATGAAACTACTCTTAAAGTAGAATTTCCATTTACAGTAACACCTGAAACTGTTAGAAAATTAATTAAGAAAGATGAACCTAATATGAGTTTAGCGGGATTATATATTTAAAATTATATAAAGACTTAGATAGTAGTAATAAATGAATGATGAATCATATTCAGAACAAATTTTTTTTTATAAAGGAATGAAAAACAGTTTCATAAATTATAATTCTCTAATTAAATCATTAATAGAAGAAAATGAAAATATAACCAATTATTACAAAAGAATTGGTTATATATATAAAAATGTTATGGATATTGAAAATAATGAATTTTTAGAAGTATTACAGGATAAAATAAGACACCATGATCATTTAATTTCTCTCATTGATAATTATATTAAGGATAATTGTAAACATGAAATTGTTGAAGATTATGTTGAATGTGGATTGGAAAAAGAGATGATAAAAATTAAATATTGTAAACATTGTGAAATATCATTTTAATTTCTTCCTTTCTTTCTGGAGAATCGTCTATAAATTCCTCTTGCTCTATTTTCGCCAAAATAGCGTATATAGTGCGTTCATGTAATTTTGCAATTTGGTCAATAGAAAGATTTAATAATTCATATTCTCTCTGTAAGCGTAATATTTCTGGCGTTTGCCATTTTTTTCCAACTCTTTTACACATTTTAATTTAACTGAAAAATAATTTTTAAATAGTTTAAAATTATTTTTTATATATTATTTAAAATTCAGCAGGAGCCATAGTTCTATTTCCTCCTCTTTGATTTATATAATCAACTTGTTCTTGAGTAATACAAGCACAACCAGTACTAGAAGTATAAGTAGAAGGACAACACTCAGGTTTGAATTTGTTATCAGCAAACATATACATTTGTCCTTCTGGTAAGGGCATAGAAGTACCTGAATATTGTGAATATTTAGATTTTTGTTCACTATATCCCATACTGGCAGCATATTGATTAGCTTTATTTTGCCAATTGGTAGACTGACCTTCTCCCATTTGCCAATCAGTTGAAGCACCCATTAATGACATACCTTCTTGAAAACTAATTTTACTGCAAGAACATAATAAATGGCATCCAAGAATAGCACCAACAATTAAAGAGATGATGATAATTTCTAATCTACATTGCATTCCAAACAATTTCATTTCCATATTATATATATTTTAAATATAAAAATTAAATTAATGCCTTAATTAAACTAATATTCTCTAAATCTAAAAATTTATCAATACAACTATTATAATCATAATATTTTATACTGTCGATGCAAAAAGTTTTTTTGTCAGTTATTAAATTATATACTTTTTTTACTTTTTTACTTTCTCCATACATATCTAACGTAGAACACATTCCTAAATCTAAATCACAAATATTAATATTTGGACCACATGTTACTTGTAAATTATTTACTAAAGTATATGTTTTTATATCTAAATCATCTGCTTTTATTTCAACTATTCCTACAACTCGTTCTCCATATTTTAATACATCATTTACATTAATATCTTTTATTTTAACGCTATGACCATCAAATAATTCTAATTTTGTATTCTCTTCAAAGCCTCCATCTAAATATTTGTGAATATCACCTAAATTAAATGTCTTTGGTAAATATTTATCACATTTGAATTTTATTTCATCTATTTCATTCTTATTTAATTCATCGTAATCTCCAAATATTATATTGTTTATTTTAATTGTTTTATTAGAAGTATTAATACAGTATACTTTTTCATAATTTTTATGTAATAATTTACTATCTGGATGATTTTTTACTTTAATCCATTCATTATTAAATTTTACACTATGTTCTCCTGTACATATTATATTGTTCAATTCATATATATTATCTAAACACGCCATTTCCATAAAAGATGTAACAGTATTATTATTCTCTAATATCATACCTACTTTTACATTTTTCATTTTTACTCTTTCACCATTTTCTAAATTTAAAATCGTATTTCCATCAAAACAAGATGGAATACCTGGTAGAGGATTTACAAATTTTTTCAATATCATCATATCAATAATCCAAACAAGTAATGACATTACCAAGATTACTATAAAGAGCAACAATAAAGGTATTGCAAAAGGTAAACCTAATCCAAAAGGTATGACAAGTAAAACAACTATTATAGATGCTAAAGCTAATAATAAACTTGTAACTATTTTTATAATTCCTGTTACAGTTGCTATCATAGTATCATAAGTTCCCATTAATGTAAATATTCCTGCTGTCATAACTGCTTGTGTTTGTTGGAACATGTTATTTATTTTAATTAATATCAATTGTATAGGTACTAGAAAATTTAATGATCTTCCCATTATTTCAGATGCTACTCCAGATACAGCATTTCTTATACTATCAATAAAACTTCTGATAGCTTGTAATGCCTCACTAATTATATTAAATATTTCTACAAACACATTCACTAAATAATATAAAGGTGCCAAAAATATGTTAATTATATCCGTTAATATGTTGTAAATACAATCTTGAAAATTTGATGCTGTAAATTCAAAAGCACTTTGATTGTCAGGTTTATTAATTATCCCAGCAAAAGGCATAACACTTGGACTACATCTTTGATTTAACCAATCGGCTTTTATAGGTTGTATATTATTCATAACATTGAAGTATGAAATAGCAACAAAAAATACTATTATAAGTATAATTGTAAGCCATAATGAACCACCATATTTTTCTAAAAATCCTGCTTTATTATATATTTTATTTATTACGTTAAATATTGAATCACTCATATATTTTATTTGTATAATAAATAAAACTAAATACTTAATTTTGACATAAATCTAACCATTGAACCTGGAGGACCGTTCCATCCAGATTGCATCGTCATTATTCCTCCTTGTAAAATATACATCATTGTTACAACTATACCTACTGTTTTTGATACCATATCTTTCATCTTAATTAATAAATATTGCATTTGAGTTAATATATTTAAAAATACACCAAAAATACTTTGTATTATAGATGTTATAAAATTTCTCATAACATTAAAAAATTCTCTTACAAATTGAATTGCATCCATAAATTCTCCTGATACGTTTCCCATAACACTCATTAAATAATTCATTGGTGATAACAAATAACTCATATAATCCATTTGCATATTTTGAATACAATATGTAAAGTTTTGTCCTGCATCATGACCAAATGTTCCTGCAAATGGCATTATCATAGGATTACATCTATATTCTGGCCAGTTATCTTGAATATTTTGAATACCTATTGCTAAAATATTATAAAAATACATACCCACAAATATTAATATTATTAAAATTGAAAAAGTAATATCACTTGACCTCATATTAAATTATAATGTTATTTTATTTTATTTTTTTGTTCTCTTCGATTTCTTTCCTTTCTTTCCTTTCTTTCCTTTCTTTCCTTTCTTTGATTTTCTTACTTTTCTAGATTTTTTTCCTTTACTAGATCTGCGATTTTGGGTTCTTCTTACTTTTCTAGACTTTTTATATTTTCTTTTTCCACCACTCATACATCCCCATGTTTGATTCAAACCTACTAAACCAGATCCATTACAACCTCCACCTCCCGTTTGAGCATTAGGATTACATGCTGCACTTTGACAATGTGTTGTATTAGATGCATCACCAATACAACTGTCACATGATGCATTTGCTTGACTTTGTGTATTTGTTGTGTTTGTACTTTGGCTACTTGAATTTGCATCTTGTCCAGAACTAGAAACTGGTGGTCCACTCGAAGGAAATGAAGGTACTACTACACTACTACTACCACCTCTATATTTTCTTCTTCCTCCACCTGTAGTTCTACTATTGCCATTAATATTTTGTTGTTGTGTAATTTGATTTTGTCTATAAACCATTGCATTATTTCTTGGTGATGTTGCTCCATCTTGATATCCTACATTTTCTTGAGCAACTACTCCTGAACTTGAACTTTGTTGATGTGGTAACGACATATATAAATATATATAGAAAAAGTTTATACTTAAAATAATAAAGTATAAATAAATTATAATGAATGAAACAGAAAGACTCAATTTACAAAAAATGATTCAAGCTAATGATGCTGAAAATAATACGCATTTAATTCGCAATCTTAAACATAGTAAGCTTATTTTAGCCGATGTTGATGAATTGTTAAAATTAAAAAAACAAAACCCTAGATTAGCTAAATCTAACTCAGAAGCTTTCGATAACATGTGTGTTACTAAATGTCAATTTTTATTTAATAATTATACCGATATTTTTAATAAAGTGAAGAAAGATGAAATTAATTTGCAAATTTTAGAAAGATTATTAAACGTTCTTCATTCTATTGAAGAAGGTGACGTTGATCAACATGAAGGATCGTTTGAAGTTGGTAAATTATTAAAACAAATTTATATTGATAGTGCTTTAAAAAAGGCAGACAAATTAAACGAAACAAATTCTGATAAACAAGGAGAAGAAAAAAAACCTGATGAAAAAATCAGCTGGAAGCAATTTAAAGAAAGAAATAAATAAATAAATATAATTTAAAATTGATTTTTAAATTATATAAAAATTAAAGTATAATAAACCAAAATGAGCTATAAATTAGTTATTGTCGAATCTCCTGCTAAATGTCAAAAAATAGAATCTTATTTAGGTTCAGGTTTTAAATGTATTGCTAGTTATGGACATATTCAAGAATTACCTGGTATTAAAAATATTGAAATAGATAATAATTTTCATCCTAATTTTCAACCACTTCAATCAAAGAGTTTTCAAATCAATAAAATACGAACAATGATTAACAAAGCGTCTGAAGTATTAATTGCTACTGATGATGATAGAGAAGGTGAAGGGATTGGATGGCATCTATGTGAAGTATTTAGTCTTCCTCTTACTACAAAAAGAATTATCTTCCATGAAATTACGAAAAATGCTATTCAAAGAGCAGTTGCCAATCCTGGAAGATTAAATCTAGATTTGATTCATGCTCAACAAGCAAGACAAATATTAGATGTATTAGTTGGATATAAAATAAGTCCTATTTTGTGGCAACATATTACTAGAAATTCCAAAACGGGATTATCTGCTGGTAGGTGTCAGACTCCGGCATTACGAATTGTTTATGATAATCAGAAAGATATTGATGCCTCACCTGGAAAAAAGGTATATAATACTACAGGTTATTTCACACAATTAAATTTACCGTTTACATTAAACCACAATTTTGAAATTATTAATTTTAATAGTGGAACAACTACAATGGAAGATTTTTTGGAAAAATCAGTTGAATTTGATCATATATATTCTTGTAGTAAACCTAAATCTACTACCAAAAACCCCCCTATACCATTTACAACTAGTTCATTACAACAAAAGGCTTCGAGTGAATTAAATATATCACCAAAAGAAACCATGTCTATTTGTCAAACTCTTTATGAAGCTGGTTTAATTACCTATATGAGAACAGATAGCACTACTTTTAGTGTTGAGTTTATTGAAAAGGCAAGTGATTTTATTAAAGATAAATATGGTGATCCTTATTTAAGAGAAGATGTTAATACTTTAAGCGAGAGAAAAGCTGAAAAACCAAAGAAAGGTAAAAAAACAAAAAAAGAAGAGGAAAATAATGCTCAAGAGGCACATGAAGCTATTAGACCTACAGATGTAACATTAGAAAAAATTGCAGACTCATATAGTCCAAAAGAGAGAAAAATGTATAATTTAATTTGGTCTGTTACAGTTGAAAGTTGTATGAGTCCAGCAAAATATCTTTCCATTGCTGCAAAGATAATTGCACCTATGGATAAAGAATATAAACATAATGAAGAATTAGCTGAATTTCCTGGATGGAAAATAGTAAGAGGATATGATAAAGAAAATGCTAATTATACATTTCTTCTAACAATTAAAAATAAATCGAAAGTGAATTATAATAAAATTATAGCAAAGGTTAGTATTAAAGATTTAAAATCACATTATACTGAAGCTAAATTAGTTCAATTACTTGAAGAAAAGGGTATCGGAAGACCATCTACGTTTTCAAGTTTAATTGATAAAATTCAAGAACGAGGATATGTTAAAAAAGATAATGTAACAGGAAAGAAAATAAAATGTGTAGATTATGAATTGGAAAAAGATGAATTACAAGAGATTGAGGATGAAAGAGAATTTGGTAATGAAAAAAATAAACTAGTTATTCAGCCATTAGGAGTATTAGTATTAGATTTCTTACTTCAACATTTTGATAAATTATTTGATTATGAATATACAAAAAATATGGAATCTAGTTTAGATTCTATTTCTAAAGGAGATAAAATTTGGCATGAATTATGTAAGGAATGTTCTGATGATATAGATGAATGTTCAAAAGATTTAAAATCTGTAGATAAAAAAATAATGAGAATAGATGATAAACATGTATTTATGATTGGAAAATATGGTCCAGTTATTAAAAAACAAGAAGGTGAACAAACTACATTTATAAATTGTAAAAAAGATTTGGATATGGATAAATTAGAAAGAGGAGAATATGAATTGGATCAGTTAATTGAAAAACAAAACGGAAAAAAAGTAATAGGTAAATATAAAAAGGATGATGTATTGTTAAAAAAGGGAAAATTTGGAAATTATATTGAATGGGGTGTAAATAAGAAATCGCTGAATGGTATTAAAAAAGACATTGATGAAATTACAATGGAAGATTTGATACCTATTATAGAAAATAAAGTCACATTAAATACTTCAATCGTGAGGGAAATAAATAATGAAATTAGTATTAGAAATGGTAAATATGGTCATTATATTTACTATAAAACTAACAAAATGACCAAACCTAAATTTATAAAATTAGGTGGTTTTAAAGGAGATTATAATACATGTCCTAAACAAGAAATAGAAGAATATGTTTCTAAAAATTAACAGGATGAGACAAATTATAGCATTGAATTATTTTACAATCCTCGCATATACCTACTACTCCATAAGGACGACGAAATATTAAATTATGATTGTGTCTAACACACTCATTTTTTTTCCATGTTTGGTGATAAATATTATGGTAATTGATGGGTACTTTTGGAACATTATGTTTAAATGCATCAATAGATTCATCTGAAATATCAGACAAGTTCCTTGTATTATTATTATTTGTTAGTATAGTAGAGATTTTTTCTGCTCTACAAGTTGGACAATTTCCATGCCAATTATTAATACAATTAGAGTGATATAAATGTGTGCATTGATATGGTTTAGTGTCTTCATTTTCATTTAAATGTTCTAAACAAATACAACATAATTCCAAGTTATTTTGGTTTTCCCAAATATTAGGGTGTTGATAAACACCTGAACATGACGAATTTGATCCCATTTAACTTTATTGAATTTAATTAATTCATATATTTAAATTCAATTTTTAATTAAAGATTGTATTCTGCTGGAACCCGAATAATATAATCTCTTGCAATTTCATCCTTTAATTGATTAAATGCAATAGTAAAATTAAAATTACAATCTCTAAAATCAACTAATCTTCCGTCATGATATCTAAATTTAAATTTAATTTTTCTTAAATTTTGTATAGGTGGATGATATTGTGCGACATTTTGTAAGAATCCATTTCTTGTATCAAATATTTGTGCTGTAGGTGTTGCTGTAATAGGTATTTTGGCAAAAGCAGATTTAACTTTTCCGTTATAATCATTTCCATATGTATTTGTAGTTGCCATAGGATATGGTTGAAGTTCATCTATGTTATTATATTTGTCTATTTCCATATATATAGCTGAATCGCCAAACATACAAATTGTCATAGGAGCAGATAGGTAATATGCATGCGGAGTTTCATTTGGAGGAAGAATAGAAGTATCTGGAACGAGCCAGTCATAACTAGCATATTCAAAAGAATAATTAGATGATATATCGGTTGCATTATAAACTTCTTTATTAAATCCTAAAAATGCAGGTAATCCCCAATTAGCATAATTATTAAAAACTTCAGTTGGTTGATTGTCATTAATAATAGCACTACAAGGGATTGTATATGAAATTTGTTCATTAAATTTAAATTGGAAATTATCGAATGTATTTCCAAAATATATTTTTTGTCCGACACTATCAAAAAATACTGTAAATCTATCATAACTAGTCCCAGCTATACCCGCTTCATTAACTAGAAAATCAGTTACAGCTTGGTTCATTAAGTTTTGAATTTCTGTTGCCATTTCTGATGGAGTAAAATAACCTTCTTGGATATTTATTTCATAAGGGATTGTAGATTGGGCTTCTAATGCTAAATATTCTATAGTATTGGTTGACACATTCGGAATAATATAAAACTGTAATTTAGTATTTTGTTGGTTGTTACTAAATACATATTGATTTCCAGGAAGTTCAATTTCTACTAATCTCATAGACTGAATATTTGTAAGAGTTTGTGGTAAGGTTATTTCAAAATAATTAGAATGTGGCCATTGAGATATATCCCTATCTTCACTATGGATAGTAACCAATTGTCTATCTAATACATATGTATTTTGTCTTCTGATAAGTTGATGTTCATTATTAACATTATATTGTGGAAAAGTACTCATAATATAATTTAAACAAAGAAATAAATTAAATATATTAAATGTATATTTAATATAAATGAGCACTTCAAGAAAATTTGGTTCTACTAGTATAAATGGTCAACCTCTTTTTTGGAAAAAAAGAACAGGTGATAATTTTACAATTGAGTTAATACCAGAAACAGGAGTTAATTCAGTATTTATAAAAAAAGACTTACAGGTAGCTAATGAAATAACAGTTACATCATCAGAACAAAATAAAGAATATATTAAGGACATTTCTAATGATGTCAATGACGTACTTAAATTAAAACCGAAACAATATAATTATAAAGAAAATGAAAAATTACATTTTGGTTTCATTGCTGAAGATGTAGAAAAAATATACCCAACATTGGTGTCAAATAGAAATGAAACTGAAAAAAGTTTGAATTATTTAGAAATAATTCCTCTTTTGGTAAATAAAATTAAAGATTTACAAAATCAAATAGATGAACTTAAAAGGAAATAATTTAATATAAATTAAAAATAATAATATAATTTATATGAAATATAAAAATAAACAGAAAGGAGGTCAAGAAAATAATAAACAGTTAGCTATAACTAATGGTTCATCACAATCCAATATAAATAATCAAGTATCACTAGGTAGAACTAGTGATGGTGGAGATAAATTTGTACCAATTAAAAGAATTCCTTATGATATACAAATATTCTCATTTTTATGTATTTTAGGTATAGTGTTTAGAATGATATTTGCAAGAGCATCAAACGACTATGCTACTGCTACAGTATGGGGTTATGGATTTTCAGTTCTTTCGTTATTTGGTTTAATAATAAGTTCATTTGCTATTTCTTCAAAAAAGCAATTATCTCAAGGAATTTTAGGTTTTTTTAAAAACGTTTTAGCTACTTCATTACCTATAATATTTAGTTTAGTAATTGTAACATTAATTATATTACAAAATATATCGTTTTATGATCAAATAAATAGTGGAAAAGTTGCTGATGAATATTACTCATTTTCCGGAATTTCATCATTTCTAATATTAGTTCAAATTTCTATTACTATTAACTATTTATTAGATAAATTAAAAGGTAATACTACTACTTCTAAAAACACAAGTGAAATAATGTCTGCATTAGCATCTGAACTAAATAGTATCATAATAATATTAACATTAGCTAATGTAACATTTGTAGGAATGTTACAAGTAATATTAAAATATTTTTCAACTGACGGGTAAAATTTTAAATGTTAATCCATATTCATTCTTATTTTCCCAAATACCTGATATTTTTAATATAAAATTATTTATTACTTTTATATTATCTGGGGGAGGATATATTTTCAATGATCCAGTATTTATGGAGTCATTAATATTAAATTTTTTTGTTTTGTCTAATATATTGTACTTTGATAATAATTCTTGTTCTATATTACGTATATTTTTTAGTAATTCCTTATTGTTATTTATATCAAAATTATATTTTATTTTTTTAAAATAATTCTCTTTACTAGTAATATTAATATTCAATAATAAATATATACCATTACATATAAAATCATTTGTAGAATATACTAATTTTATAAATTCACTGTTATCCATAATGGTGTTTTCTATAGGATCATAAAAATATATATGTTGAATATTAAATTGATTTGGAGTTAATATAACGTTCATAGATATAGTAATATTGTTTATATCTTTATCTTTTTTTTTTAAATCATTAATACGTAAAAGTGATTAAAGATTTTATAGATTATAATATATATGAAATTTTTAGAGACAACTTTTAATGAATATGTAACTACGTCTGAAAAAGAAAATTTACATCCGACATACAACAAAATATTTTCAGAATTACCTAAAGATATATCTAATTTACAAAATATTATATTTTATGGTCCACCTGGAGTAGGTAAATATAGTCAAGTATTAAAATGTATAAATAAATATAGTTCATCGTATATGAAATATGAAAAAAAACTAATATGTAATTTCAACAAAGTAAACTATTTTTTTAAAATTAGCGATGTACATTTTGAAGTTGATATGGCATTACTAGGTTGCAATGCCAAATTATTATGGAATGATTTATTTGTTAATATTGTTGATGTATTATCATCAAGAGTAAATAAAAATGGAATTATATTATGTAAAAATTTTCATAAAATTCATTCAGAATTATTAGATTGCTTTTATAGTTATATTCAAAAAAATTTTACGAATATTAACATTATATTTTTTATATTAACAGAAAGTGTTACTTTTATACCTGATAATATCATAAATACATGTCATATAATTCCTTTTTCCAGACCTAGTAAAAATTTGTATAGTAAAATAATAAATAAAAAAATATCTCCTAGACTAAATATAAAAGATATAACAAATATCAAAAGCTTACATAGTAATGAAATTATTATAAATAATAATATTTACAACTATATTGATAAATTATACAATATTATTTGTAATAATAATATATTGAAATATACCAGTTTTAGAGATGAAATCTATGATATTTTTATTTATGATATTGATATTGGTTATGTTTTATGGAATATATTAAATAAATTATTTTCTGAAAATAAAATTAAACAAGATAAACACAGTTATATTATTATAGAAACTTATTCGTTTTTACAATTTTTTAATAATAATTATAGACCTATTTATCACTTAGAGAATTATCTTTATAAAATAATAAATCTTATAAATGAATTTTAATAAAGCATGTTCTATATTACAAATTAATTCAACTTTTTCTGAACTCGATCTAAAAAAAGCATATAGGATATTAGCTTTGAAACATCATCCTGATAAAAATCCAAATAATCAGAAAGAATCAGAAGAAAAATTTAGAGAAATACAAGAGTCGTATGAATATTTGAATAATTATTTACAATATAATAAAGATAACAAAAATATCAATTTAGATTACAATTCTATTTTCTCTGATTTTCTCTCATCGTTCTTTACTAATGGTTCTCCTGAAGTAAATAATATTGTTAATTCTATTTTAAGAGATGGTGAAAATGCATCTATAAAGTTGTTTGAAAAATTAGATAAATATACAGCAATAAAAATATTTGAATTTATCAACACTTATCAACATATATTACATGTATCCAAAGAAACAGTAGATAAATTAAAAGAAATTATAAATAAAAAAATTGGAAATGATAATATGATTATTTTAAATCCTTCATTAGAAGATTTATTAAATGATAATATTTATGTTTTAACATTTGAAGAAGAAAAATATTTTATACCTTTATGGCATGATGAAATTTATTATAAAAATAAAAAAAATAATGATGATATTGTTGTTAAATGTATCCCTGAATTACCCGATAATATCTCTCTAGACAATAACAATAATCTTATTATTCATGTTACTTTTTCTATTAGTGAAATTTTAAATAAAGAATATGTTACCTATAATATTGGAACAATCTCATATAATATTAATGTTACTAAATTACATGTTAAAAGTATTCAACAATATTTAATTAAGGGGGAGGGTATTTCTATCATTCAATCAAATGATATTTATGATAATACTAAGAAAGGAAATGTTATTTTTCAAATTCATCTTAACTAATATTTTACATCATTATACAAAATACACCAAAATAAATATACATAGAAAAAAATTGATATTTAATTACTTTAATAAGTGTATTTTATTAAAGTAATTAAATGAGTGGTAAACTTATTCAAGAATTAAATCTCAGTAATGATAATAGTTTCATGGGATCATGTATTCATTTATATAATGAAATAATGAGTGAATATTATTTCAAAAATAATGTGTCTGAGAGGATTTTAGTTAGTAAAAATCCAAATAGCAATTTTAGTATACTAGATTGTTGTAAAGAAATGAGTTTCTGTTATAATAGTTATGAAATTCTAGAAAAACAATTATACAAATTCTTGAGGACAAATAATATAATTTGTAAAGAAGAAAAAAATGTAAGTATAGAATTTATATATGGTAAATCATATGACGATATCAAAGTTGATAACAATTTTACTATTCACAAAGATACAGGTTCAACTGTTTCAGGTGAAAGTTACACAGTCATTGTATATTTACATACCAATTGTCAAGGAGGTGAGTTGATATTTTACGAAGATACATTATGTAGTTTTGAAAAAACCGTAGTAATAGATCCTAATTCATATTTTCCTTCATTTACAAAAATAGTAATATTTGATGGTGAATTATTCCACAAACCTGAGCCATTTTATAATGGAAAAAGATGTGCAATCGTTTGTCAAATTAGTAAAAGTATTTAAATAGTGATTATTAATTAATAATATGTTTGAGGAAAATTATACCAAAATAATAGAGCCTATTTATGGTGCAAAGAGAGATTCTGATGAAGATGAACAATTAACTGCAAATGTGCATTTATTTCATAAATATCAAATTAAAGAAAGAATTAATTTTTGTAATAAGAATACTTATAGTATAGATCCTGAAGGATGTTTAGATGCTGATGATGCTTTTAGTATTTATGAAGAAGATGAAAAACTTTATTTAGCTATTCATATTGCTGACCCAACAGAATATATAGATATCAATTCCGATTTATGGGAGGATATTAAAAGGCGAACAACAACAAAATATTTATCTAACAGAAAACCAATCCATATGATGCCCGATAAAGTATTAGAATTATCTAGTTTAATGGTAAATTCTAAAGGCGATTTAAAGAAGGCAATAACAGTATTAACGGAAATTGATAAAGAAATATACACTCCAATTAATAAAATTAAGTTATTATTCACAGAATTAAGAGTAAAGAGAGAAAATGCATTTACTTATAACCAAGCATCTAATAGTGATATAAAAGAAATAGAATTAGGATTATTTATAGCAGAAAAATTAAAAGAAATAAGATCTAGAAAAACCAAGGGAATAAAATTGAATGAATTATCTATGGCTTATCCAAAATATATTGGAGATGATATTGATCTATATGTTGATTCAGAGGGAGAGAAAAAGGTAAAACAAATGATAGCTGAATTTGCTATATTTGCAAATTCCTTTGTAGGAGAATATTTAAAAATTAATTTAAATATGGGTATTTTTAGAACTTGTCAAGCAAGTGATTGGTTAAAAAATTTATATTCTGATATATCACCCGAAGATATGATTAAAGAAATAATTACAAATGGAATTAAAGCTGATTATCTCTCTAGTGCAGATAGTCATGATCTTGTAGGTATGCCAGAATATTGTCATTTTACTTCTCCAATTAGGAGATTAGCAGATTGTATATGTCATTATTTATTAAAATATATTCATTTAAAAAATGAATTAACATCTCCGTTTAATGAACAAGAATTAGTAGTGTTAGCAGATAAATGTTTAATAGCGACTAAGAAAGATAAAAAAAATCAGTATTTAGATATTAAATTTAGATTATTGCAGGTTATGAGTAAATTTATAGAGAGAAAATCTAGTATAAATATTGAATATTATATTACATCTTATAAAGGATTATTTTTAAATTTAATAATTTCAAAAATAGATGAATATAATGTTCATATGTCTTATACATTACGAGTATCAAATTATAAAAAAGAAATAAATCCTAAGATAAGAAATAGTTTGAGTATAACCAAAATTATTTGTTTTACGAAATATGATCAAGGCACTATTCCTGAATTAGATAATGAATTATTAAATTAAATATCCTAAAAAAATAGAAAATATGTTTTTAAGATATAGAATCAGAAATATAGAGGATAAATTCTAATACTGTATATTTATATAAATTATCCTCATTTCCGGAAAAATTCATTTGGGTTTTTTGGATTAAAGAATCAAGAGGATGTTTTATCATGTTTACCTTGAGATGAAGCAATGAATTTGCAACATATTTTTACAAGTGTTTTACTACATAGTGTAGTGGTTATACTACATAGTGTAAACAAGAAATATAGACCAAAATATCGGTATGTATTTGATATATGTAGGTATTTTACTTTTACACAAATTTTCAAAAGTCATTTGGGATTTTAAAAAAAACACACAAGATTATTGTGTTATTTTTTGATTTATGAAAATAGAATTGAAAAAAACGTGAAAAAGTGGTTGAGAGCATAATGGTCTAAATTCAAAAAAAATAATTTATAATTTGTTACCAAAAAATAATTATTAACATTTAAAAGTATTTAGAGATATTATTATGTAGAGTTACATTAGAGTTACATATGGATTACAACAGCTCATCAAATATCACCAAAAAATCACCATCAAAAAAGACTTTTGATGCTTGTAGTATTGATGAAGAAAATATTGAAAAAAACAAGCCTAGAAAGGTTAGAAAGAGTTACAATGGAGTTACAACTGGATTACATTTGGATACCATTTCTCACCAAAAATCACCGGGTTATGTTGTTAATAAATATTTCTGCGAAAAGTGTTTATATGGATGTAGTAGAAAAGCTGAATATGTTAGACATATATCCACTACAAAACACAAAAATCACCAAAACGGTGAGAAACTCACCAAAAATCACCAAAACTCGTCAACTACATATCCTCAAGGGAATGAATTAGAAGAAAATGATGAAAATAAACATAGATGTATTTGTGGTAACAGTTATAAATTTAGACAAGGGTTATATAAACATAAAAAATCTTGTTCCATTGCTCAAAAGGGAAAAAATCAAATTATTGTCAAAGATGGAAATGATAATATTATAGATAAAGATATGTTGATGAAAATAGTATTAGGTAATCAAGAGCTTATGAAGGAAGTAATTTTAAATAATCAAAGTAATAATATAGGTATAAATTCTAATAACAATATTAATACAAATAGTCATAATAATAATACATTTAATATTCAAATGTTCTTAAATGAACATTGTAAAAATGCAATGAACTTGACTGATTTTATTAATAATTTACCTATTACTAACGAAACATACAATCATACAATAGAAAATGGTCTTACTAAAACAATTACACATATGATTACTGATGGACTTAGTAATATGGATGTATTAGAGAGACCGATTCATTGTACAGATTCTAATCGAAAAACTCTCTATATTAAAGATAATGATGTCTGGGAAAAGGATAATGAATTAAAAAAAATATTAACTGGAATAAAAAGTGTTGCGTTAAAACAAAGAACTATGATAAATAAATGGAAAGATGCTAATACAGGGTGGGAAGATAATGAAAATTTACAAAATCAGTTAACTAGTCTAGTTTTTAATTCTATGACTGATATAGAAAATGATGAAAAAGAAACTAATAAAATTATTAGATCTATTAGTAAAAATACATATATTACAAGTGATATTAAAGATGAATATAAATAATTATTTCTTATATTTTTTTATATTATCTAATAAACGTTTATGATTTTTTTTATATTTTTCTACTTCATTTATCAAATACTTTATTTGCTCTTTAATATGTACTATATCTTCCATAATAATTATATATAATTTAATTTTATATTTTTTTATAATATATGCTTTGTCAATATAAAAATATCTTTGGTAAACCAAATACAGGGGTTCATAAATATAGAATATTTAATATAGCAATAGTAGATGTAATTTTGACTATGATTTTTGCTTATCTCATTTATTTAGCTTTACCAAAATATAATTATTTTTGTATTTTATTTTTTCTATTTTTATTAGGTATATTTTTTCATCGCTTATTTTGCGTTAGAACTACCATCGATAAATTATTATTTCCATAAGTATTACAATTAAATACAATAAAAAAATATTATTTTATTTAATTAACTTACAATTATCTAATATCTAGCTACTTAGGCTGCCTTTTTTACAACCTTCTTAACAATCTTCTTCTTCTTTGGAGCTTCCTCTACGACTGCAGCAGCTACCTCTTGCTTAACATCTGTATCATCATCAGAGTCTTCTACTTCGGTCTTATTAATTTCCTCAGTTACATCCTCCTCCTCATCATCATCATTACTCTTTTGAGATTCCATTCTAGCCTTGTCTTCGCTGCTTAGGAAGATGTGACACTTACCCTTCATTGTCTCTCTAGGCTTTACTACACCCTGTAGTAACTTCCATGTAACACCAAACTTACCATTTGCAAACCAAAGACCTCCGCATTGAATCACAACAGCTACATGTGATCCCTTACTAATTAGATCCTTAGGAGTAATAGATCTACCATCTGGATCTGGGAAAATTGCTTGCTGTTCAAGATTATAAAGCTCTGTCTTCCACTCACCCTCCCAATAAGGAATCTTTACCTTTAGAGTAGGTGATCTTGTAGTATCAGGCTCAAGAGTGTTCTTGTCCTTAGGATACTTCAACATAGGAGTCCATAGAGCATCAATCGCATCCTCGCTCATCTTTGCCTTACCAAACCATTCCTTTGCATTTGAAATTGCATCTGTTTTTAGTTTAGTTTCTAGATCAATCATATTATTCATAAAATTAGTAGTATCTTCCTTAGCATACTCCTCGCTAGGGAACTGTAGAGCCATGTCATATGAAACACGCCCAGTCTTATCATCTGTAAACTCATTGATTCCCCAAGTCAACATAAGTGGAGTAGAAATATAAGTAGCTGTATTACTAGCAGCATTCAAAATACCAACACTCTTACCACCTCTGGCATCAACCTTAGGCTTAGAATATTTAATATCAGAAGAAGGGGTAAAATCAACACCGGAAAGAATAGTCTTAGAACTCATTGCCATTGTATATATAGTTTAATATAAGAGTCATTCTTTAAATCAATTTTTTTTTTAATTAATAAGAAATTAAATTAAATTCAAGTCTATTTACATGGATGTAACGGGTTTTATTAAAAATTAATTTATTTATAGATAAATAAACATTTAGGAAAAGAATAATGAGCAAAAATTCCTAGTTTTATATATTTTTTTGTAAAATAATGAGCATAACAAGTAAAACATAGAGAGAAATAAAGAAAAATAAATGATATAAATAAAAATTGTTAACATATATTAATGGCAAAAACTAAATATGTTGAATTAGATCAGAATATATTAATATGTGAAAACATATCTAATACTAAAAAGAAATTTAAAATAAAAGATGAAGATTTTAAAATCATGAAAATGGAAGATTTTGAATTATTAAAAACTCATCAATTTAAAGTAGCACAATTAAAAGAGATATGTAATTTTTATAATCTAAAAAAAGGTGGAAATAAAGACCAGTTAATTAATAAATTGTATAATTTTTTAAAATTATCTCTTCATGCGATAAAAATTCAAAAGGTTATAAGAAAAATATTTCTAAAAAAATTTATTAAATATGGTGGTAAAGGATATTTAAAAAGAGAGATATGTGTAAATGATACCGACTTTGCTACACTTGACAATGTTAAAGAAATACCTTTTAATCAATTTTTTAGTTGGGAACAAGGAGAATGTGTATATGGATGCGATATAATGTCTTTTTATGGTTTAATAAATAAAAAAAATTATATAGGGCAAAGAAAAGAGTCAATGAATCCATATAATAGAGAGAAAATAGAAGAAAATACAATCACACAATTCAAACAATATTTAAAATTAGGCAAAATTAATAAAATAGAACAAGTGAAAGAAATTATTGAAGAACCAATAGATCCAAAGAAAAAAATAGAATTAAAAACATTAGAATTATTTCAATATATTAATGAGTTAGGTAATTATTCAGATTCAAATTGGTTTGTAAGTTTACCCTTACATATGCTAGTTATGTTTATAAGAGAATTATATGATATTTGGCATTATAGAGCTCAATTAACTCCAACTATAATGAGAGAAATTGTTCCTCCACATGGCAACCCGTTTTTAGGTTTACAAATGCATTTAGCACAACATCAAAATGAAGATTATTTAAGAAAAAGTGCTTTGAGAATAATGGATTATATGGTAAAATCAGGACATAGTACAGATAATCGAGCTTTAGGGGCATATTATGTTTTAGCAGCTCTTACATTAGTAAGTCAAGAAGCTAGAAATACACTTCCATGGTTGTATCAATCTGTTGCTTATAATAATTCTTAAAAAAAATAATTTCGTTATAAAAGAATTTATTTAGGAATTATTTATGACTGTATTCAATCATAAATAATATATATTGCGTAAAAACACTTAAAAAGATATGTCTAAGTAGTGTATAATGGCAAGAACTAAGAACTCCACCACCGCTACTCCCGCTAAGGCTACTAAGGCTACTAAGAAAACCGAGACAGTTGAGGCTGCTGCCCCTGCTGCTACTCCTGCAACAGAGGAGGCTGCTGCTGCCCCTGCTGATCCTCTTGTTTCTGTATTTGATCAGTTTTCCGAGTTTATGGCTAAGCTCCAAGCCGTAAGTGCTCAAATGTCCTCTCTCCGTACTGAGTTCAGAGGACTTGAGCGTCAAGTCAGTAAGGACCTCAAGGCTGCTGCTAAGGCTCAGCTAAAGCGCAAGAGAAAGACTGGAAACCGTGCTCCTTCTGGTTTCGTAAAGCCTACTCTTATCTCAAATGAGCTTGCTGCTTTTCTAGGAAAGCCTGAGGGTACTGAGATGGCTCGTACTGAGGTTACTCGTGAGATTAATGCTTACATCCGTGCACACAGTCTTCAAGATAAGGATAATGGTCGCAAGATCATTCCTGATGCTAAGCTTAAGGGACTTCTTAAGCTTAAGAAGGGTGATGAGCTCACTTACTTTAACCTTCAAAAGTACATGTCACCTCATTTTGCTAAGGCTGCTGACAAGCTTCAGCAAGCACAAACCGCATAAAATAAAAAATTAATAAAATTTAATTAGTTTATAAAATTTATAAATTAATTAACAAATATAAAATCTTCTTTACTTAGTATATTTTTTAGATTACTTATATTTATTTCAGAGTTTTTAATTTTTGTTTTCAAACAATTTTTTAATTCATTATCATTATCAAGATCAAATAAATCAATTATATTTATTATTTCCATATAATCTATATAATTTGTATTTTGGTCTAACCAATTTAAAAAGGTTGTCTTAACTTTGCTTTTTTTAAATTTTTTAAAATATTTTAATGTCTTTGTTAAATCATTTTCATTATTAATATTATAATCTGTACCTGAAATAATACAAATACTTTTAAAATCATTAAAATTCATATCTATTTCTATTAATATATCTTTCATATCGTACATAATTACATTTTTATTTAATAAACTTAAGTATCTTAATACTCGTTTACAACCATAAACAAACATATCCATATCTTCACTTAAACATGCATATGCTAAATTTTTATTTACCATTTTTGCACATAATTTATCTGCTTCACCAGGAGCATCTATGAAAGAAACCCCTAATGATTGAATAAGTAATTTAACATTTTCTATATCTTTATGATGTAATCGTATAAATTGTTTGCGTAATTGATTCAATTCTTCTTCAATTTTATCTGTTTTTTGGATCTCTTCAGTTAATATTTCATTTTCTAATAAAATATATTTTTCTTCTGCTTCTTTTTTATTCTTTTTTCTCTCTCTTAATAAATTTTCTTTTTCTTTTGGAGGCTTTCCATCAAATACAAATAGAGGAATTATATTATAACTCCTCAATACCGAAATCATTAAATATATATTTTCTAATAGTACATTTTCACCCAAATATCTATACATATATATACTTGTATCAATAACTATTTTTTTCCCTGATAGCTCATATAAATTCACTTTCTTTATTGAATTTTTACAATTGTCTTGTAAAAATCTATTTAAATATTTAATTCCCATGTTACATGTATTATATAGTTAATACTGAATTCAATTTTATTTAAAATAAAATTGAATTGATGTTATTAGTAAGTACATGACGTAAATACTACAATGAGCTATTCTTTACGTCAAGTACTTATTAACGAAATGGAAAATTGTCCAGTAACAATTGATTTTGATGAAGCCTCAAGAGCATGGAGAGAAAATAAAAATATCTTAAAAGATGGAATGTTCTCATACAAAAAAGAAAAACGAAATTGCTGTCATAGAGACTGCGAAGGATTAAAATGCAGAAAAAAAAGAACGATTAATTCTGATTATTGTGAAAATCATTTTAATTCATAAATATTGTATCCATTTCCAAATAACTCATTTTTAATGAATCGTCTATTGGTTTATGTTGACTTTTCATTTTTTTTTCCATAACTTTAATGTTTTTTTTAATAAAGTTATTTTTTTTACACTTTCCTACAAATTCAATATATTTTTCTAAATTACTAGGTGTCTTTTTAAACATAAGAAGTATATTATTGTTTTTATTACACCATAATAAAAAATCTCCAAAATTATTCATTAATAAACCAGTAATAATATAATAACTAAATACTGATGATTTCTCTCCATACAAATGATTACATATATTGATATTATCTTCATTTTTTTCTGATACCAAGTTAAAATTTAAATCTTGAAATTGTAATATTTTTAACATTTGATATAAAGAATGAAATGCTTCCATTTTAATATGTAAATAAAATTGACTATGAAAATATTTTTTTTTATCTAATTTTTCTGGAATAGAATAATAACTATAAAACATTGTATTCATTATTCTAGCCCATGTTTCACAATAACTTTCGTATAAATTAAATTCAATATTTACATTAAAATGTTCTTTTAATTTTCTATTTACTAATGAAAGATTCATGTCAGAAAAATCTAATCCAAAATTATGAAACGTTTCATGAATAAATACTTTAAACCATTCTTCTTTTCTATATAAGACAATTTCAGTTGTCTCTTTACAACCAGTAGTATATCCTGTATTAACATGTTCAGTATTTAAAACAATTAATTGATTATCTGGTAATTTTTTTTCAAATGGAGTAAAATATATATATAAATTTAAATTCTTAGAACATTTTTTTAATGAGAAATTTTCTATTATATATATCCACATGTATATCATTTGAATTTGTTTATTAATTATAAATAATTCACTGTTATTAATTTGATGAAATATTATGAAACTAACATCTATTACGCGTCCTTTAATTTTACAATTGAAATGTAAATTATATAACGAATTGTCATCAATATATGATTGAATTTTTCTTGGGAAAAAATAACTATCATTCATAGATGATTTTGGAATATCATTTATATTCTTAATTTTAGTAATATTATATCTAAAGCAAGGCCCTTTTTTCTTTGTTTTAATATAATTTTCTGCTTCTTCAAATAAATCATAAAAATTATCTAAAATATTATCTATATCTTTCATATGAAAATAGCTATCATTAAGATTATCTGAAAATAATTCCATTTATATTATAAATAGAGTTATTTTTAATTATTTTTTAAACTCTTTTATTAATTTACTTCTAACCAACATTAACATATCACTCTCTTTTGGAGGTGCAGTACCTTGAAAATGTAGTAGTTTAGCTTTATCTGTATATAATAATATAGATTTCATCTCTTCATTTTGAGAAAATTTCGCATATAATGCATTTTCTAAAGCTTCTTCATGTTTTCCTCCAAAAAATAATGGATCTATTTTTATATCTTTTGATCTTAACAATTCTCCTTTATGTTTTCCTGTTTTTGAACCTGCTGCTTTAGCTAAGACAATATCTTTTGAAATTTTTGAATCACTATCGAGAGAAAATAACATGTAAAATTGTGGATTAGATTCTTTAAATTTAACTGCATTTATATAATGTTCAACAGAATACCATTTATGACCACCTAATTCAAATTGACTAGGAAATTCATTATCTAATTTTTTTCTCCAATCTGAAATTTCTGCTAATTTTGAAAAATCTTTTACCTTTCCAAATGGTATTGTTTCTCCTTTTCCTTTTCCAGGTAATGGTTTGTTATTAGACTTAATATAATATTGAAAAACTATATCTTTATCATATAAATTATTAGAATCTTCTTCTATTACTTCAACTTCTTCAGGCTCAATAATACCTAAGTCAGAGTTAAAATTTTTAAATTGAGGAATAATTTTATAAGCACCACTTTCTCCTCGTAAACAATTTTCAGATATTAATAACTTTATTTTATATGGTATTTGATAAAAAGTAAAAATATCATGATTAAAATAAGTGATTAATTTATAATGATCTCCTGTATAATCAGCTAAAATATAATATTGTGGTTCAAATATACCTTCTTCTTTCATAACTTCATCAATTATATGACCGCATATTAATACATTTTTACTATCGCCTTCTTTCCATGATTCACTACTAAATAAAATAAGTTTAATATTTAATATTCTTTCAAGTGTAGAAATAGCCCAATCATCAGCCCAAAACTCACAAGATTTAATAACTTTTTTAAAGTCTTGTAAATTGTTAACTTTTTTCATAAATTTAAATTCAGTTAATATTTCTCTCGATATTTTATTTTCTGATTTAAGTCTTTTATAACTTTCACTTACACTTTTAGCTTGTTCAACTACTAGTTTTTGTTCTTCTCTTTCTTTTGATTGTTTTAATCTATCTCTCAATTCATTATTTAATTTTGTTAGTTGTTTCATTTTAATATCACCATCCTGAATCGACTGTAAAATCATATCATATTTTTCTTTGTAACTTTTAAATAATTCTTCATTAACATTGTCAGCTAATTTATTTCTTAACTCAGTTACAGTAATATGTTTGTCTTGAGATTTTAAAGCATCTCTAATAACAGCAAATAAACAATCACCACCACCTTCATTATCTATAATTTGAAAATTATTACTTTTTAAATATTCTTGTATCCATGGATTTTTTTTATCAGACTGAAATTGTGTTAATTCTTTTTCTAATTGTTGAGTATTTTGTTTTGGTAAATCATATTGTTTTTCTTCTTCATCTTTATCTTCCTCTTCCTCTTCTTCCTCTTCTTCCTCCTCTTCAGATTCTTCTTGATCTATTATTTCTTGTGATTTTTCCTTTAATTCACTTGTTTCTATAAGTGAATCATCTTTGACTTTTTTATTTTCAACATTTTTAAGTAATTCAATATCAACAAAATCAAATATGAGAGGTTTATCTATTAAATCAAGATCTAAATCATCATCTTCATCAATAACATTAGGTAATTCATTTTCTAATATTTCAAAAAGACCTATTTGTTTATAAACCTTATCATTTTTTATTAAATAAATGGGATAAAATATCAAACCTTCATCTATAAGAGTATATTTAGATTGACCTAAAGCAATTGTAACATCAGTATCCAATATATTATATTCATATTGTGTCGCAGCATAATTTTTATCATCAATATCTAATGTTTTTAACTCTGGGTAATTAACACTAGGTTTTAATATAGATTTAACCATTATAAATTAAATATATATTTAATATTTAAATTTTTTTTTATGAATTAAAAAAAATAACAAATTTGGAAAAATACGAATCATTTTTTAATTCATTAATATAGTGCCACATTCTCTTCCTTTCATATACTAATACGCTATTATCAGGGTTATTTTCAAATTGTATAATTAATTCAATAATTTGTTCCTTTTTTAATCTTGTTTTTGATATTTTATAATAATTACATATATGATTTAACATTTTCAATGTATAGTTTTCAAAATAGTCAACGTGCTGTGCCATTAAATTATCTTCATCAAAAAATTGGAACTGTTCTTGAAATTCACAATTTTGAAAAAAATTTTCATTATTTAAAATACTATCTACATCATTATTATTAGATATATTATTGTTTTCTTTAATTTCATAATTTAAATTATTTTCTTCAACACATTCTATCATTATATATAATATAATTTTATTTTTAATATATTTTATTTCTCTATTAATGATTTAATATCCATATGTTTAAATTTACATTTACTAGAAATACCCTTAACTTCTTTTGTATTAATAGAGCTAATCTCAGTAATATATTTAATAAATGGTTCCCATGTTGAATTATTTTTAATAAGTGAAATAGAGATATTTGAAATAATAATTAATATATTTTCACTAAGTTCATCATGTTCCAATTTTTTACTTTCATCATTCATATTATTTTGAATTCGAGTATATAATGAAAATACAATATTTTCAATAAATTCAAATTGAATGATGTTATTGACATATAAGTTACATAAGAATAAACTCATAGCTCTTCGCTTATCATTAACAATATTGATTTCACAAAATTTATCATAATTTTCGGCTGGGTCAACAGTTTCAAACGTTTCAAATAAATTCATAAATTCTTTTAAATTAGTATCAATAATATTTTTCATAAAAATATAATTTTCACTTAAATAACTGCATAGTTTAGCATATGTTTTACTATTAAAACTATTAGAAGTAGCCATATCTAATATAGTTGATCCAATTTTACTAATATTTTCTGATGAAGTAATAGATTCATCAAACGAATTTAACTTTTCAGTTAATTTTTCAACGATAATAGGATATGTTTTTTCTGTAATTCTATTAATTAAAGATCTAATATTATCAATCTCTTTTTGAATACCTTCAGATTTGACAAGTTCAGTCTTTTGAAAATTTCTAATAGCTTCCCATTCCTCATCATTAACCTCTGCATACTTCTTTTTCTTTTTGAATGATTTATTAGAAGATGTGTTATTATTAAATACAGGAGTTTTATCGTATGAAGGTGATGCTACTTGATCAGCTAACAAATTTATAATAGAAACTGTTTCAGGTAAAATATTTTTATCAACAATATTCCAACTAATATTTTCAATATCTTTAAGAGTATAATACATGGTGGTCATTTGTATATTATAATATTTTAAATATTTATATCAATTTTTTTATTATTTATTTATGAAGTGACTTAAATATTATATTATTAAATATATTAATATGGATTTACAAGAAGCAAATAATTGGGATGAATTAAATTTAAAAGATAATTTATTGAGAGGAATTTTTAGTTATGGGTTTGAAAATCCGAGTCCAATTCAAGCAAAGGCTATTAAACCTATTATTAATAATAAGGATGTAATAGCTCAAGCTCAATCAGGAACAGGAAAAACGGGAGCATTCACAGTATCAGCTCTTCAATGTGTAGATGAGAAAAAGAGAGAGATTCAAGCGTTAATAATGGCTCCAACAAGGGAACTAGCGATACAAATACATAAAGTTTGTTCAAATCTAGGAGATTTTATAGAGAATCTAGATGTACAATTAGTAATAGGAGGTAAATCAATGGATTCAGATGTGAAAGAATTGGATAATAAACCACAAATAATAGTAGGTACCCCAGGAAGAGTACACGATTTAATTAGAAGAAAAAAAATAAATACAAAGACAATTAAATTAATGATATTAGATGAAGCAGATGAAATGTTATCGTCAGGTTTTAAAGAACAAGTTTATAATATATTTCAGTTTTTATCTAATGATGTTCAATTATGTTTATTTAGTGCGACCTTACCTTTAGAGATTCAAAATTTAACAGAGAAGTTTATGAGAGATCCTGTTAAAATTTTAGTTAAGACCGAAGCGATTACATTAGAAGGAATTAAGCAATATTATGTAGCTGTAGAAAATGATAACACTAAATATGAAACATTAAAAGATTTATTTGCAGCATTATCAGTAAGTCAGTGTATAATTTATTGTAATAGTATTAAAAGAGTAGCAGATTTAGCAGAAGCACTTCAAAAAGATGGATTTCCAGTATCAAGTATTCATAGTGCATTAGAGAAAGATGAAAGAGAAGAGGCATATAAAGAATTTTGTAATGGAAAAACAAGAGTATTAATTTCAACCAATTTAACTGCTAGAGGAATTGATGTTCAACAGGTAAGTAAAGTGATAAATTTTGATATTCCAAAAAATATTCATCAGTATATTCATAGAATAGGAAGATCTGGAAGATGGGGAAGAAAAGGAATGGGTATTAATTTTGTTACTCGAAGAGATATAAAAAAATTAAAAGAGATTGAACAATATTATGATACACAAATAGAAGAACTACCTATTAATTTTGAAAACAATGCGTAAATCGTTCATTAATTAATTAATTAAATTTATTAATGAGTAACAATTTTGAATTACCTATCTATTATTTAGAAAATAAACAAGAGTTAGATAATAATATTAAAGAAGATTTAGAATTTAATAAAATAAATGAATCTAAAGAAGATAGACCATGTTTGCTAAAAAAAATTTATAATCCAACATCAAAAATAGGTAATCTATATTTATCAAAACAAGGTGAATATTTTACAAACAATAAATTATATTTAAAACAAACACAAGAAATAATTAAAAAAATAAAAAAAAATGAACTTCATAAAAATTATGTTAAAAAATATGATGAATTTTATGATTTATGGAATAAAATAAGAGAAGATGAAAATTTTATAGATCGATATTACTATTGTGATGTTGATTTTTTTAAATTTTTAAATCACAACTCTTTTTTTCTTCAATTACTTAGTTTATACAATTTATTTTCACCCATTTTATCTCTTTGTATTCCAATTATTATGTTAATAGTACCTTTTTTTATGTTAAAATTTTCAGGAGTACCAATTACTATAACTTCATATATAGAAGTACTGCAAAAAATATTTTCTAAACACGCTTTAGGTAATTTTTCAAATATTATGAAAGAAGTATCATGGGAAAAAAGATTTTATGCTTTAATTTCAGTTGGATTTTATGTATTTTCTATTTATCAAAATTCTCTCGTTTGTTACCGATTTTATCAAAATTTTAAACAAATTCATAATGAATTATTTGTAATAAAAGATTATTTAAATATTACTATTAAAAATATTAACGATTTCTCAATAATTATTTCAAAACATAATACTTATACTCCTTTTTTTAATTGTATGCAAGAACGTAAACATAAACTTGAATCATTATTACACGATTTAAATAAAATTAATGATTTCAATTTCTCTCATAAAAAAATAAATGAAATCGGTTATGTCATGAAATGTTATTATGAAATTCATATTAATAACAATATAAAAGATATAATAGAATATAGTTTTGGATTTAATGCATATATAGAACATTTACAAGCTATAGAAATGTTACATAGAGAGAAATTAATTAAAAAATGTAAGTTTGGAAAAAAATTAAAATTCAAAAATATTTATAATGCTTATTTATTAGATAACACTCCTGTTAAAAATAATATCTCGTTCGATAAAAATATTATTGTAACTGGTCCTAATGCGTCTGGAAAAACTACTATATTAAAATCTATTTTATTTAATTTGATTTTCTCTCAGTCATATGGTTTTGGATTCTATGATAATGCAACTATACCACTATATAACAAAATACATTGTTATTTAAATATACCAGACACCTCAGGTAGAGATAGTTTATTTCAAGCTGAAGCAAGAAGATGTAAAGAAATTATAGATTCATTTAAATATAAAGAAAAACATTTTTGTATATTTGATGAATTATTTTCAGGAACAAATCCTAATGAAGCATGTTCTAGTTCTTATGGTTTTATTAAATATATGTTGCAAAAAAAAGTAGATTTTATATTAACTACGCATTTACATGAACTTTGCTTTAAATTAGAAGATAATATACAAAATTTAAATATGGAAGTTATTGAAAAGGATAATTATGAATTTGAATATTCATATAATATTAAAAATGGAATCTCATCCATTAAAGGAGGTATAAAAGTATTAACAGATTTATCATATCCCGAAGAAATAATTCAAGATTCACTTTTATTTAGATCAAATTATTAAATTCGTTTGTAATTACTTAAATTTATATTATAATTTATTAATAATGTACGAAATCTTAACACATCCAATTACCTTACTGTGTTTAGGCGTTATATTTTTATTAATAGCCTTATTATTCTTTTATTTTAAGAGAACATTTTCTTTATTAGAACATACTCAAATGGAACAAGCAAGAATATTGCAATCATTTATTACTAATATGGAAATGTCACGTATTAACCAAGTGAGAAATATACCTCATAATGGAGGTAGTGATTTAGTAAATTCAGAAGATCCTGATAAATTAATTAATGTAAGTGATGATGATGATGATTCTGACGATGATTCTGATGATGATTCTGATGATGATTCCGATTCCGGATCAGAAGATTCCAAATCTATAATCGATATTAATCCAGTAGAAGAAATTAATGATGATGACGAAATTAAAGTAATTCAATTGGAGAATAGCAATTTAGAAGAAGTAGAGGAATTACAAAATTTAGAAATAGAAGAATTACGAAACAGTGATGATGATGATGACGATGACGATGACGATGATGATGATGACGATGATGATGATAGTGAACAAGAAATTAAAGAAGAAATAATAGAAACACCTTTAGAAAAAATCGAACAACCAGAAAATATTGAAGTAGATTTTAAAAATATGAGCGCAAACACTTTAAAACAATTGGCAAAAGACAAAAGTTTAATAAATGAAGGAGAGAAAAAAACAAAAAAAGAATTAATAAAGATGTTAGAAGAACATAAGTAAATACATTTTCTCTGTTAGTATATATAAATGAGTTGGGGAACTTGCTATTCAGGATCAAATAATATTCATTTCGATTTTCCTGCTATTATGAGCGATGGAAGAAATTTTGCTAGATGGCAACCAGGAGCAGTAATTAATAAACAAATTAGAGAAGAAAATGGTATCAAATCTAATTGGCAATATAGACAATTCTTAACTGAAAATGCAGATTCTATTATTAAGGCTAATCAAGTCGAATCTTGTGATAATTGTTGCTATTGTCCAGCATTAAAGGTTGGAGAACCTATTTCTAATTCTCCATTTTTATATACTTCTTGTATGGATAAATCACAACCATTTGGATATGAAAATAGTAATTTAAAAAATTTATATTTATCTTCTCAACAGTTACAATGTAGAATGGTCGCTCCTATTTTAACACAAGAACAATACTTATCACAAAAATATCCTAATCCTAATTAAATTTATTTATTTGATTATTAAGTAATTAAATAAATAACAATGTTATTAATAATGAAGTTATTAAGTATTGATGTTGGAATAAAAAATTTGGCTTTATGTTTAATAAATTTAGATAAAGATAATAATTTTGAAATTGAAAAATGGGATGTAATAAATTTATGTAAAGAGGAAAAACAAAAATGTAATTGTGGGAAAAATGCTTCTTATTTATTTGATAATAAATATTATTGTAAAAAACATTGTAATAATAGTAACAAAACAATATTATGTAAAGAATTAGAAGAAAATAAATTAAAAAAAATAAAAATAAAAGATTTAAAAGAATTACTAAAAAAAGAAAATATACCTTTTCCTGAAGATAAAAGTAAACCAATCATTATAGAATATTTAAAAACATATATACCTAATAACTTTGTAATACCATTTAACAATACGATAAAGACAACGGATTTAAGTTTAATAGAAATAGGTATTAATATGAAAGAAATGTTAGATGAATTATATAAAAATATAAAAATAGATATCATAATTATTGAAAATCAAATAAGCCCTATAGCTAATAGAATGAAAACATTACAAGGTATGATAGCTCAATATTTTATAATGAATAATGTTTTAAATATAGAATTTATATCTGCTTCCAATAAATTAAAAGATTTCAGTACAAGTAAAAATACGACTTATTCAGAGAGAAAAAAAAAAGGAATTGAAGTATGTGAAGAGTTATTAGTAAATAATGACAATTTAAATAAATATTTAGTAATGTTTGGAGAAAGTAAAAAAAAAGATGATTTGGCTGATTGTTTTTTACAAGGTCTCTGGTACTTAAAAGACAAATTTAAAATAATATATAATTAATGTGTTTGATTTAAAATTAAACTTTCTTATTAAAACATAATGAATACTGACGCTGAAATTATTGATATTAGTAATTTAGATTCTGGTAAAACAATTAATATTAATAATACAATTGAACCATTAGAAGAATTTGATGTAGGAGGAAAAAGTTCTTCTTCTTTAGGTGCTGGCATTGAATTGTTAATGAATGATAAAAAGAAAAATAGTGGAAATAAAGGACTATCATCTGATATTGATATTAATGATTTGAATAATTTAGAACATGAATTAAATGATCTTTCTACAACTAAAAGAAGTATGAAAGAAACTAGATCTGATATATTTTCAGGAAATTTTAAATTAAAATCTGATGATGATGCAATTTCTATTCCAGATGAAACAGGTACTCCTCCAGGAGAAAGTTTAAATCTAGGTCAATCAACAAAAGATCAGTCTGAAGAAGAAAAGAAAACTTGGGATGGATTTGGAAAGTTTAATAATATTCCTATTAATCCGGATGTATCTAAGCCTCAAGTAGAACCACAAATGTCAAAAGAAGATATGTTAAAAGAAAAATTCAAATATCTACAAAAACTTGAGGATTTGGAAAAGAAGGGTATTAAGTTAACTAAAAAATATGATATGGAATCAAATTTACTTGAAATGAAGGGAGAATATGAAACAATTATGTCCGAAAAAGAAAAGAAAAACTCTGTAAAATTTCAAGGAAAAATGTTAATGGCTTGCATTACTGGTATTGAATTCTTAAATAATAGATTCGATCCGTTTGATGTAAAATTAGATGGTTGGTCTGAACAAATTAATGAAAATATAGATGATTATGATGAAATATTTTCAGAATTACATGAAAAATATAAATCTAAAGCATCTATGGCTCCTGAATTAAAGCTTATGTTTCAACTCGGAGGTAGTGCTTTAATGGTTCATATGACTAATAGTATGTTTAAATCTGCTATGCCTGGTATGGACGATATAATGAGACAAAATCCTGATTTAATGCAACAATTTACTCAAGCTGCAGTAAATACTATGGGACAATCTAGTCCTGGATTAGGTGGATTGATGGGTTCAATGATGGGAGCAGGAGCAGCTCCCAATATGCCTAGACAACAACCTGAATTCAATCCTATGAACAATGGACCTCCACCAGGTCCTATTGCTACCCAAGGTCCAAATTCAGCCCCCCCTCCTGTAAGATCAGGTTATGTCCCCTTAAATAATCGCCCTGATATTAATGCTAGTAGGGATATACCTCCAGCTGAAAGAAGTAGTAGACCAGAAATGAAGGGACCTTCAGATATTTCTAATTTACTTTCTGGATTAAAAGTCAAAAAAACTAATGTCAATATCCAAAATGATAATGATGAAAAAGGAAGTACTATTAGCATAAGCGAACTAAAAGAAATGCAAAATGATAATATTCCTGTTCGTTCTAAACGAAGAAAGTCTGAACGCAATACAGTTTCCTTAGATATTTAGATAAATAATTAATAATATTATTGTTAGTTATTTATTTTCTTTTACACCATTTCAATTTTCCTATTCCATAACAATCTTCGTCATGAGCTTCTAATTCTCCTGTTTCGGAATTAGTTTTCCAATACTTATTACCAGTAGTTTTATTAAAATTTAATCCTTTAAACCCAAACCCTTGAGTGACTGTGCCTCCTTTCCTTTTTTTAGTTTTATTTTTATTACCTCCTTTTAATGGTATCTTTCCTAATATCATGTCCCTTAAATCCTGCTCAGTCTGACGATTTTCATATCGTGTAACAGCTTTCTGTCTGTCTTTATTTTTAGATATAAACATTTGCTTTTTTTTATTTTGTTTTGGACTATTTGGCTCTTTAGTACTTGGAGAAAATGATATTGATTTACGAGTTTTATTTACAGACTCTTTAATTGGGGGAACATTTGGTTTACTAGAACCAATACCTCCGCCTTTTCTTTTACTTTTTTTAACCTTTTTAGACTTTCTTCTCCTTTTTGTTTTCTTTTTTCTTTTTCCACCTTCTTGATGTTCCTCAAAATCCTCTATTTGTCCTTTTATTTTTTCATTTAAATAATCTAAATTTAAATCACGATCTATTGCTTCATTATAGATTATTTCATCTAATTGATCATTTATTGATTCTAATTGAATTGAGTCTAATTGATATGGAAAATCTTGTAAATTTGAATGTATATAATGTAATAATTCTTCAATATCTTGTTCTTCTGTATTAGAATCTGCATGTATTTTAGAAATAGTATCTTTTAACTCACTTTCTATTGTTTCTATTAAATTGCGATATTCTTCATTTCTACTTCCTGGAAACATAATTGGATAATCTTCGTCGTCTGAATCCTCTTCCATTCTATTTTCATAATCTCTCTTTTTTTCTTCATAAATTGATCTTACTTCAGGATCACTTAAACACGCTTCTTTAGTATTTCTTCTACAATTAGGACATTTAAAAAGACTATCTTCTTCTTCTCGTTCGTCAAAGCTTTCTTTGTTTAATTCGGCTAAACAATTTTGAATAAAACATTGTCTATGGAATTCATGATTACATGTAGTTGTAAATCTTTCATTATTATTTATTTTTTCCATACAGATAGGACATTTTTCTTCATTTCCTCCTTTTCTTCTTCTAGTTCTTTTTTTTCGGTTTTTAGTTTTTTCTTTTTTATATAGATTATTCATTAAATATATATATTATTTAAATATATTAATAATTTATATATGAGTAATAATACTTATTTGGATAATGATGCTGACACTGACACAGATTCCGAAGATGAAAGTTTTATATATCATGATGATGGTTTAAATATTTTAGGACAAGAAAATGATAATCATGATATATTAAATGAAGCTTTCATTCAAGAAGATGTAGATCAAGGACCATTAACAATTGAGGATTTAAATACTGATCATGTAGATCAAGGACCATTAACAATTGAGGATTTAAATACTGATCATGTAGATCCAGATGAGTCTGAAACTGATGATGAACTTGATATTAGTTTTGGTGGTAAAAAGAAGACAACTAGTAAGAAAAAGACAGCCAAAAAGAAGACAGCCAAAAAAAAGACAGCTAGTAAGAAAAAGACAGCCAAAAAGAAAAAGACAGCCAAAAAGAAAAAGACAACCAAAAAGAAAACAGCTACTAAGAAAAAGAAGACTAGTACTAAGAAAAAAGGGTTATTAGGTCTATTTATGGGAGGAAAAAATAAAAAGAAACAACAACAATTTATAACTCCTATGCAACGATTAATTTAATTTTTTAAGTTTATATTTAATTGAATGTCTAATGTGAATATTCAAATCAATTGTAAATTCACTATGAATACTTGTAGATTTAGAATTAAAATAATTTTCATCAAATTTGATTTCACTGTATTCATTAATTTCATTTTCATTAAGTTCCATATATATTTTTTCGAATACATAGTCATAAAATAATTCTTTTGTTTTGTGTTTTTGAACATGAAGATCATCTCTATCGAAATAAACTTTATAAATACTATCTTTATCGATATTTTTTTCTATTTTTTTAGAATCAATTAACATTCTAGGATAAGAATTTTTTGAATTAGGTTTTTTTAGTTTAATTAAATCTTTATCAAAAACATCATATTTTGTTTCAAGATATAACACCTGATAATGCATTTTCTGATTCACATAATCACACACAACTAGTTTTAAGGTAAATCCAAACATCTCATATATAATATTATGTAATTATAATATTTAATATTATATTTTCAATTTTTTAATTTATTAATATATAATGAAAAGTTGTTGCAATATTACAAAAAAAAATAGAATGTGTAAAAGAAGAAAAGATGGAAAACTATTTAAACTACCTAGAAGATTTTCAAAAAAGAAATGTTTAACACAAAAGATAAAAGGATTTTCTATGCGTAGTTCTTGTGCCCCATTTAAATTTTGCAAAACTATTAAACAAAAAGGTGGTAAGAAACAATTTTTATATAATCCGAATGATCCAAAAAAAAGTTTCGATGTATATATTGATAAAGATCCTAGTGATACTATTCCAATTAAATATACTACAGTAAAAGATGTAGGAGACACAATAAAAAAATTAGAAAAATTATATAAAAGTGGCAAATATTCTCATAAAAGAATTTGGCAAGTCGGAATGATAATGAAAGTAAGACTAGAAGCAATGAAAAAACATAAAAAAACTAAATATCCAAATGCAAAAGATGTCACAAAAAGATTTAATTTAGCTAATAAATATTTTAAATTTTTGGGAAAAAGAACAAAAATAAAAGAAGAAGAAGAGAGAAAGAAATTAAAATTCAATCTTGTTTAAAAACATTAAATATTTCTTTAATAAAATAATAAATACTTAATAATGAAACCATTATTCCAAAGATGTATTGTATTTCTTCAATTGTATTAACATGATGAAGTAAATGAATAGGATGATCGAAATCAATTGTAGTTAAATAAATAGGATTATATTGAAATAATGAATCTTCAATTTCTTGTTTTGATAATAAAATAATTTGATTATTCATTTTTAACTGAGCACACATATTTAATATTTTTTAAATTGAAAATATTAAATCAATTTTTTAAATTATAACTCCATTTTTTTAATTCACCCAAACAAATATAATCACTAAAATTATTATGAAAATTTTTAATATCTCTTGTGACCTCTGTAATTTGAACGACTGTTCCATCTATTTTTTCCCAAAATATATATGGTTCTTTTCTACTATTATTCCTTGTGATATTTTCAAATTGCTTTTGTGAATAAAATCCGTATACTTTCATTGTAATAATAAAATAAATATATTTAAATTAATTTCAATTTTATTTAAATTTAAAATTGAAATTAATTTAAATATATTTATTTAAGTATCCAAAATGACAAACTATATTTTAATAGACGCTAGTTACTTTATATTTTACAGAGTATTTGCTCTTCATGTTTGGTGGAGAAATGCTCGTCCTGATGAGGAATTAATCAATCCATATGATAACGAAGAATTTGTAGAAAAATTTAGATCAACATTTATATCAAAGGTTAAAGAAATCAACAAAAAATTAAAAATAAAGGATGTAAAAATAATTGTGGGAAAAGATTGTCCTCAACGACAAATTTGGAGAATGGCACTACATCCTTCATATAAAGGAGGTAGGAATGAAGAAAAAAATAAGCAAGCAAATGTAGGAAATTTCTTTCAATTAGTTTATAAAGAACAATTATTTGAAAAGGCAGGTGTAGATATGATAGTAGAGTTAGATAAATTAGAAGCAGATGATTGTTTAGCTTTAACAGCAAGACACTTGTATGAAAAATATGAGGATGCACAAATTTATATTATAACGAGTGACCATGATTATATTCAATTATCAAATGATAGAACATATTTGTATAATCTGAAATTTAAATCTTTATTGGAATCGAAATCATATAGTGGTGATCCAAAAAGAGACTTATTTTATAAAATTATATTAGGAGATAAAAGTGATAATATATCAAGTGTATTTGAAAAATGTGGGAAAAAAACAGTTGAAAAGTGTTATGATGATCCTGAATTCTTTGAAGCAAAATTAAATAAGGAAAATAGAAACATAGAGTATCAAAGGAATCTACAATTAATTAGTTTTGATTATATACCTTCCATTCTTGTAGAATTATTTTATAATGATATATTAACTACATTATAATGAATTTTATTTATTTAGTATTAATAATAAATAACAGATATGTTAGATGGGAAGAAATAAAAGAAGATGCAACATTCAAAGATATATTTTTTTTACTAAAAGAGAAGTATAAAATAGAAAAGTGTATAATAGAAGTAGATGAATTAGTTATAAATAGATCTACAAATGATAAATTAATAGATTTTTGTGAAAAAAAAAAGGATCTAACATTAAAAATAATGTCGAAAGATAAGAATTATAAATTGAGTAAAAATGTTTTTTAAATATACTCATCATTTTTTAGAGAAATAGGTAAATTATTTTTAATAAAGAAACATTCGCCATTTTCTCTCCATTCTACTTGTACAGTTTTTATTTCTACACCATTTTGCCATGCCTTATAAACAGCTTCTTTATAAATTAAATCAATATTAGATGTTTGAAAATGCTTGACATCATTTCTTTGAATAACAAAACAAAGGATTGCTCTTATTTTACCTGATTTTGCAAGTTCTTCTAACTCTTGAATATGTTTTAATGCCCTAGGACTAACTACTGATGTACTATTTTTTCTGTAACCATCCGGAAAATATGCTATTTTTTCGTCCCATTTTTTAGATTCAATTAAAGATTTATAATTTTTTTTTTCCTTTTTTGGAACATCTACGTAATCAGCAAGCGGAACATTTTTAACTTCTAATACAAATGGTTTTCCATTTGAGTCAATGCCCGCAAAATCGAATCTAGAATTTAAAAATTTAACCTCTCTTTGATATCGCTTTGTATAAAGATTTAAAATGAAACCTCTCTTTAGACATTCATCAACAATAGTTTCTCCCAATTTTGGATTAATTCCAATATATATTTTATTTTCCTTTTCTTCTTGAATCGCTAATTCAATTCTATGAGAACATGTTTGATTTTTTTTTTCAGGTAAAGTAGATAACAAAATAGTTGCTTCTTTATCAGCTAGTCCACAACATCCTAATGATGGACTATGTCCTAGAATTGAATTATTATTAATTAACACATCTGCAACATAAGGAGTCTTACAAAATTGAGATGGGCGTTTAATAATAGTTCCTTCACACAGATTCATTTTAAATAATAAGTTTTCCATTTTAATTTATTAAATATTAAATAATAAAAAATTAAAATCAATTTTATTATTATAATGAGTAAAAATGATAAATATGAACATGTAGGACTTTTAGCAGCAATATTATCACTAATATCTTTTTATAGTTTAGTATTTCATAATTTTAAAGTACAAAATACAACTAGTTTAGGGTGGGTCTGGTTAATTTCAGGTATACTGACCCAAATGTGTTGGGCTATTTATGCATATGCAAATAATATATTACCTTCGCAAATTTTAAGTCCATTGATGATAATAGGATTTTTATCTCTAACATTTTTAAAAGTAAAATTAGAATCAAATATATTACCTGGATCAACAAACAAACATAATCCTCCACAACATAAAACGAGTGGAGAGTTTGTTAATTAATATTATATTTTTCTTTTAGATTTTTTGATTCTTTTATTTTTAGATTTTTTGATTCTTTTATTTTTAGATTTTTTGATTCTTTTAGATTTTCTCTTTTTTTTTCCGCCATTTAACACTTTTGGGTAATAAATAGAAGTGTTTGGTATTTTATCTACTATAGAATTATATTCTGATTGAACAACGGATAATTCTAATGGTGTATAATCGATTAGAGTAAGAAGATTATTTAAGTTATCTAAATCAGATAATTTAATATTGTAATTATCATTTACACCTACTATTTGTGCTGCTTTAAATATTTCATGTATAGAATGATTATAAGGAGTCATAAACACAATAGAAGCTAATATTATTATATTTAAATTAATATTATTAAAAAATCTTGCTAGTAAAATATATATCATAGTATGACCTGATAGATTACTAACAAAATATTTATTATATTTTTTTTGTAAATTTAATGAAAAACTCAATGGTTCAATTGGTTTCATATAACAAATGGGTGGAGTCCATGGAGGTCGTTCATATAATTTATCTACTTTTGGGTTAACTCCATTACTCTTTATATATTTTTTTTCTCTATTTGAAAGAGGTGGAAAAATAGGAAAATATTGAAAAACATCACTTATACAATCAGTATTAATCGATGTTTGTTTTTCATAACTTCTAGACATTTGTTTAATATAGTTTTGTGCGGGTAATTTTTGAACATCTTGGTAAGGAATTCCATAAATAAGAGCATGCCATAACCAACAAATAGTAATGGGTGAGGAATATTTTTTTGTTTCTGGATTGAGAAATTCTTCTTGCATCATTAAATATAATGGCTTACATCCACTTCTATTGGTAATTTCTTGTCCATTTAAATTATTATAACACTGATTTACTTCTAATATGTCAAATCCTAAAATATTTTCTATTAAATTAATAGTTTTTTCAATATGGTTTATGTCTAACGTGGGATATTTCTTTTGAAATTCAGTGATATTATTTGATTCTTTATATGTTTGATATTCAATTACAATTGAAAACATAAAACATGATGAATCTGGTCGTTGAAAATTTTTAACAATTGACATTAATTCTCTAATATTTAGACTTGGAATAAAATTTTGTTTTAATTCTAATAAATTTTTAACTGGTACTAAATTAGGAGAACCTTGTGGTTTAATTAATGGTTCTCCTAATTGTCCAGCTTCATTCATTAAATCAAAAAACAATATTTTTTTCTTTATTTCATTAAATATGTCATTCTCGTTCCATCCTATACTAGAATAACTTGTTTCAACCAAGTTTATTTGATCACTAATTAACTTAATAATTTCTTCTTTAATATTTTTCATATTCTGTGATTTAAAAAGAGTGTGTGCTATAGCATAATTATAAGCAACTGAAGAGGTATCCATATCTAATATATATATATATATTTTATATATATATTAGATTAGCAAAGTTTTGTTAATATATTTAATATTTGTTTTCTTTTAGGATATAAGTAATATGCTAACGATCCTCCTACAATATATCCTGCTAATATTTGGATAATATTATGACATCCTTTCATATATCTTCCTATAGCTACTAATAAAATAGGAATATTATATAAGATAAAATTACTAAAATTAATATTTTTTGTTTTTAATAATAAATAAATCATAACAAAACTTATAGATGTCATATGACCTGATGGAAATCCTGATTCATCATCCACTAAACCACCTGTATTAAATAAACCACAATTTCTTGCTCCATTAGGTCTTTTAAAAACGAAGGATGGTTCCATATTTGTAGTTATTTTTTTTGAAATACTTGGTATTATTATAGCTAACATAAAACCAATTATGGCAACTATATCTAATGTAACAATAATATATACATTAACAAATAATACCAACAAAGAAAAAAAATCATAAATAGAGCTAATTTGAACCATATATAGTATATGGTGAAAAATTTATTATAAGTAAAATAATTTATATAATAATATTTATATAGATAATATGCAAGCAACAGCAGTATTTCAATCAAAATTAAAAGGTAGTTATGTAACTTTTTTTCAAGATAGTCCTAAAATGCCTATAAAAATAAATATTCATGTAAAAAATCTAACTCCTGGTAAACATGGATTTCATGTTCATGAAAAAGGTAATTTATTGAAAAGCGATTGTTCACAATGTGCTGGGCATTGGAATCCTAAAAATAAAACACATGGTGGATTAAATGATATTGAAAGTCATGCTGGTGATTTAGGTAACATCATTGCCAATGAAAATGGTGAAGTAAATACTCACATATCTACAGAAAAAATGACTTTATATGGAAAATATTCAATAATAGGAAGATCAATTATAGTTCATATGGACGAAGATGATCTAGGTAAGGGTGGTCACAATGATTCATTAACAACTGGACATGCAGGAAAAAGATTAGATTGTGCTGTGATTGGATATGCTTAATATAAAATAGGTAACTTGTTTGGATATTTTTTACATAATTGAATATTATAATAACTTCCTATAACGAGTGTAGAGATATAGCAAGAACATATTATATTAAATTTTAATTTATTATTCATATTTAATATAATATTTTATCTTTAATTAAAAACATAAACATTTACCACCAAAACCAGGTATAAATCTTCCTAATTTACCGTCTTCACATAAACATGAAGATGGTCCGTAAGCAGAAGAAGGTGTTTGTAAACAAAACTCTTTTGAGTAACCTTTAGATCTACAACTATCGAATTGTGATGATTGAAAACCCTCAGTAAATTTCTTTTGAGAGAAAATACTAAATAATACGAAGATAAATAATAATAATATAATAATACGAGAAAATTTCATTATATATATATCTTTTTATTTTTTTTAGATCGAGCTTTATATTTTTTACCACCTTCATAATAGTAAGTTCTCTCGGTAACTTTTTTAGGTTTATTGGATTTAGGTTTAGATGGAGGAGTATATGATGGAGGAGGTATAGCACTAGAAGGAGCAGTTTTGTCTTTAGGTGCTTTCAATCCTACTAATTCATTATATTCTTTTAAAATAGATTGTTTTTTTTGCATACAATTTAATTTCGTAGATTCAGTAAAAGTAATAGATGTACCTTTTTTAAGAACGAATGTAATAGTAATAGAAACAATAGGAGTTTTTTTATTAGGAACTGGTGTTAATTGATATTTGTTATTCCAAATATAATTATTAATTGTATATTTGTGAGCACCAATATTAAGAGAATCATTCTTTTTAAAAAATAAATCTAATATAAATTTGATATTATTATATAAAATACCTTTAGTTTGTGCTTCGGAAATTTTAATAGGATCATACATATTTTTTTCTTTTAATCTTGTAATAAAATTATCAAATTGTAATGGTGAAAGAAATATTTTTTTAATGTCATCCTCACCTAAATTTTTATCAAATAATCGTTTATTTAAACGAATACTTGGAATAAATAATAAATTAGGAAACGAAGAATATAAAGAAGGATTACTCATCGATGGTATATATTTTTCATCTTTTACAATAATTCCTTCATTAGTGGAAGCATTAAAATTAATTTTTAATATATTAGTACTCATATTATAATACTAATATATAATTTATGATAAATTATGATAATAATTCAATAAGTCTGAATTTCTTTCCTTTTCTTTTTGTCTTCTTGCTTTTTCAAGTGTTTCAATCGCTTTGTTAATTTCACCATCGCTAATTCTACCATCTTTATTTTTATCTAAATCTAAATATCTATATTTTTCAGGTAATATACAGTAATTACTTTTATGATTTAATAAAAATTCTGATAATACCATAAAACTGGCTGTTAATACTAAAGCGACAACAATATCTCTTGTACCCATCCATGCAATAGTAAAAATAAGTAATTCTCTGGCAACATTATATTTAATGAATGATTCCATAGAATCGCTTAATCTAATTTCTACAAACCTAGAACCAATATTTAACAAAATCATCATAATACCGGTAAAATATTTACTACTATTTAAAGTATTTAAAATATCATAAGGAATCATTGTATATATTAGTATTAGAAAATAGTGAAAAATAAAGCTATTAACCCCACAAACAGATAAAATATTTTTGGACAATAATTTAACTATTCATGAAAACATAAATCCATATTAATATATTCCTAACGATCTTCTTAAATCCCGAAATTTTGTATCAAAATGATAAGTGACAACTTCGTGAGCATCTTTTAAATTTCTCACTTGAGGACGAAGGGTTTGTCTAAAATATGTATTAAAACCTTCTTTCATAAAAAATTCATTCTTTATTATTAGAGAAAATAATATTAGATATACTGAAAATGCTATTACTCTAATTAATATTTTTAATTTATTCATATAAATATCAATTTATTTTTTTTTGGTTGCATCTTCACGATTTACATTTACACTGTTAGAATCCATTGCTCTTAAATTTTCTTCATTGGTTACTTGTTCTTCACCTGAAACAATTTCAAATTTACAATCTTCATCACAAGGATTACAATTTTTACCAGTAAATTTAATATTAGGGAAACTATCTTTTACTTGTTCTGGTGTAATAGTTTGGTTATCTTTCATTAATTTACCATCAACACAATTAGTTTTTTTAAATGAAGTAATATTAGAATCTTTAGAAGAATCTTGATTACTCATTTCCCCATCCATACCTTCAATAACATTTTGACTTAATGAAATAAAAATTAATATGACAATAACGCCAAAAACAATATTATAATGAACGGCGATTATAGCTAGAATTAAAAATACTAATTTTGCTAAAATACTATCAAATGTAAAATACTCCATCATTCTTATATACATAAAAATATATTATTTCCGAAACTAAATTTAAAATTTTATCTATATTTTTTATAAGTATGTCTTTAGCAACCTATGCATCAGAATTTAATACTAATGAAAATATTAATCCTATTCAAAAAAAAAGAGAAAATATGAAAAATAGAACATTAAAGAGACGAGAATCTAATAAAACAAATCCTAAAATAGAAGCTATGGTAAGAAAAATACATGATGATGAAGAAGATACTGATTTAACTGAATTTCAACCATTAGGACCCCCTTCTTCTGCAGGAATGGAAAGAATAGATGCTCAAGGAATGGAAGAAGGTTTAGAAGAAAGATTAGATGTTCAACAAAATCCTCCTTTATCATATGAAAATCAACAAGCAAAAATGAATGTTCAAGAAAATTTTTCTCAATTACCTAGTGAATATGCTAAACAATATTATCAACAATATGTACCATATTTCAATCAAATGTCAGATGATTTAACACCAAACGGAGCAAATAAAGATGAACTATTAACTAAATTAAATCAAATAATCTATTTATTAGAAGAACAACAAGATGAAAAAACTGGACATGTGACAGAAGAATTAATTTTATATTCATTTTTAGGAGTGTTTATCATTTTTATTGTAGATTCATTTGCCCGAGTAGGAAAATATGTAAGATAATTCGTATAAGTATTTAAAAACATTTATACAAATTAATTATAGAATGGAAAATAATATTTCAATGCAAACTGACGAGAAACCACAACAAACACAACCACCTAAACTTACTGAAATTAGTGTAACAAATGAAAACGAAGCTTTAAATCTTATGGTTTCATTTTTACATATGGCTCAAAAAAGAGGCGCTTTCAATTTAGAAGAATCTGCAAAGATATGGGATTGTGTCCAACTCTTTATGAGAAAAGCTTAAAAATATTAATTATAATTTAATTTAATATTTTTTAATTTGAACAACAAGTATAAGTAACACCTGCAATTGGATTTCCAGTACATCCACCTTGTTGATAACTGCATACTCCATCAGTAAAATAATAATTAGTAGATCCTAGTTTGTCTTGACAGTATTGACACATCCAATCACAACCAGTTCCAGAACCAACTGAAAAACTTACACAATTATTATTAGGAACAATTTCTCCACAAGTATTCTTATCTAATGCCTTGGCAAGATAGAATGAAGCAGCAAGTAAAATTGCAATAAATCGCATTATATTTATTAATTGATAATATATTTAAATTGTTTAACAGAAAAAATATTTTTTTCTTTCATTCCATTCTTTTTTCATTAATGCCTTAAATTCAACAAAATTCATATCAGAATCAGGGTCATATTGAACAATTTTTTTATTATCGTCTATATAATCAAAATAATCATAATGTTTGTGATTATTAGTTCCATACATATAACATTGAATAGTAATACAAGTTTGTTTTTGGTTGATATTTTTTAATTGATGAATTTGATTTAATTCTGGACTTATCCAAGTTATATCATCCTTGTCAAAGTTAGCTTCTCCAAATGAATCAATATTTTTTTCTTCACTTAAAAATGGGAATAATGTTACATTGATAGAACCATGTAGTACTCTTATAACAGCATTAGAATTAGCATGACTATGAATAGGTGAATAATGATTAGATGGCCAAATTTCCATTACATATGGAATTCCAGGAGATTCTCCACTATTTTGTCCTAATGTTATACGTAAATATGTTTCGCTAATATTAGGAGTATCAGGATTAAATTCAGTACTTTTTTCTATTAATTTTTTATTACACCAACATCCTTCTGTAGCAATACTGTATTCAATTGCTTTTGAAAAATCTGGGAAATCAACATCATCTAATACAAATTTTTTTCCAGATATACAGTCATATAATTTTTGATTGACTGGAGTTAAAAAAGAATTAGGTAAATATCTATATTCGGCAATATCGTTCATTGTAAGTTCATTTGTTTTTTTAATTTTTAAAGCAACTGGGTTAACAATTGGATCTTTTAAAATTTTTAATTTAGATATATTTGAGATATTACTTATAGTAGAAAGTGATTCCATAAATTTTTTATTTAATTCAAATTCTTCATTATTATCAGAAGACATTTTATATTCAAATACAATTGTTTCTGGTCTAGCTTCTCCAATACCAAATTTAATTGTTTGGTCTTGAGAATCTAAACTGACCCAATAAAAAACACCTTTTATATTTAATAAACCTTTCTCTCCATTAGCTTTTTTAGAATTGATTCCATCAGAATCTATTGTTAAATTAATTCCAGAAGAATCTATTATAAATTTAATACATTGTTTATTATTATCATTATTAAAGATATCAAATTTTAAAGGTACGTTTGCATCATAAGCAGTAAATAAATATGTACATTGTCCTTTAACTGGTAAATTAAATTCAGTCTTAATATAGTTCATTATAAATATACATATGATTAAATTTAAAAAAAAATAACTAAAATAAATAAAGTCAAATTAAATAATGTTAAGTTAATTTTTTATTTTTTTTCGTTTTGATTTTTTTTTTACTTTTCATGGTTTTTAGTATAATATAAGGTTTACTTCCTAATGGGAGTAATTCTTCTTTTCCAAAATCTTTATTTCTTTTAAGATTTAATTCTCTTATTAAAATTCCTATTTTGGGATTTCTTACTATATACCTACCATCTTCTCTTTTTTTAACAATCCATCTATATCTAGGTCGTTTATTACTAGGTATATTAACTAGTATAACTTTTCCTATATATTTTTCCATATTATATAAAATATAAGACAATAAATTTATGTTATATTTTATTCGGGTTTTTGGAAAACATATAAATATTGATATTCCATTTGCGCCATTAGTAAATCAACTTCTGCGTATGTAATAAATCCGGTTTCTTTTGCCATATTGATAACATTTTGTCTTTGAGGAATCCACATTTTATGACTATTTTCTCTTACTTTATTAGAACCTGGAGTTGTATCTTTAAATATTTCTCTAAATTGAACAAAATCATTTGGAAAGGTTTGAAAGTCAGCTTTATAATCAAAATTATTAAATACTACATTAGAAGTTGTTATCCTATTTTCAGAGAAACTTTGAGGATTAACCATAACAAATGGTTTTGCTGCTGGTACAACAGGATCAAATTTATTTTTATCTACTAATTGAACTACAAAATATCCACCTGGCTTTAACCAATTATATATATTTTGTAAAAATTGCATTTTATTTTTATAATAATAAAAAGTTAAATTTAAACATACAATATGAGTAAATTGACCTGGATTGAATGTCATAGCCTTTACAGGAGATCCTACTTTAAAATTTAATCCAGGATATTCGTTTTTTGAATAATTAACCATTGCTGATGATTCTTCTAATCCTGTTACATTATAATTTTGCTCATTGAAAGTATTTACAATATGACCAGTACCACTTCCAATTACTAAAATATTACTTTCTGTAGTAGGTTTTGTAATATTTTCTATACTTCCTACTTCATAAATATTAGAAAGTTCTCTGTAAAATAATTGATCATATATATTTACATAAAAATCATCATATAAATCAAGTCCCTTTTTCACTACAAAATTTTCTTTTTGATCAATAAATCCTTCTCTAACAGGTAACATTTGTTTATAAATACAAACTAATATATAGATAATAGCTAATAAAATAACTAAATGAAACCAAACAGGTAATTTTTTCAACTTATTCTCGATTCTTGTGTATATCTTAGAAAAATTCATCTTATATGTATAATTATGTTATTTTTTTTATAAATAAATAATAATGGACGAATTTGAAATAAATGATATGCGAGGTGTAAATGAATTTAAAGGAATTACATTTTCCAAATTTAAAAAAACAGATGCTAAAAAAGAATTACTAAATAGCCTTAAAGATGGTAAAATCGAAAATGCCCTCAATTGGAGTGCAGAATTTATATGTAGTGGTGCTTTTATAGATTTATGGGATATTTTATTAAATTTTATAGGAAAACATATACATTTAGGTAACCCTAAATTACCTATTTATTTAGATTTACGATTTAATAATTTTAAAGAAATAATTCAATGTGGATACATAGGCTTTGAACTGAATATGCGTAATAATAACAAAATCAGAAAACTATTTGGAGAGATAATAATTGTATTATGTAAATCTCAAAAAAAACATTCTATTGAAAGTATTAAAATACAGAAAGCAAGTGAATTTGATATGACAACTATATCTACTAAATTAAAAGCTCCCAATGTAAATTATGCAACTGAATTATTTAAAAAAGATGATCCTAAAGAGCTATTTATTGGTCTAAATGAATTTATGTACCATTTATCTAAAGATTCTTTAAATTCTTTAGATGCTTGCTATTGGATGGAATGGATATTGGAATTTGAAAATATGTGTAAAAAGAAAAAGGAAATATGTATTTGTGAAAGAAGAAGTTTTGTATCAGTAGAAGAAAAATTTCAAAAAGAACCAATATGGATGATTTGGGATGCGATTTTCATAAGTAATATTGCTAAGAAATCTGAAATTTCAAAAAAAATATTAAAAAGTATTTTTGATTTATTTTGTATTCGTTATACCAGTGGCGCTAAAAGAAAAAGAAAATATTTAATTTATTTTGCAATTTCTCTCATTACTGAAAAAATAAATGATAAAATCCCTATTATTAATGATAAGTCATTAATAGATAATATTAACAAAAAAATCAATTTAATTTACAAAGAAATTAAAAAAAATGAAGTTTCACCAGCTATGGATTATCTATTTACTGGAGTAGAAAAGAGTAATAGAGAGAAAACAGTTGAAAAATTAGAGACAATGAATAAAATGAATACCATAATCAGAAATTAATATCCTAATATATATATGAAAATCAAAAATATATACTCATTTAAAAGAATCTTTTATTTATTAATAATTATTTTAATTATTAAATTAATATATAATTATTTTTTTTCATTTCCTTTTCCTATATATAATTTTCCTGATATAACTAAAACTCACTATGAAGAATTAATTAAAGGAAAAGAACCAGTATTATTTAAAAACGTATTGAAACAAAATATTGAATGGAATGATTTTTGCGAGAAATTAGGAGATAAAGAACTATCTGTTAGACATGGTGATTATGGTTCAACAGAAGGAAGGAAAGAAAGATATTTTAAAAAAGAGAAATTAAGAAATGTTTGTCAAAATATTAATAATTCTTCTGGATATGGAGGAAATAATGTAATTTCTCTCGATGAACAGAAAAAAATACAATTAGAATCAAGTAATCCATCTATTAATATGTTTCAAAAAGCAAAAATGTGGATGGGTCCTTCTAATTCTAGAACTCCATTACATAAAGATGCTCCAGATAATCTTGCTATTCAATTATATGGAAGAAAAAAATGGATATTCTATAACAAAACTAGTAATAAAAATTTATGTTTTGATGAAAATAATTCTAGATTAGAATGGTCAAATTATTCTATTAATAATTTTTTTACTTGTCCATCCGCTTTATTGGCTCGTAGATATGAAAAAGTTATGGAACCCGGAGATATGCTTTATTTACCATCACAATGGGGTCATGATGTAGAAAATGTTACGAATAGTATTATGATTAATTTATGGTATTAATATTTTATTTTTAATAACTTATATGTAACCCATGTTGTTATATAAAATAATATTCCTCCCCAAAACATATCTACAACAGAAGGTACGTATTTATATTTTTTAAATATTGCTACATTTGTAAAATCGAATACTCCATAAATACAAAATCCTAATAAAAACGCATCGTTAGGTGATTTTCTTTCCATTATTATAAATTTGTATAAAACAAACAACATTAATATATAAACTATAATAGCTCCGTATGGATTTAATGTCATTTTCTCTCCTTGAATATTTTTAATCATAGGATCAAATAGAGGTCCACCAATATTAGACAAATAAACAGCGTCCAATGATAACATAGTAAAAGCAGGAATTATATAATCCATTATATATTTTACTTATATAAAATTATCATGTTATAAATAGTATATTTTTATATATTATTTTTATATAATGGAATCAAGTAAAAGTAAAATACCTTCTGGTGTAACTATTGATATTGATGCATCTCCAGAATCAAGTAAACCTAGCTCTATATTAGGCTTTTCTACTTCATCTCCTTCAGTAGAAACTTCAGCCACATCACCATCTTCATCTAAATCTAAAGATGGATTTTTTAAATCTAATGGTAAAAATAATTTTTTTAGAATTGGTGTAATTGTTATTATCTTATTATTTCTTGGTGTCAATATTTTTTCTTATTTAGGTGATTCTTTACAAAAAGTTAAAGACTCTCATTTTATTCAAAGTATTTTAAAAAGTCTAGGATATGGTATTACCCAAACTACCAAAGAAGTTACTGAAGTTACTGCAGAAGGAGCTAAATTAGGTGTAGATATAGCTGCTGGAACTGTAGAAAGTGGAATTGATGTGATTCAAGGACAACTTGATATTGATCCTAATCAAAAATCATCTACTACTACAAACACTTCTACTAAAAAAAGTTCCTCTACACAAAATACTTCATTAACCGCAGCTTTAGCTCATGCCGAAGACCAATATGAACCTCAACCCGATGATGCCACTAGTTCAACTCAAAGAGCAAGTAGCGGAAAAGCAGGTTATTGTTATATTGGAGAAGATAGAGGTTTTAGAAGTTGTATTAAAGTAAATGAAAATGATAATTGTATGTCGGGAGAAATTTTTCCATCCCAACAATTATGTGTTAATCCCAGTCTTAGAGAATAAATAGTTTTTAAAAATATATTTAATTTAAAAATTATTATTAATTTAAAGGATTAATACCTTTTTTTCCTACAGGAAATCCCTTATCCCCTCTAGTCCAAGCAGTTTGAGGCCATTTTGTATTTCCTCCTTTATATGTTCGTCTTACTCTATAATTATATAAAGTCGCATCAGGATAATTACTGATTAACATTCTAGGACCAGGAGTATTATTTTGAGAAGTGAATGCAGAGATAACCTTTGAATTTGTACATTGTAATGGACCATAAGGACTGAATGGTCCGGGTCTCTCATTAAGTAATTTTAAATTTTTTGTATTTGGATCTGTATAAGAATCTGACTGTGTTGCAAATGTTGAACCTCTTTGCCTTCCAATACCTCTTGCTAATCTTGAATAGAGCTGTTTACTAGACATATTTGCATTATTGTTTCTATATTGAAAAATTTCTGCTTTTCTTTTTTCACTCAGATTATATCCTCCCGATGTAGGTTGCATATTTTCTCCTTCTCCATCTATATCTGGACAATCTGTAGTTGCTCTGGTCCATACACGAGGAGGATCTGGTCCTGGTCCTGTATCACATCCATTATTAGATGTATATAATGTTAATAGAAATTCTAAACTAGTACCATATTCATTTGTTGCTGTAATAGATAATGTTATTTGAGAAAATGTTATGGAATTATAATCTACAGTTATTTCACCTGTAGAACTATTGAAAGTAATCCCTGAAGTGACTGAACTCATAGTGAGCTGAAATGAACTAGGAGAAGCTATAGTAGTAGCAGTAAGAGTAATATTTTTTGTCAAATTAATAGAAGATCCTGAAATATAAGATGAATAATTGGTAATTACAGGAGGAGTAAAGAAAGTTATGAATATTACTCCATCTCCACCAGAACCACCATTATTGAAATAATAAAGCCACTCGGTACTAAACGTAGAATCATTTGTTCCCGCTTGTCCTGCTCCTCCTCCTCCCGACCCATATGTAGTAGCATTTTCACCACTTGCATCTGTTAATGTTCCAGTTGAACCAACTCCTCCTCCTATACCATTTAATCCTGCTTTACCACCATTATTACTTGTTTGAGGTTGAGTCCACTGATCAGTATCATACTGAGGTGATGTTGAAGCATCTCCTCCTCCTCCACCTCCCCCAAAAGAAACATTATAAGAATCATAAATTTCTATTGTTTGGATTGGTGATGAATTACCACCTGCTAAAGGGGAGTTGGTCGATGAACTACTATCATTATTTACTCCTTCCCCACCTGAACCTCCTTCACAATTATTTATATATATTATATTAGAAGGAGGATCAGGATTATCCCCAGTCCAATTTAATTTTCCAGGTGTCCCTGGTTGAGGAATATAAGATGTCCATAAAGATTCACCACCACCACCTCCCTCAGCAAAAATACTTCCATCTGGAGTAGTAAATGTAGAATGTCCACCATTACCACCATCTACACCCTCTCTTGGTGATGTTGTTGACCCTACTCCTCCTAGACCACCGGATCCCACAGTATAATTATATGTTGAGGAAATATCTTGTAAAACTATATTACCAAATCCCCCCCCTCCTCCTCCTGTTCCAGATCCCCATGACATATTAGCAATATCACCCCCATCATTTTGACCGGAACTAGCACCACCTCCTCCTCCAGCAGATATTACTAAATTAATACTAATATCATTATTAATCAATACATCTGTAAATGACAATGTTCCAGAACTAGGAAGTAAGGAAAAAGAAATATAATTATCTTGAAATATATAACTAGATATATTTGTAACAGAACAATAATACTGTAATTCAGTCATAATTAAATTAATATAATAAGATATAAAATTTATTATATTAAAAAATAATGTTATTTAAGGATTATAAGAATCTCTGTTACCAGCAAAGAACCATCTTAATGATAAATATCTAGGTTTAGAATCAGTCATACTTGAACTAGTCATTTGCATATTTGGACCGGCATCAACAATTCGTTGTATTTCAGCAGTACCAATACCATAGTTAAAGTACCTTAAGTCTGATAAATAACCAGAGAAACCACCATTCATAGCAACATAAACATCACCAAAGTTTTGTTTAGGTACTCCTCTCATGATTAATCTTTTAGATAATTTACCATTAATATAAACATCTAATTGATGATTTTCAACTCTAATTTGTACACATAACCATTTATTAATAGGGATATCATCAATAACAAGTTTTTCAGTAATATTATTAAATGTATTCATAACAACCACTAAAGCATTAGTATCTGGTGCAATGTATAATCCAGGTGCATTATTAGGGAAGTTCATACCGATAGGAGGATTAGAATAATTAATATTATCATTACCTTTGTGAAATACATGTCTAAATTGTCCTTGTTGATAAACAAGATCATCAATAAACATCCATACTGAGTATGTAAATTCAACACCTTCGTTTTGGTTATCAGAGCGTAATAAAGTAACAGATCCAGAAGAAGTAGGATCTTGTGGAATAATTTGCATGGTTTTGGCATCAACCATACCGCTAAATAAATATGGAGAACCATTAAAAGAGAACAACCATGCTAAAAACTGTGCAGAAAATCTGACAGCAACAGTAAAAACAACAACAACTAATAAGAGAAATGCGATTTTTGCTACTAAACTATTAGATTCTAAGAAATCCTTAGTACCTGATACACTTTTATCTGTTTTAAATGAATCAAATGTTCCTGCTCCTGAAGAAATATTTCCAGTACTTGACATATCTATATATTATACATAAGAAATTTAGATATGAAATTTAAATAGTAAAGCTTCCTTGTTGTTCACCATCTTTTAAATAAGAAACTTCTATTTCATAAGGGAAATTACCAAGAGAGCTGCCACCATATCCGGATTTATAAATATTATAAGCTTGTTGAGGATTAACAGCATCTCCATAATAATGAATATTTGAAGTATATCCGGAGAACCCTCCTAATGGGGTAACATATACAGGAGCATTATTAGCAATTTTGGCAACTCCAGGAAGAACACATGTACGAACCAATTTACCATCAACATATACATCTAAAGTTCTTCCATATAAACTGACAATGAGATTGACCCATTTTTGAATAGGGACATTAGCTACATTACAAGTATGAGTAGAACCAGAGTTAGATTTACTGGAAGGATAAACGGTAGTTTCAATTTTAACATTATTTTCAATTGCTCCTAAAACTATAGATGGAGAAGGTTTTAAATCTGCATCTAATCTTCCTAAAACAATTTTAGGTTCACCATATCTATAACTCCAATCATCAATATAAAACCATACGCTATATGCAAAATTAGAAGCGTTAGATTGTTCTAAATCGTCTGCAGCGATTTTGGTAACTTTTTTAGCATCATTAAGTCCTGATAGCTTGGAAGAATCTCCCATTAACCATCTAACAATTACAATGATCAATAAAATAACAACAACACCTATTATAATGTTTTTCACAACCATGCTAATATATTATACATTTAGAAATTTTCTAAAGTAAAGGAGGATTTAAATTTTTAACGGAATTATATAACCAACTAATTTTACCTCGTGATAAATTGTCTCTAAAATACCTAACATTGCAAATACCTCCTTTAATTCCATCATTAGTTCCAGAAGTAATAAGTGTATTATGATTATAAGGAACAACACCTTGTTCAGATGCTACTAATTCATTATTTATAAAAATATCTAATGTAGATCCATCGTAATTAACAACTAAATGATTCCATTTTTGCATTTTAAAATTTCTAGTTTCATATAAGATTCTTTCATTTTTGCCTTGAGTTTTCAACATAATTTTGAGTTTATTTTTTAACACATTAAATAAGATATTAGGTTTATCTCCAATATTCAGTAAAGAAGTATATTCAGTATAACTAGGATTAGTTTCAGGCGGGAATGAATCTAAAAATATCCATGATGAAACAGCAAAATTATAAGAGAAACGTTTATCACCAGTATTTATATTTTTCGTGTAATTTATATCTTTAAAAGAGCCTAAACTTTCTTTTGAATTTAAATTAATAGGATCAGAGATAAGTTCTGTTGAATTATGAGAGAGAATAAATTCATACAACCAAGGAAGTATAAAGTATAAACTAATTAACAATATTTCACCTATAAGTAATAAAACTATAGATTTTGTAGTAATAGAGTATTGGTATTTAATGTAATCAATAAAATCAATTAACAAACAAGGGAAATAAAATATAATTTTTTTAAATAAAGAAGTCCAAGATGGTTTTGCATCAGTAGGTTCACCTTTATCATATTTAAATAATTTTAATAATATAGCTACAATACCAATAAAAATAAAAAGATTTATAATGAGAAATATATATTTACTCCAGTCACTAAAATATGTTGTAAAATTGAAAATAACATAAGCTAAAAAAATAATAAATAAAATAAATATAATAGAACTAAAGATTTTTCCAAAATAACTAAGAGTACCTGACTGTTTTTCATTATCAAATAAGTTTTTTCTTTTAACATAAAAAAATAATGTTAAAATAATTAAGAATCCTCCAAACATAGCTAAAAAAATAGCTGCACCGCCATTATTTTCATTAATCCAATCATAAGGATTTTTTAAAAATAATGTGGAAATAATTATTGTATATATAATAAATCCTAAGGCATATGTTACTTCTATTGGAAATGTTTTAATACCCCCTATTATAAAAAATTTTAAAAGTTCATATATGAATGAAAATAAATATTGTATTTTCTCTAAAGTAGTAGTTCCAGTTTTATTATAAGATGGTTCCGATTTTCCGGTTTTTTCAGTTATTTGTTGAGGAATAGATTTTTGTGAAGTATTTGTTGAATTTTTTGCACTACTCATTTAATAAATCGTTAGAAATAATTTAGAGATTTTCCATCGCTGTTTTTCTACCATGACAATCTCTACACATAGCCACTAAATTATCCACATGATTAGATCCACCATGTTCTAATCTAATTTTATGATCAACTTCGAACCATGCAGGTAGTTGTTTGTTACATCCCCCACATGTCCAGCCTTGTTGTGCAGCTACAAATTTTTTTTTGGTCTCACTAACACATCTTTTAGTACCTTTTTTTCCAGAATCCATAATTCTATTAATTTGTTGTTGTTCTTGAGAACCAGGCATAAATGAAGTCTGATTTGTAAAATCAGTAAAAGGCGTGAATACATCTAAAGAAGATTTGGCAGTAGGCATATGTTTAATAATATTAGTAGCTTGTTGAACAATAGTTTGAGATTCTGATGGATTTTTTTTAATAAATAAATAAATACTTAATCCTGCAAATGCGAATCCAGCCATTTTAAAATACTTTTGCCACCCTTGTATTAATTTAATATAATTACCGTCGTAGTAAGTATTTGCAATAAAAAATCCTGTAATTGCTAAAATAAGTAATTCTAATTTCATATAATATTTATAAAGGTTATTTTTTATAAATATTAAATTTAGGTTAGTTCAGTAATAACAGCTGATAAATTTACTTCATCGTTTTTTTTGTTTTTTTTAGTTTTAGATTTTGATTTACTTTTAGAAAAATTACTAATTTCAGCAACACTAATAGGAGATTTTTTTGTTATGGATTTAGATGGGATTAATTTAGTAAATGAGAATTTTTTATCATGATTAATAAAGATATTTAATTCATTTATGTTAGAAATAATTTTATTTATATCATATTTTTCATCTCCATTGGAATATATTGATTCAACTATCATACTTCTAACTCTGTTCAAAAATATTTTTTTCATATCGTCACTTAATTTAAAGTCTTCTATTTTTATTTGAAAAAATGTATAATATGTTGTCATTAATCCAAAAACATCACTATTATATAAATAACATTCTAAGAAATATTTATCTAAATGAAACACTAAATTATCATCAGTGTATTTCATCAAAATATCTGTAATATAATTTGATAAATAATACAAATAATATCCATATTCAATTAAATCGTTTCTTTTAACTTCAGATAAATAAGTCTCATCACTAATAGAAGGAGAAAAAATAGTATTAAACAGTTGGACATTATCGTCATAATATCCATAATATCGAGCCAATTTAATTAAATATTCATTTATGATATAATTTCTAACATTAGTTCTATTAAACAATATAATTCCGTCTTTTACACGTTGTAAAAATATTTCGTAATTTAACTTAAATTCATTTGAAATTATCATAGATGAAAATGGGGTATTATATTGCAAAGGTCTATTTAAAATTTCATCAGGAATTTTATTATTACTTACAACAGCGGATAATCCCCAATCGATTATTCTGGCATTTAATTTTTTATCAACTAAAATATTACTATCTTTTAGATCATTATGAATTACTCCTTTATCATTCATAGGTCTGACGCCATTTTTTAACAATTTAATAATCATTTCATTTAATAAAAAAATTTTTTCTTTAGTAATATGTTTATCAGAAATCAACCAATCTCTTAAATCTATGCCTCCATCAGGCATATTTAAAATAGTTAATGTTTTCAATTTAGAATTAACATTTTTAGAATTAATATTGAATCTTGTTAAAGCATAACATTTTTCATCAAAATTTTTTAAATCATCATCAGTTAATTTATCAGGTTCACATATATCAATATCTAGTAAAAAATATTTTTGATAATTTTTAATTAATTTTAATCTATCCTTTATTTTTTTAATTTCAGTAAGTTCTGATTTTCCATATTTTTCTATAGACATTTTGCTTACACCAGAAGTTCTAGATTTACTATTTTTACATTTTAATGCAGGTTTAAATATACATCCGAATCCTCCAGATGCAATTGGTTCACCAGCTTTTTTACTTCTAGTTTTTCTTTTTATTTTTCTTTTATTTTTGTTATATTTTGTTTTCATTTATATTTGGAAGAGAAATATTATTTTTTATATAAATAATAACCTCCTCCTAAAAGAAATATTATTAAAGTAACAAACATAATTTTTTTTTTATATTTCAATTCTTCTCTCAATCTAATTTCTTTTGGTTTATATAATTCATAATATTCGTCTAACGCTTCTGTTAATGTTTTTTCATCTTTATTTACCGATGAATTAATTTTATTATGAATAAAGTGAACCCATTTTAAAAACGAATCTTTTCCGTCTAAATATGGTGATGGTGGGTATTTATCTAACAAATCACTAAACTTATTACCAATAGGAGGATGAGGAATAAATAAAGGAACATTTGTAAGAAAATCATAATATTTTTTTTTTGTTGTTTCATTTGCTTTTAATGGATAATTAATTGCTAATGTCATTAGAAAGAACCAATAATGTGGTCCCCAAACATTTGGATCAAATAATTTTTCTGTCATTTAATTTGAAACAATATAAAAAGATAATTAAATAAACATATAGCGAGTAATGAGTCAAAAATCATATAATTTTTGTAATAATTGTGGGAAAAATGGTCATATATTTCAAAGTTGCAAACACCCTATTACTAGTATAGGAATAATCGTATTTAAATTAATTGATAATAAAATTAAATATTTAATGATAAAACGTAAACATAGTTTAGGATTTGTCGAATTTATGAGAGGTAAATATCCTGTAAATAACTATATATATTTAATAAATATATTTAATGAAATGTCGAATGAAGAAAAGGAAAAAATAAAAAATAGTACTTTTGATGAATTATGGAATTATTTATGGGGTAATCAAGTTGGGATTCAATATAGAGGCGAAGAAAAAACATCAAAAGAAAAATATGAATTATTAAAAAATGGTATATCAAATAAGAATGAATATAATTTAGAAACATTACTAACAAAATGTAATTATGAGTGGAATGAAACTGAATGGGGTTTTCCCAAAGGAAGAAGAAATTATCAAGAAAAAGATTTAAATTGTGCTTTAAGAGAATTTGAAGAAGAAACTGGTTACATAAGGAGTAACATACAATTAATTCAAAATATTTCTCCATATGAAGAAATATTCACAGGATCTAATATGAAATCTTATAAACATAAATATTTTTTAGGATATATTGATGCATCAATAAAATCTTCTAATCCATTTCAAGAAACAGAGGTAGGAGATATGAAATGGTTAAGTTATGATGAATGTTTGGAAAAAATAAGACCATATAATTTAGAAAAAATAACAGTTTTAAATAAGATAAATAATGTATTAACTAAATATAGATTATATTAACAATATATAAGTATTATGGAAAAAATAAAGAAAGAAAGAAAGCCTAAGTTAGTAATTAAAAAATTTAATAAGCTTACTGAAGAAAACATTGAAGAAGTTTACAAAGAACATTTTGAAAAAATAAATTTATTAAGTGATGATCGTAATTATAATGATTTTTTAAATGAAAAAGAATTATTAAATCGAAATAATATTTCTAAACATGAAAATAAATTTGATAACTTATATCCTTCTCTTGATGATCCTGAATTTAATATAAAAATCTCTGAAAAGAAAGAATTTAATGATAATAAATATGATGGTACTATTTATGATATTGAAGAACAAGCAAAAAAATTATGTGATGCTGATTTTGATTTACTTCCTCATCAAATATTTGTTAGAAATTTTTTAAGTTTTCAAACACCTTATAACAGTTTATTATTATATCATGGTTTAGGAACTGGTAAAACTTGTAGTGCTATTAGTGTTACAGAAGAAATGAGAACTTATTTAAATCAATTAGGAATATCACAAAGAATTATTGTAGTAGCATCTCAAAATGTTCAAGAAAATTTCAAATTACAATTATTTGATGAGAGAAAATTAAAACTAGTAGATGGCTTATGGAATTTAAGAGCATGTACAGGTAATAAATATTTAAAAGAAATAAATCCTATGAATATGAAAGGCTTATCAAAAGAAAAAGTGATAAAACAAGTAAAAAGAATTATTAACAATTCATATTTATTTTTGGGTTATACTGAATTTGCAAATTATATATTAAAAATATCTTATACTGAAGATGATAATAAAAAAAACATGATATATAAATTAAAAAAACATTTTAACAATAGATTAATTCTTATAGATGAAGTTCATAACATAAGAATAACTGACGATAAAAGTGATAAGAGAGTAGCAACAGAATTATTTAAATTAGTAAAATATGTAGATAACATAAGATTGTTGTTCTTATCTGCTACTCCTATGTATAACAGTTATAAAGAAATCATATGGCTTTTGAATATTATGAATTTAAATGATAGAAGATCTCAAATTGAATTAAAAGACGTATTTGATAAACAAGGAAATTTATTAATTGCATCAGACGGAACTAAAGTAGGTGAAGAATTAATTAAGAGAAAAGCTAATGGATATGTATCATTTGTAAGAGGAGAAAATCCTTATACATTTCCTTATCGTATATTTCCTTCATTATTTTCTATTAAAAATACATTTAAAGAATTACCTTATCCTAGAAAGCAATTAAATGGAAAAAATATTGTTCAACCATTAGAACATGTAGATGTATATGTTAATGTTGCTGGAGATTACCAAACAAAAGTGTATGACTATATAATAGAAAAAATAAAAGATAAAGGTTCTAAAAATAAACAAGGTCTTCCTTCATTTGAAAATATGGATGCATTTGGTTATACACTTCTTCAAAAACCATTACAATCTTTAAATATAGTTTATCCAAATAAATCTTTCGATGAAAAATTAAATGTAGACCCTAAAATTTTACTAGGATCAGACGGTTTAAAAAAAATCATGAAATATACAGAGACAACTAACCCTCCAACAAAAAAAAATTTCGAATATAAAACTAGTTCTTATGGAAATATTTTCTCACCAGAAAAAATTTCGCAATATAGTAGTAAAATTAAAAGTATTAGTGATAATATTTTAAATTCTGACGGTATTGTTTTAATTTATAGTCAATTTATTGATGGTGGTTGTATCCCTGTTGCTCTGGCATTAGAAGAATTAGGTTTTACTAGATTTGGTTCCAAAGCGTCTAATTTATTTAAAACTGCGCCTCATCCTCCTATAGATGCATTAACATACAAAACAAAAGAACAAATGGAAAATCCTGAAAAATTCAAAAAAGCAACTTATACGATGATTACTGGTGAAAAAGCACTATCCCCAGATAAAGTATTTGATTTAAAAAATTTGACAGATGAAGATAATAAGAATGGAGAGAAAATAAAAGTAGTAATTATTTCTATGACTGGTTCAGAAGGTATTGATTTTAAAAATTTACGACAAGTACATATTCTAGAACCGTGGTATAATTTAAGTTTAATTGAGCAAATTATAGGAAGAGCTGTAAGAACATGTAGTCATAAACAACTACCATTTAAGCAAAGAAATGTAGAAATATTTTTATATGGAACTATTTTTTCTGATTCAGATGAAGAAGCAGCGGATTTATATATATATCGATTAGCCGAATTAAAAGCTATACAAATTGGTCAAGTGAGTAGAATATTAAAAGAATCGTCAGTAGATTGCATATTAAATATTGCACAAACAAATTTTACTGAAGAAAACATGAATACGATTGTACCACAACAATTATCTAATAAAATGGTGATTGATTTTCCAATCGGAGATAAACCTAATACCGTATCATGTGATTATATGGAAACTTGTAATTTCAAATGTAAACCTTTTAAAGAAATTAATAATGAAGATATTAAATTAGATACTTATAATGAAACCTTTATTTTTATGAATACAGATAAAATTATTCAGAGAATTAGAGAATTATTTAAAAATCGATTCTTTTATAAGAAAAATAATCTAATAAGTGAAATCAATATTTTTAAAACATATCCATTAATTCAAATAAATGCTGCTTTATCTATATTGATAGATGATAAAAATGAATTTATTAGTGATAGATTTAATAGGTTAGGTCATTTGATTAATATTGGTGAATACTATCTATTTCAACCAGTAGAACTAAATAATAACAATATAAGTGTATTTGATAGAAGAAATCCGATTGATTATAAAAGAGATGAAATTATACTACCAATTAAAAAAAATGAATCTAAAATAATAGTTAAACCTGATATAGAAGAATCAGAATCTCAACTATCATTAACAAAACAAATAGAAGAGAAATATAAATTGGCACAAAGAAAAATTACTAATATAGAACGAGGAGAAGAAAATTGGTATGTATTTGCTTCATATTTACATTCAAGTAATTATTTATTGGATAATTTTAAAATTAATACAGAAGATTACGAAAAATTTATACTTTCGAATTTAATAGAATCTCTCTTATTTAATGAAGTAAAGACTGTTTTAGACTATTTGTATTATAAAACAGATTTGTCTGAATTTGAAAATACTATTAAAGATTATTTTGATAATCAATTACTTGTAAAAAGTAATTTATTTGGATTGATAATTCCAAAAGAAAATAAACAATATTTATTAATAAAAGGAGAAACTGAATGGTCAAAAGGAGAACAAGAAGATTATGTAGATTTAGCACCAGAAATTAAAAAGAAAATTATTAAGTTAACAGATATGAATCAATATGTAGGTTTTATAGGTGATTTTAAAAATGAATTCAATATATTTAAAGTTAAAAATTTGGATGATAAACGAAGTAAGGGTGCTAGATGCGATCAAGCTGGAAAATCTGATACAATAAAATTATTAAATTCTATTTTACAAGAAAATAAATATACTTCTACAAATACAAAAGGCAGAAATAAAAAAGAATTTTGCGTAATTCAAGAGTTAGTATTAAGATTTTTTAATAAAATAGAAAAAAATAATAAGAGATGGTTTTTAACACCACAAGAAGCTACTATTAATAATATTGAAAAAGCGTCTTTTTAAATAAAAATTGATTTATAATTAAAGATATATTATTATATTATATTAGATATGGAGACTATCAAAAAGGATACTGGTCGCAAAAATAAGGAATTAGGAGTGTATGCTAATAATTTATTATCAAGAAAAGTTCATGTTCCTTTTCAATATGTTGGACAAAATTTAAAACAACTACTAGAAAATCAAATTAAAAATAGAATTGAAGGAAAATGTAGTGTAGAAGGATTTATTAAACCTAATTCCACAAAAATATTAAATTATTCTAGTGGTTTAGTTGAAGCAAATAATATTATTTTCGAAGTAGTATTTGAGTGTTTAGTATGTTGTCCAGTTGAAGGTCAAAAAATAAAATGTAATGTTAAACATTTAACACAAGCAGGTATAAGAGCTGAAACTAGTGATAGTCCTTCTCCTGTTGTAATTTATTTAAGTAGAGATCATCATTATAATAATACATATTTTAGTACAGTTAAAGAAGATGAAGAAATTACAGTAAGAGTCATTGGTCAAAGATTTGAATTAAATGATGAACAAGTAAGTGTAATAGGTGAAATAGTAGAGCCAAAATCAGATAAATATAAAAAACCAGCAGGTTCAAAAAAACCTAAATTAGTTATTGCATAAATTATTTAAAAAGATAACCATTTTACTATTAATAATGATGGAGGACTTGAATATATTAAAAGAAAAAATAGAATCTTTAGATAAATTTCATCAAATAGAAATTTTGAAAATACTAAACCAAGAAGAATCATGTATTTTAAATGAAAATAATAATGGCGTTTTTATTAATTTAACTAATATTAACGAAAGTGTTATAAAAGATATTATCTCCTATTTAGATTATGTTAAAAAACAAGAAAAACAATTAACTGAGGTAGAGGTGCAAAAAGATATGTTAACAAATACATTTTTTAAAGATAATAAAGATAACGTAGTATTACAAACTAATGAAAAATCTTGATTTGATAAGTGAAATAGATAATTTTATGTTAACAAACAAAAATATAACTAAATTTCCTATTTATTATATTAATAAAAAGGAAATACAAAAAAAAACAAATAAAGTGTTACCTATTTGTGACAATAGCATTTTTTATCCAGAACAATATGATAAATTATTTTGGTCATTTTTTATTGTAATATTTGGTAAATATGAATATGATATAGTATCTAATTATTTTACAAAAGAAAAAGAAATAAAATATAAATGGATTGAAGAATTCAGAAATCATAAACATATTTTTAAAAAAATTAAAATCAGTAGAAATAATATTGAAGATGAATTAGCAAACAAAAAAAATATATCTATGAACTGTATAAAAGCATTATGTCATCTATTAGAAATAAATATTTTTTATATTGAAGACAAAAAATATTATGAAATTATAATTGATGAAAATAAAAATTATTATATTATTCAAAAAAAAGATGGTAAATATGGTTTAAAACAGAATATTACTATGGATAAAATTAACTATTATAGAGAACATTATTGGGAAATGATGAATTTAGATAAACCATTAAAAGCAATATCTAGTTATAAATCAGATGAATTAAAATGTATTTGTAAGAAATTAAATATTCAATGTATTGGATTAACAAAACCACAAATGTATGAAAAAATTCTTAATATATTATAATTTAATATAAAATTGATTATAATTTAAAATAATATGTTAAATTATATATACATGCCAGAATTAAATTCACAACAGCAGTTTAATGATATTATACAAAAATATTTAGAGCAATTGCAAAATGTAGGTGGTAGACAAGATGGAAATCCAGAATTCGAAATACGTTTTGGAACTAAAGGCATTAAGTCTATCACTTCAATTGAATTTAATAATGTTATTAGAAAACTTAAGTCATTAGGATTTCAAGCTGTTTATGATATTTATAGTTTGAAAATGACTTCTGAATATATTGATAAAAATACTGGAGAAACCAAAGAAAGTAATGTCCGTGCTGAACTTTCAGGATTACATTTTATTCAAGAGTATTGTAATTCTAATAATTTATCTGAAAACATTAGACCAACATTTACTCAAAAATCACTATATAAAAATGATAAAGATGTATTAATTAGACCAGTTAATATTGATGACTTTAATATTAAAGCTTCTTTACAAAGAGAAAAAAATATTAATAGCTATAGTTCTTTTGGTAAAAATATTATAGAAGATTGGTCAAATAATAAAAAAACATTCAGATATATTAATCGTATAGAATTCATACATTCAGATTTACCTATTCGTGTAGATATGAGTATTGTAAAAGAAAGTAATACAGAAGAATATGAATTTAGAGGAAGGAAACGATTGCGACTAAAACCTGAGTACGCAATTGAAACTTCAAATGTATTCAATAATCCTGAAAAATATGAAATAGAGATTGAAGTATTAAACTATAAAGTAGGTGCTGGAACTAATTTTAAAGATGTAAAATCGTTATCTAGTTCTTTACTAAAAGTTATTAAATATGTATTAAGTGGTCTGCAAAGTACAAATTATCCTATTTCTTATACTCAAATCCAAGAAATTGGAATTGAATACTTAAAAACAATTAATGGTAAAGATTATAATGAAAGAATGAGAATGCTTCCTAGGTTCTTTCCTGGTCCTGGATCAACTACACTTCAGGTTAAAAATATTGCTCCTATTAATGATGATGCTAATATTCCAAATATTCGTAAAAATTATACTGTTACTGATAAAGCTGATGGTATTCGTAAGTTATTATTCATATCTAACGATGGAAAAATTTATTTAATTGATACAAATATGAATATTCAATTTACTGGTGCTATTACTAAAAATGTTGATTTAAAAGGAACTATTTTAGATGGTGAACATATTTTACATAATAAGAAAGGTGAGTTTATAAACTTATATGCGGCTTTTGATATTTATATAATGAATAAAAAAAATGTTAGAAATAATGCATTTATTCCTCTTGAAGAAGATAAAGATGTTGTTCTAAATAAATTTAGACTTCCCGTATTAGTAAATGTTATTAAAGAATTAAATCCTTCTTCTATTGTTAATGGTGGATTATCACCTATTCGAATTGAACATAAAAATTTTAAAGCTGAAAATATTAATCAATCTATTTTCCAATGTTGTGATACTATTTTACAACAAAAAGAAACATTTGAATACAATATTGATGGATTGATTTTTACTCCTGCTACATTTGGAGTAGGAGCTTCTGCACAAGGAGAATCAGCACCTATTAGAAAAGTTACATGGAGTCATTCTTTTAAATGGAAACCCCCTGAATTTAATACAATTGATTTCTTGGTAACAACTAAAAAAGATGTTAATGGTGACGATTATATTGGTAATATATTCCAAGAAGGCACCAATACCAAAGCATATGAACAACTTTCCCAATATAAAACTCTCATCCTAAGAGTCGGTTTTAATGAAAGCAAAGATGGGTATGTTAACCCTTGTGGAGATGTTATTCAAGACAAATTACCTACACCCTCAGATATTGATAATGAAGACGCATATAAACCGGTTCAATTCTTTCCATCCGATCCGTCTGATGTTAATGCTGGAATTTGTAATATAATGTTGCAAAATGATAAACAAAATAATAAAGTTCTAGTGACAGAAGAAGATGAGGATATATTTACAGATGGAATGATCGTTGAATTTAAATATGATTTCACAAAAGAAGCTAAATGGAGATGGATTCCTTTAAGAGTCAGATATGATAAAACAGAAGAATATAGAAAAGGATTTCCTATGTATGGTAATGCATATCATGTAGCAAATAGCAATTGGTATTCTATACATAATCCAATTACAAATCAAATGATTTCAACTGGAGAAAATATTCCAGATGAATTAGCTGATGATGATATTTACTACAATAAAATATCAGGAATAAGTAAAACAGAAGGTTTGAGAGATTTTCATAATTTATTTGTTAAAAAATTATTAATTACCTCTATAGCTCAAAAAGGAAATACTCTTATTGATTATGCTGTTGGTATGGGTGGTGATTTCCCCAAATGGATTTCTGCAAAATTATCATTTGTATTTGGTATTGATGTTAGTTCAGATAATATTGAAAATAGAGTAAGAGGAGCATGTGCTAGATATTTAAACTATCGTAAAAATTTTAAAGTAATGCCTGCTTGTTTGTTTATTCGTGGTAATAGTTCTGAAAATATTAAAGATGGACAGGCACAATATACCGAACAAGCTAAACAAATAACCCGTGCTATATTTGGCGAAGGACCTAAAGATAAAGATAAGTTAGGATTAGGAGTATATAAACAATATGGTAAAGGTGCTGATGGTTTTAATATAAGTTCCTGTCAATTTGCTATTCACTACTTCTTTCAAAATAAAAAAACACTCAATAATTTCTTAAGGAATGTTAGTGAATGTACTAAGGTTGGTGGATACTTTGTTGGAGGTTGTTATGATGGAAGTAGTATATTTAATGCACTTAGATCTATTAAACAAGGTGAAAGTATTTCTGTTATGGAAAATAAATCTAAATTATTAGAAATTACAAAAGGATATGACCATAGTACTTTTGAATCTAATGAAACATCTCTCGGTTTTGAAATAGATGTATTTCAAGAAACTATTAATCAACATATTAGAGAATATTTGGTTAATTTTGATTATTTAAATAGATTAATGGAAAATTATGGTTTTGTTCTTCTCACTAAAGACGAGTGTAAAGAAATAGGTATTCCTGACAGTGTTGGATCATTTCAACAATTATATGGATTAATGGAGGATGAAGTGAAAAGAAACCCTAAAAATAAAAATAAATATGGAAAAGCACTTACTATGACTTCAAAAGAGAAACAAATTTCTTTCTATAATAATTACTTTATTTACAAAAAAAATAGAAATGTTGATATTACTAGTGTGTATAATGGATTGGTAGGTAGTTCAAAATTACAAGAAGAAATGGAAAATTTAGAATCTATAGAAGCACAAAAAGCTTCTAAGGAGCAAGAAATTGCTGATAAACCTAAACCACCAAAAAAATTAAAGAAAAAATTAAAGCTAAATGAATCATCAAAAAAATGAACAAATAAATTTATATTATAAAAACAACATAAATATTCAATTATAATATAAATAACTATGAGTTATTTTTTATTACCTGAGACCAATACTATTATTAATGATATTAATCTTACTGAAAAAACATCAAGTAATTTATCTATCAGTATTACTTTACATAATTATTTAAATAATGTAAAAAAACAAATTGATGACAATTTTGAAAATTGGGATTTTGTAAAAAAATATACAAATCCATATGAATTTATTCATACTATTATTCCTGGTAATAAATCATCTATTAGTAAAATTAAACCACTATCTAGGTCTTTTTATAAAATGATAGAAATATGTAATTTATTAAATATACTAGATGACTTTAAATATGATGAAATTAAAACTTTTCATCTAGCGGAAGGTCCTGGTGGATTTATTGAAGCAACTACATATTTAAGAAATAATGAACGCGATAATTATATTGGAATGACATTAATCAATGACGATCCAAATGTTCCTGGATGGAAAAAATCTGATTCTTTTTTAAGTAAACATAAAAATATATTTATTGAAAAAGGTCAAACTGAAACCGGTGATTTATTAAAAATAGAAAATCTTAAATATTGTTATGATAAATATAATAATTCAATAAATATTATTACTGCAGACGGGGGATTTGATTTTTCAGTAGATTTTAACCAACAAGAATTTTTAGCTACTAAATTATTATTTGCTCAAGTTAGTTTTGCATTATTAATGCAAAAAATAAATGGACATTTCATATTAAAAGTATTTGATATATTTTCAAAAAGCACATTAGATATTATATATTTATTATCTTCATGTTACAAACAAGTTTATATAGTAAAACCAAATACTAGTCGATTAGCCAATTCAGAAAAATATATCGTTTGTAAATATTTTAAAGGAATTACTGAAAATTTAATTTTTTCTATATTACATCAATATCCAAAATTAGAATCCATCAACTCAATTAGTTCTATATTTGATAATAATCATGATTTATATTTTATAAATAAAATAGAAGAATACAATGCTATATTTGGACAACAACAAATTGAAAATATAGCATCTACGCTTAATTTAATTGATTCTAAAAACAAAAATGAAAAATTAGAACTATATAAAAAAAATAATATTAATAAATGTATTCAATGGTGTGAAAAAAATAATATATCTCATAATAAATTCGCAAATTCAACAAATATTTTCATGAGTTAAAATTTTATATTATTATAATGTATAATGAATTTATCAAAATTTAATAACAGTTCATTCCTTATTAAGATTTTTGCTCTTTTAGTTGTTGCAATAATTATTAATTGTTTAGGTGTATTTAAAAAATGGAAAAAATCTAAATTGTGGGTTAAATCCTTTTTTATATTAATTTTATTTCTATTATTTTACATTATGTTTCATATTCCAAATTATAAGGAAAATTTCGGTAATCCATCTTCATGTACCTATTATTATATGACTAATTGTGGACATTGTAAACGATTTACACCAGAATGGGATAGCTTTGCTCAATCTTATAATGGTCCTATAAAACTTAAAAAACTTGAAATGAATGATGCTGGTAGTGATTTGGAAAAATATAACATTAAAGGATTCCCAACCGTATTATTAGTTGATGAACAAGGTGAAACAAAAGAATATGATGGTCCTAGAACTAGTGACGGATTAAATAATTTCTTTTTAAGTCTAGGAAATTAATTTAATTACTTTTTAAAAAAAAATTGAAGTATATTAAATACAATTATTTAATTACATAATCAACAATGTTTTCGTCTACAAGAAACCCAACTACCGCTTATGCTTTGTTTTCACAAAGTATTACTTATTTTGTATTTTATAGAATGCTTGGAATTATTAGTTTAATGTTAGTAATGTCGTCCAGCTTGTTTCTAATATTATGGTATTCTTTGCTAACCGGTTCTCAAATTATTGATTCATATATGGAAGATATTTATCTTAGTATTGATGTATCTAATTTTGACCAGCTAATCTCAGATGCAATTTCAATGGTCTCAAGAAGAGTTAATACTTTATTTGGTCAAGAAATTATTCCTGAAACAAAAATCAAAACAGAAAAAGTAGAAGATCTATATGATACTGATAGTAATTTTGATACTGATAGTGATATAGAAGACGTAACTGACGAATTTGAAAAAGAACCTGAAATTATTGATTTAACACAAGAAGAGGAAGAGGATCATGAAGAGGAAGAGGATCATGAAGAGGAAGAATATCATGAAGAGGAAGATGAACATGAAGAGGAAGAGGAAATGATTGAAGCAAATACTAGCGAAAAGGAATCACTAGAACAAGACAAACCCCTAATCCCAGAACATATCGAATCAACTGACAGTGACACAACAGACCCTATGGGTAGCACTGATAATACTGCACAAGAAAAGAAACCAAAAAAGAAACATCATGGTGGTGTAAAACATGGTAAAGGAAAACATCTTAGAATGAATCAAATAAAGCATGAAAATGCATTGGTAGATAATGATTGGAAGACTAATGATGAGGCAGTTAGAGAAAACGATGACTATACTATTATTCCATCTGCATCTGATTCCGTTTAATAAGTTAAAAATTTATAAATATATAATAATTTTATAAATTTTTTTATCGAACAGCTGTCCAAAATGAAGATAATGTTTGACTAGGTCCACTACATCCTTTACACGAAGATCTATCTCCCATTCTTCGCCATGCTAATGGTCTTGTATATTTTGTTTTAATAAATGTAGGATTAAATGAAGCACCTTGATAATGTCCAGCATTAGCAGCAGCATCACCCCAAGCAGAACGGAATGAATTACCATTTTTAGTGATAGTATCTAGATTAAGTTTTAATAATCTTGTACTGCTATCAACCGCGCCTTGTTTAGCATATTGAGTATTATTAGGATTATAATAGGTAACATTATTACAATTTCTTCCAGTTTGATAAGGATTAGTACAATTATTGGTAGAAAATTGTGTACTTCTGTCTCCAATATTTTTATTTGTATAATCATTACCAGAAATATTATTTGTAGATAATTTTTGCTCAAACAAATTTCCCTTATTTTTTAAATATTGTTTAGTTGATGAAAAATAAGATTTACTTAACTTTGTTACAGATCTAATTCTTTTTCTTGCATCTTTTTCTTTACTATAACATAAAGGTTTTGTTTCATAAACACCTGTTTGGATTTGATAACTATTAGGTGTACCTATTTCTCCTATTTGAATAGCTCCATTATTATTAATTTTATTACTATTTGTGTCGGCTAAAGTGGAAGGTGTTTGAGGTTTAATACTCTTAGAAGTAGACTGTAAAAATTTATTATCAAATGTAATATAAATATTATTTCCATCTATATCACAATAGCAATTTGTTCCATCACTCTTATAACCCCTAAATACAGTTCCTCCAGGTCTTTCGGATAGAGATACTAAAGCTTTGCTTCGTCCACTTTTTCCATTCATAGATAATTGTCTTCTCCAATGTTTCATTGGATATGCTTTACCGAAAGGTCCTCTAAAATCTAAATTATAATCGTATAAGTCTTCTCTTGCACTTTCTCCAACCCCTATATGTCCTACATTAACATTTGATCTACTAAATCCTGACATTACGCCATTCGAAGAAGGAGCCATAGTAGTTCCATTGTTGTTTGTAGTTCCTTTTTGTTTAACAAGTGGTTGTTGAGTAGATGTTAAAGTATTTGAATAACTAAAATTAACTGGTTTAGACATATTAATATATAGTAAAGAAAGAAAAATAAAGTATTTATAAAAATTAATAATTTATTAATATATATAATGTCTAATTTATTTCAAGAAGTATTACAAGATGCACAATCATTAGAAGAAGAATTATTAGGTCCTGATTATAAATATTGGAAACAAATTAAAACACCATCAGAGTTAGGTATGAGTACCAGTGGTTCAATATCTACTATAGCCGCTGATGTAGCAGGTTTAATTAATTATGTTGAAGTATTAGTTACTGGAAATAGTAAAGCATCAAGGACAGGAAAACCTTTAGGTGATAAGTTTTTTTTAAAAACCTTTGCTACATGTAAGGATAAATCTTCTGGTGATGTTGTTGATAGATACATATATGTTAATAATGTTCCAGATGGTTCTATTCCATTTATCAGTAGTTCAATGAATATGAATTTTTCTGAATTTGAGGGTTTAGTTCCCGGAACTATGAGTAACTTATCTGCTATGAATCCTATGTTAATTTTCCAGGCTTTTATGTCTGGTTCTCAACCTGATTGTGAAGAACTTACTATGGAAACTATTGATGTAAATAACAATGTTGGAAGTGAAACTAGACATGTTACTACTATTGATATTCAAAATATTAATCCATGTTCATTTCCAGGTAAAAAAAATCCTATCTCTAATCTAGCATGTAAAGAAGCATTTACTTCCATGAATCCAAAGAAAAAAAGAACATATATTCCCGATGACATTTTAGTAAAAATGTTTTATGGTTCTTTAGGTTTATTTGGTATTTATTTATTAATATGTGTTATGAAAAGAATTAAAGAGAGAAAATAAATTTATTTTTTTTCTACTTTCTTTTCTTCTTCTTTTTTAAAATTATTAAAAGCTATTGACATTCCTAGTCCAAATCCAAATCCATGAAATGACTTTTCTATTGTTTCTAATAATAATCTATTAATAAAATTTTTCATTTAATTTATTACTATAAAAATTTTATTAATATTTAACGTTTGTAAGGAGATTTTCTTTTTCCCTTAGCACTTCTGCTTTGTCTGTGTCCCTTTCTGTTATAATATTTATCACCTTTGTGTGTTACAAAGTCTTTTCTTCCTTTTCTGGATTTTGAAGCCATTCCTTTCTTAGGGTTGCCACCTTTTCTAGATCTAGCTCTAGATCTTCTTCTTCTTCTTGATCTTCCTCCAGCTTGACCAGGGGTAGTAGCAGGAGGTTTCTTATCTTTACCCTTCATCAAACCTGAAAAGAAACCACTAGCAGATTTCATACCACTATCAAGATGATGCATAATACCTTTTTTTTCTCCAGGAGGAGGAGAACTGGGAGTTGTAGTTGACATAGTAGTAGTAGTAGACATAATTATATAATAATTAAAGAAAATATTATATAATTTATTTATTTAAAGTTTGACGCGTTTATATAATTCTAAAGCAGCTAAACCTCCAGCTATTTGAGCAAGAATATATGGTATTAAATCATTCTTAGGTAATTTACCAGCTGCCACCATCATAACTGTAACTGCAGGATTAAAATTACCACCTGAAATCTTTCCTCCAACTAAAATAGCAATTGCTAAAGCAGCACCGATAGCAAGTGCATTCCCAGTAGCTAAAATAACATAGAGAAAGAATAAAGTTCCTAAAAATTCGACGAGATACTTGTTCATCATTATATATAATTTATTAATATAAAAAATTTACGCATTTTAATTAGCGTTAGTAGCACCATTTGCAAAAATTTGTCTGTTTCCTGCTGTAGATAATCTTGATCCTCCTCCAGACTTAAATTTATTTTCAATAGCACCCTTCTTCTTTGGTGCTACAGTTCCTCCTCCTCTAACTCTAGCTAATGCACTATTTCTATAATGATCTGCTTTTTTCGCTAAACCTTGAAATGAAGTATTGTTATATGGTCCACCTGGGTTTACAGATTTACCAATAGTGTTAATTTTCTTTAATTGAATATGTTGTGAGGAATCAAAGTTTCCTTGTAAAAGTGTTCCTCCTCCTGCATCTTGTACATAAGCTTTACGAGCACGAGAAAACATAGAATCACCAGCAGAAGGATAAAATTTTTGAGGCATAGCACTAGGAACAGGTGTATTAGAACTCTCTCCATTACCAGTTGGTATTATTGCATTACCACCAGTATTTTTAATTAAAACACCTTGACTTGCAGGACCTACTAATAGTTTTGGTCCAACATTTTGTTGCCCAAAACTAGGTGCTCCAGCTGGCTGAGGGACATAAGGTAAATATGATGTATGACTGTATGTGAATTGCATTTTATATATAAATAGACTATATATAAAATTTTCAGAAAAATAATTTATCTTCTTACACGGTTAAGAGCAATAAAGGTATTACTTCCTCCTGCTCCTCCAAAACTATAATCATTATAGTTTCTATTAACAGCTTGTTGTTTCTTAAATTTCGTATAATCTGATCCATCATATACGTATTTTACATTTGTAGAAGCACTAGGAACGCCAGATGGATTAGGTTGAACGAAAATACTTCCTCCTAAAACATTTGCAGATTGATTAGCTGAAGATCTAATTCTACCAGTTTTAACTTGATTAGAACCTCCAGATGTATAATATTGACGATTTAATAAATCACCAGCATTATTAACGGCTCTAAAAGGAGTTGCTGCTACTTTTACTCCATTTACTTTTCCACATGAAGCTGCTCCGTTCCAAGCATCTCTTAACACAAATCTAGTTCGTTCTCTTGTAGAACCACCTTCCATTCCTGATCCAGAATCACTATTACCTCCTCCTCCTATTAATTTAGGAGCAATACCTGATGGGCCTGTAAAACAAATGCCTAAACTTTTTGAACGATTTAATGATCCTAATATAAGTTTAACAATAGCACATTCTTGTGGTGTAAGATGATGATTTGCTACAACTTTTTTTGCTAATACACTACATGTACTGGTCTTTTCTCCACAACCAAGAGCTTTGGCTACGGCTTCTTTTTCTGAAAGAGTTAAATTAATACAAGTATTACTCATTATAGAATAATAATATAAAAAAATATTTTTAAAATTTATCTATTAAATCTTATGTCATAATTCTAGGAGTAATATTCATAGTCTGTAACTCTTGAAACAGTAATTTACATGCATATGGAATTTCTACATAACTAAAGTCTACTCTATTATCACATGTTTTACATAAATGGATTTGCATTTTATCGTTATGTGAAGCAATCATACCACATTTTTTACAAACATGGACTTGATATTTATCCGATGCATCGTATAGTCTTCCTCGTGTAAATCTTGAAGCACCATGACTAACCATACAATCTCTTTCCATCTCTCCAAAACGGAGACCACCATCACGACTTCTACCTTCAGCAGGTTGTCTTGTAAGATTTACCATAGGACCAATAGAACGACTATGCTGTTTGTCTCTTACCATATGTTTTAATCTTTGGTAAAATACAGGTCCGATAAATATACTAGTTTCAATTTGTTCACCAGTTTGACCATTATACATAAGTTCATTACCATTGGATTCATATCCTACTTTAGTTAATTCTTTACGAATAGTGTCAATGGTTAAATCTCCAAAGGCAGTACCATCACCAAATAATCCTAACTCTAATAATACTTTTCCCAATAATGTTTCTTTCAATTGACCGATAGTCATACGTGAAGGAATAGCATGTGGATTAATAATAATATCAGGTTTAACACCGGAAGATGTATAAGGCATATCGGCCTCAGATATAATATTTCCAATAGTACCTTTTTGTCCATGTCTACTTGAAAATTTATCTCCAATAACAGGACGTCTAACAGTTCTAACCCTGACTTTACAAAAGTTATATCCATCTCCATTTCTATCAATAAAATTTTTATCTACATAAGACTCTTCATTAGTTCTAAAAGTTCTACTAAGATCTTCATATTTAATTACCTTAGTATGATCATTTCGATTTTCTTTAATAGGAACTACTTTGGCAATAATAACATCATTATTTTCCAATAAAGAGTTTTCAGGAACAATACCTTTATTTGTAATTTTACTATAATTTCCATATTTCATACCCTTTGTTTTTGATCTATCAGGTTTACATCTAATTTCTTCATCACCATTAATTTTTTTATCTTCATCTTTCTCAGTATGATAAATTGTTGCTTGAAATAATCCTCTATCAATAGATCCTTGATTGAATAGTAAACTATCTTCCTGATTAAAACCAGTGTGAGTCATAATAGCAACAATAACAGGAGAGCCGGCAGGAATTTTATCTAGATGTACCATTCCCATTAGTCTTGTATCAACTAAAGGGCGAGCAGGATAAGTTAAAACGTATGCAGTTTTATCCATTCTATTATCAAAATTAGTAACATACATACCCATAGCCTGTTTACCCATAGCAGATTGATATGTATTTCTAGGACTTTGATTATGATCAGGATATGGGATACATGATGCTAGAATTCCAAAAATAGTACTAGGGTGTATTTCACAATGAGTATATTTGTAAATGAATTGATTTGATTTATATAAATCATCAGGTTTCATTGCAATCATACTAAAACTTTGTTCTTCAGGATCAATATATTCTAATACAGAATCATCAATTTTACAATCTGTTAATAAATCATTCCAGTCTAATTCCTCAGTTTTAATTTTTTCAACGATATTTTTTTTTAATAAGATATTATTATTCTTAACTCTTAAAACAGGTCTAATAAGACGACCTGCATCATTACATACTCTAATTTCACGATGTCTAAAATCAAATATAATACTAGTATAAATATTAATAATACCTTTGTGTTTTTTTTCTCTAAAAGATTGAAATAAATCTACGGGTTTATCAGTAACTCCAATCCAACAACCATTAACAAATACTTTGACGAATTTATCTAATTCGTGCGTTTCAAAATCATTTAAACTAGTAACAAATGGTAAAATATATTCATGTATAGGGCCACTGTTACTAGGAATTGTAATATGACTCATATAACTTAGATTTTTTACTACACCTACACTAGCTCCTTCTGGAGTCTCGGCTGGACATAGAAATCCCCATGAACTATTATGTAGTTTACGAGGAGGAATTAATTTACCACTTTTATCTATAGGAGTATTAATTCTTCGTAAATGACTTAAACTTGAAATATAAGTCAAACGATTTAATACTTGTGCGACACCAACTTTATTACTGTTAATATTTTTAATTCCAAAATCACCGGTAGATAGAGCTCTTTTTAATCCATTTTCAATAGTAGTTGACTTAACTATTTTATATATATTTGTAGTGTTAATAATATTCAAATAATCTTCAGTAGAACGCCAAGAACCATTATTAATTTCTCTGACGATTTGTTTTTGCATATCCTTAACTAATTTATTAAAATAATTACGATACAAATTATTCAATAATGTACCAGTTAAATCAATTCTTTTATTTAAATATGAATCTCTATCATCAGGATTAATCCACTCGAAACTGCAACGTAATAGTTTATTTGTCATATAACCTAGAAAGAAGATCTTTTGTGTTTCATCGAAGCAATGAGGAAATAAATCATTATTTAATATATCGATTGTAAATTCTCTCTTCTTTTTAATACCAGCTTCTTTATCCATATTGATTGGAGTAAACATAGCATTTGCCATTAAATATTTAATTGCGTCTTCTTGTGTCATAATTGTATTTGATTCTACAATACTTCCTTGCAATCCATAAATCATTTTTTTATATTTTTTTTCAGCCATATTTAAAATAATTTTATCGCAGATTTCTTTATCAGATAATACTCCTAATGCACGAAATACAATAAATAAGGGAACAGGATTTTTTAATCTAGGGATTTGAATATAAATACTTGTTCCAAAACCAGTATTTTTACTTGTAATCATCATATTTATTTGCTTCGGACTGATACATTTAAAATCTGGAACTGATTTTATTTCAGCCGTCCAACTCCATTTATTATTTTTACTTGCATTAAAGCAGTATACTCTGTTTTCAGCAGCACGTTCTTGTCCTAGTACAGTTTTTTCACTACCATTAATAATGAAGTATCCGCCAGCGTCAAATTTACATTCTCCACTAATAGTTTCATTAATATGTTGATACTGTTTTAATACACATACAGATGATTTCAACATAATTGGTAATTTACCAATATGAATACCTGGTAAAATTTTATAAAATGTTTGTGCATTCTCTAAATTTGGACCACTTCTTACAATATATTTTATATTCAAGTCGATTGTCATCATAGACGCATAAGTAAAGTTTCTCAATCTAGCTTCCTGTGGAAACATTAATTTTGATGCTCCATTATTTTCATGAATTTGTGGTCTATATAAATGAAAATTTTCAAATGTAATAAATATTTCTAGATTATATTTTCCTGATTCTTTATCATAATCATTTTCACTGCAAATTTGTACTGGATTAAACATATCTATTGTTTTTTGAATTTGATAATTAACAAAATCATTATAAGATTCTAATTGATGTCTAACCAATTGTGCTAAGTGTTGATCCTTGAAATAAGATTCTATTACTGCCCATGGGGTTTCAATATATTTTCCCAAATTCTCGTTAATTTCCTTTTCTAAGTCAGTCATCTTTATTTCTTGAATCATATTATAAATTAATTAAAACATCAATTTATTTTTAAATCATTATAATAAATAATATTAATATATATATATGAATAATAATCGCAATGTATTTTATAATAAAAGGAAAAATAGATATAGTAAAGTTAATAATGATACATCAAATAATATTTTTCTAATATCTAATGCAAATTTTTTAAATAATAATAATTTTTCTCTATTTGATCCTTCTAATAACTTAAATTTTTTAAATTTAACTAATGATTTTGATAATAAAAATGAAAATAATATAAATAATAATTCTAATATTTCTAATATGAATAGTAATAAACTTATCAAATATCTAGATAATAAATCTAATACAGAATCTAATAAATCAGACAATACAGAGATTTTTCTTAAATTTTTGTTAGATCAAAAAGAAAAAGAATTCTTATCTACTTATAATTCACCATATTTTTCTGGGTCTTCTATTACTCCTTTCCCACAAATCGAAATAAAAGATCCCTACAATAATGAAGAACCTGAAAATATTATAAAAGAACAAATATTAATAGATGCGTCTATTGATAATTTAATAGATTTAATTAATTTATGTGATAAATATCCTTTAGCTGATAATGTTGAATATAATATTAATATGAAATCTCTCCATTTAATTAAACCATCACTTTTAGAATTACAAGATATGATTGGAATGCAATCTATTAAGGAAAATATTGTTGATCAAATCTTATATTTTATACAAGACTTACATAATACATCTCCTAATAATGCTGATTATATGCATGCAGTTATATATGGGCCACCTGGAACAGGTAAAACTGAAGTAGCAAAAATTATGGGAAAAATATTTAGTAATTTAGGTATGTTGAAAAAAAACGTATTTAAAAAAGTTACTAGAGATGATCTAGTTGCAGGATATTTAGGACAAACTGCTCTAAAAACCAAGGATGTTATTAAAGAATGTTTAGGAGGAGTTTTGTTTATTGATGAAGCTTATGCACTTGGTAATAAAGAAAAAAGAGATTCATTTTCGAAAGAGTCTATCGATACCATTTGTGAAGCTTTAAGTGATCATAAAAAAGATCTTATGTGTATTATTGCTGGTTATGAACAAGAATTAAAAGATTGTTTCTTTAGTTATAATCCAGGATTAGAGTCACGATTTACATGGAAATTTAAAATAGATGATTATAACTCAAATGAATTACGACTTATATTTGAAAAACAAATCTACGATAATAATTGGTCTTTAAAAGAAAATTTAACTGACGAATGGTTTGATAAAAATAAAGAATTCTTTACATATTTCGGAAGAGATATGGAAACACTATTTTCAAAAGTGAAAATAGCTCATAGTAGAAGAGTTTTCTGTCTTCCAAAAGAAGAAAAAACTAAGATATCAATTAAAGATTTAGAAAAAGGATTCAATATATATAAAAAAATGGGTGATTCACAAAAACGACAAGAAGAAAAAGAGAAGGTTAAACAATTATATAATACACTTTATTGTTAATTTTTTCGTATTATTTTATAGTTAAAAATATATTATGTCTGAAAAAAAAACTATTCAATTTAATGAATCATTATTTAGTGGTACAAATAATAAAACGAAAAAAAATAAAGGAAAAAAGGAAAAAAAGGAAAAACCTAAAACACTAATAAAACCTAATAAACTCAAAAAAGATTTACTAGAAAAAATTAAAAAACATCAACAACAACAAAAAATTACAAATAATAATGAAGACAAAAAAGAAGCAATTGAAGAGAAAAATAAATCTGATTTTCATAATGATTTTATTAATTCGTTAGAATATCTCAACAAAATTAATAATAAAAATAAAACTGAAAAACATAAGATAAAAAAAAATAAAAAACATAAAGCCAAATCATTAAAACATAAAAACATAAGTGGTGGTAACTCATCTCTTCATTCTCAAATAGAACCATTTCAAAAAGATCCTCATGTAGCTATTGATTTACCTACTGATTTTGAATCTATCTCTTCGTCACCTATTATACACTTATCTGATTTTGAATCAGTTCCTTTACAATCAGTTCCTTTACAATCTGCTCCTCTTGAAAAATCTACTCCTATTCCAATTTCTATGGAAAAAATAGATATAGATGTTCCATTAGAAAAAGATCCGGAATATGGATGTTTAAAAGGAGGTAAAAAACCTACTTACCGTACATATCATAATAAAACCTTAAAAATAGATAATAAACCTATTATAAATAGTGATAATTCTGAAAGGAAAAATAAACTTGAAGAATTAAAGAAGAAATATAAAAAAATTAGGCAAAAATCTAAAAAAACTATAAAATCAAAATATAATTTGGGAAGAAGCCATAAATCAGGTAAAATGTCTATATTAATTAAAAATAATAATACTAGACGTAAAATAAAAAAAGAACATGGGCTACTTAAACAAAAACCATTAGGAGATATTAAAAAATATTTATATGATAGAAATTTACTTAAAATTGGTTCTACTGCACCTAACGATGTTATTCGTACTTTATATGAACAGTCTATATTAGCAGGGGAAATAAATAATTTTTCAAACGATATTTCACTCCATAATTTTATAAATTAATAGTACCTTTTTTTCAGTAGAATATATATATATTTTAAATATAATTGAAATATATATATGAAATTATTTCCATTAATAAATAATTTTAGAGCTACATCTTATTTAAAAGCTTTTATTCTTAATGCATTAATAGGCGGAATAATTACAGCTTTAGCAATTGAATTACGATTACAACTCGAAGATAATTCGTCAAAATATTATAAATTCTGGATGAATGTGTATAATGTTAAAAGCCTACACATTAAACATAAATTAATTACTACTTTTATATCAACCTCTATTGTAGCATTATTAATATATATTTTGTTTTTCTATATATTTTTATATGGTGGAGGACAATTAAGCTTAATAAGAGGTAATATATCAAATTGGAAAATGTTAACTTCGGATAGATCACATTTAAAGATGGGAGTAGGAAAAATAAAATAAATTTAAAATATAATAATGAATGGATATAGAACTTACAGAATTTACATTTGAATATAAATTAAATAAATTATCAAAATTAAATTTTAATCCTATCCATATTAGTCAAACCAAAATAAATATTTATTATAATAATTTATTCTATTACTTTGAATACTTATATCAATTTATTTTAATTTCTAACATGAGAAAAGAAAATATAGTACAAAAATATAAAAATTCATTATATATTCCTTGTTATAATGACTTACAATGTTGTACAATTGATCCTCCATCATTTTTTTTACTCCGAAAATCTGCCAAAATTTTTTGTAAATTTAAGAAATATTTATTTAATAATAAATATATTTATAATTCTATTTTCTCTCAATTATTAAAAAAATACTATTATATCTAGCTAGAGAGATAATATATTTAAAATAAATATAAATACATCATGTTATATTTATTTAATGTCACTATTAAAACAATATTTTAAATTGAGAGATGAATATAGAGATAAATTGGGAGAAAATACTTTATTATTAATGGAAGTTGGTTCCTTTTATGAAATATATACCAAAGTAGATAAAAATACCAAAGAAATAACTGAACCTCAAATTATTCATCTTAGAAAATATGTTGAGCTTGCTCCGGGTAAAAAAACCGAAGAAGTATTAATGCTTGGATTTTCCTCCAAAATTCCTTTTATTCTTGAAAAATATCTTGAAAAAATTATTAATAGTGGATATTCTGCCGTAATTTATGACCAAGATGCACCTACTAATAACACTACCCGTAGTCTTAAAGCTATTTATTCACCTGGAACTTATTTTTATGAAAATTCGAATGATGATGTCTCCAATCATGTAGCATGTATTTGGATCGAATCTCATAAAAAAACAAAAATAAATAAATCGGGAAATATTGTGATCGGTATGTCCATTATAGACAATTATACAGGAAAAAGCAGTTTCTATCAGATTATTTCTGAACACTTACATAATCCTACTACTTATGATGAATTAGAAAGATTTATTGCTTCCTACAATCCAAAAGAATGTATTTTTATATCCAATTTATCTCAAAAAGAAATTAATGATATTATTCAATTTATTAAATTACAAAGTAAAAAAACTCATGTGTTAGATATCAATGAATCCAAGGTCAAAAAGGTTGAGAGTCAGACATACCAGAGAGAAATTCTAGATAAATTCTTTCCGTTTAATATTAGCGAATCTCTCTTTAAAAATAGCCTGGAATTTACTTTTGGTATGCAATCATATGTTTATCTATTAAATTTTGTTTATGAACACAACCCTAATCTAGTGAATAAAATTTGTGAACCTACCGTTGAAAATAAATCAGAACGAATGTTATTAGCTAATCATAGTCTAGAACAATTAAATATATTACCTGATAAAAATTATACAGGAAAATTATCTAGTATAAGCGAATTTTTAAATAATTGTATCACTCCTATGGGAGTGAGAAGTTTTAAATATAATATATTAAATCCTATGACTAATAGAGAGAAAATACAAGAAAAATATGATATAACAGAGTATTTGTTAACAACCAATTATTGGGAGACATGGAGAAATGAACTAAAAAGTATTAAAGATATTGAAAAATTAAATAGACAATTATATTTAAAAAAAATAACTCCCCAGAATTTATTTTATTTTTATGATAATCTCTCTAACATCCAATCATTATACTCTAATCTATCCACTGATTCTCAAATTAACAACTATCTTGACAATAAAATTACATTGAATATACAAGATGTTTGTAAGAAATTAAAACAACTATTTGAAGATACCTTTATATTACATGAATGTAAGAATATAAATACATTTGATTTTGACACAAATTTTATCAAAGAAGGAATAAATAAAGAGTTGGATAAGTATGTGGAATTAAACCAAGATAGTAAAAGTAAAATAGAATCTATGAAAGCTTATTTGGGTAATTTAATAGCAAAAGGAGAGAAAAGCAAGAAAAATGATTTTGTCAAAATTCACTCAACAGAAAAAAATGGATATAATTTACAATGTACGAGTAGAAGAAGCAAAATACTAACAGAACAAATAAAAGATAAAATAAGTGAAGAATTAATCTTTATAAATGAAAATGGTACACCCAAACAATTTTCTTTTACAATAAAAACAATAAATTATGAAACAGCTACAGGATCTAATGTAAATATTGTCAATGAAGATATTAAAAAAATATGTAGTGATATAATTTCTTCAAAAAGTAAAATGAAAGACCTAATTAGTATTGAATATATGAAATTTATTAAAAAATTAGAAGAATATGAGAAGGAATTTTATAATTTAATTCAATTTGTATCTCATATAGATTTATTACAGAACATGTGTTATATTGCTATAAAACATAACTATTGTAAACCTCTAATAAAAGAAGGTGATAAATCCTATGTAAATGTAAAAGAATTGAGACATCCTTTAATTGAAAAATTAAATGTTGATGAGACATATACCCCTAATGATTTATCACTTGGACTAGAAAAAGACATAATGTTATTATATGGAACAAATGCAGTTGGAAAAACTAGTTTTATAAGATCATTAGGAATATCTATTATTATGGCACAGGCAGGATTATATGTTCCTTGTAGTGAGTTAATTTATGTTCCATATAAATCAATTTTTACACGGATTTTAGGTAATGATAATTTATTTAAAGGATTATCTACTTTTGCTGTGGAAATGTCAGAATTAAGAATAATTTTAAACACATCTGATAAAAATAGCTTGATATTGGGAGATGAATTATGTTCAGGAACAGAACAAGATTCTGCTATAAGTATTTTTGTATCAGGATTACAAGAATTACATAAAAGGGATGTAACAGCTATATTTGCTACACACATTCATGATATAATAAATTTTGAAGAGATAGATGAGATAGAAACACTTGTAATAAAACATATGGAAGTAGAATATGATGAAAAAAACGATAAGCTTATTTACAATCGAAAATTAAAAGATGGGGCTGGATCATGTATGTATGGTTTAGAAGTATGTAAATCTTTACATTTACCAGATGATTTTCTTTCAAATGCATATAATTTAAGAAGAAAATATAAGAAAGAAGAAAGAAGTGTGTTAGAACAAAAAACATCTCATTTTAATAGTAAAAAAATTATGGGTAATTGTGAATTATGTAAAAAAAATATAGGCACAGAAGTACATCATTTACAACATCAAGAAAATGCAGATGAAAATAATATGATTGGTACATTTCATAAAAACCATCCTGCTAACCTGTTAACTTTATGTGAAGCATGTCATAATAAAATACATAAATCTGGGAAACAGCATAAAAAAATAAAAACTTCTAATGGAATGGAACTTATAGAAGTTGCAAAATAAATAAAAAATAAATAAATAATAAAATATTTGAAATTTATATATGAATGATACAAATGCAAGAATACTTAAATTATTAATATTAATAATTTTATTAATAACATTAGGAATTTTATTTAAACTAGATTTAAATACAGAATTTTTTAAAAAAATGGGTCCACCAGCATTGTCAATTGCAATAATCATAATAGCAATAATGGTATTTTTTTCAATTATAGGTTTCGATTTAACGCCAATACAAGATAAACAACTAGAAAAAGTTGTAGATATTGAAGCATTCGATAATATTGCATCGACAGGATTTTGTAAAAACCACGAAGGTGATAGAAAAACACTACAAGAAAGTTGTTCAAAATTAACTAAAGATAATTGTGTATCAACATCATGTTGTGTATATGCAAAAATGCAAGGTAAAGAACAATGTCATTCAGGAGATCAACATGGTCCAACTTTTAGAAGAAATGAAAACGGAAAGACACATGACATTGACTATTATTATTTTAGACATAAATGTTATGGTGATGGATGCAGTAAATAATATAATGTTTAATTGATAATATAAAATAGAATAATAATTTTATATTATATAAAAAAAAATTGACTTATAAATAAATTAATATAATATTTATATATTTCAAGATGATCATACCTGTAAAGTGTTTTACCTGCGGAAAAGTAATTGCTAATAAATATGAATACTATCAAAAAGAAGTAAGAAGACTAAAGATGATGCGTAATATGGAAGTAGATAAAGTAATATATTTAACAGAAGAATATATTGATAAAACTCCTGAAGGTGAAGTTTTAGACAAGCTAGGATTAACTAAAATGTGTTGTCGAAGACATTTATTAACTCATGTAGATATAGAATAATTTCTAATTGTATTATATAATGGCAAAATCTATGAAAAAGAGGTCTTATAAAAAAAGAAAAAACTCTCGTAAAAATATTAAGAGAATTTCTATTAAAAAAATGAGACATGGGCATAAAAAACATTTAGCTCATCATCGTTTAAAAGGAAAACATAAAACCCATAGATCAAGATTAGGAGGTACTGGATGCATGTGTGGTGGTAAGAAAATGAAGGGTGGGATGGTGTCTAGTCCTGCAGCTGGTCCTGTAGGATATTCCTGGAACGGTGGAGATATTGGAACATGGCCAGGAGCTTCAGCATCACAAGGATTAAATACTAATGGAGCTGTTATGTCAAATCATTTTAAATTAAGTCCAAATGGTGTTGTAGTAGGAGGTTTACAAATTCCTCGTTCAACCACAGATGATCAAATTAGTAGACCTCCTATGAATGGTGGTAAAAGAAAAAAAGGGAAAAAACATCAAAAAGGAGGATTTTTTCAAGAATTAGTAAATTTAGGGAGAGGTGTACAATATAATGTACAAGGAGTAGGATATGGAGTTTTGGGAAAAAACCAACCTATTAGTCAAAATCCTTATCCAACTGAAAGTCAACCTATTGATAGTGATTCTAAGTTTATTGGTGTCCCCCCTGCAAATGTAAGAAAAATATTTGTTGATGCCAATAATCAAGTGGCTAAGGCATAATTTTTTTCTATGATTATATCATAATATGAAAATTATGAAAGATATGAAAAAAATGTGCACTCCTGCAATTGTTTACTTATTACTAAGCGTGTTTTCTTTACTAGTTTTAGTTTTTTCAAATTTGGGAAATAGAAATACTTTATGTGTTGGTGAATTTGACTGTCCTGTGGATAATGTTTTTATCATTTTTATTGTTAAAATTCTTTATATTGCGTTTACCACAATTGTTTTGGATTCTTTATGTAAAAATGGTTGGGGAGCTATTTCATGGTTTTTAGTATTTTTACCAATATTCTTTTTTTTCATTGCATTAGGAGTTTTTATGATTTTTAAAAATAATGATATGAATCAAACTATAATTATGGTTCAACAAGATCAAATGATTTAAATCATTAATATATATAAATAATATGTTAATGATTACATTTTAAAAAAATATACTTAAGATATAATATAATGAGTGTTAAATTTCAAAACATTACTTGGAATATTATTGAAAAATTTTTTTATGACAATCCACAAGTATTAGTTAAACATCATTTAGAATCATACAACGAGTTTTTTAAATCAGGATTAAAAAGCATTTTTAAAGAACGTAATCCAATTATATTACAAAAAGAACAAGATCCAGATAATAAACAATTTAAGTATAGATGTGAATTATATTTAGGTGGAAAAAGTGGAGATAAAATTTACTATGGTAAGCCAGTAATTTATGATGATGATAGAGAACATTATATGTTTCCTAATGAAGCAAGATTGAGAAATATGAATTATGGTATGACAATACATTTTGATTTAGAAATAGACTTCTTTATTAAAGATGATTCTGGAAAAATTATTGAATCTACAGAAACAATTAATTCTATATTCTTAGGCAGGTTTCCAGTTATGCTTCAATCTGATTTATGTATTTTAAATGGTCTTAACAGAGATGTCAGGTATAATATGGGAGAATGTGTAAATGATTATGGTGGATATTTTATAATAGATGGAAAAGAAAAAGTTATTATTAGTCAAGAAAAATTTGCAGATAATATGCTGTATATAAGAGACGAATATAATGATATTTATAGTCATGGTGCCGATATACGAACTGTATCTGAGGATGCATCAAAACCCGAAAGAACATTATCAGTGCGAATTGTTGCTCCTAATAGTAATTATTCTAATAATCAAATTGTTGTTAATATTCCCAATGTTAGAAAACCCATTCCATTGTTTATATTATTTAGAGCTTTGGGTGTTATATCTGATAAAGATATTATTGAATATTGTTTATTAGATTTGGAACAAAATAAATCTTTTATAGATTTATTCATTCCTTCTATTCATGATGCAAATAAAATTTTTACACAAGAAGCTGCTTTAGAATACATTAAAACCTTTACAAAAGGCCATACTGTAAATCATGTTTTAGATATATTAATGAACTATTTTTTACCTAATGTTGGAGAAATGAATTTTCAACAAAAAGCTTATTATCTTGGTTATATTGTTTATAATTTATTATTAGTTTTTACAAAACTAGAAGCCCCTACAGATAGAGATAGTTTTAAATTTAAACGTGTTGAATTACCAGGTAAATTACTATATGATCTATTTAAAGAATATTATAAACTTCAACAAGATCATATTAAATTAAAACTTGATTCTGAATATAACTTTAAAAAATCAAAAAACGTTTATCAAGGTGAGGGTTTTAAAGATGTTATATTATTAAATTATCAAAAAATATTTGGTGAAAGA